TACCCAAAATGTCTCCTTTTTTATTATATTTTCGTCTTTTAATCTAGAAGAATATTCAATTACTTGCTCTATTTCTCTAATGCGTTTTTTTACTTCAGATAATGCGCGAGTAATTTTACGTTCAGGTGTTACTTTAGAAACATTTTCATTAAAACGACGATAAGATATCTCATTTAATTGTTCTTCTTTATAAAGTTTAATAGATTTTGGTTTTGGTTCCGATGGAAACTGTTTGTAATCATATACTTTAGAGTCAGATGGCATTCCTTCTGGAACTTTCTTAAATCCATCTTTAGTATATGAACTGATGTTTGCTGTTCCTGCGGCTAATGTAGGTGTTTTTTCGTCAAGTTTTTTAAGAAAAAATTTACTATTGTACCCACCCCCAGCACTAGCTGTAGTGCTAGTAGCACCATCCATTTCGGATAGTGTTTCATCAAGTATTTCGTCTATTATTTTTTTAATGTTGTCAGGTATCATAGAGCTTTAATTTCATGTATTAATTCATGAAACTGGAGGATATTTAGTATATCTTCGTCTTTAACTTGTTCAGTTTTATCTAAAGGTTTAATTATAGATGCTAATTCTTTAAGTTTAATTTGAGTTCTTTGATCTACTACTTTATGTTGTAATAATTCTAATGAATTTTTAATACCTTCTAAATTCTCATTAATAAATTCTTTTAAAGAAACAGTATTAGAAATTTTATTAATATATACTCTTAATACTTCACGTTGTTCCGGTATTAAATTAGCATACTTTTCATTAAATTTTTCAACCATTATTTTAGAGATCAAAGCACGTGTAGCTTTATCTTGAGAAGCATATTCAAGCATTACTTGATTTTCAACTTTATCTTTGTCTATATCTTGTTTTGTTAAGAATTCAAGTAAAGTTACTTTATTATCAATGATAAATGATGGATCTATAAATTCTAATGATATTTGAGCTTCAATTAGATTATAAACAGAAGCATGCGCCTTATAATTATGAATTTTTGCTTTAAAAAAATCCTCTAAATCATAATGTTGTTTAAGTTCCTTAATAAGGTTATATTTTTCTTTACGTAATGCAGTACGGTTTAAACGTTCTGCTAACTTAATTGTAGAAGATATAATACTTTCAGCTTTTGCTTCGTTTAAAGAAGCAACTTTAGTTAAAGCTTGATATAATTTGTATTCCTTTCCAATTTCTCCCTTGGAAAAATATTTTTTAACAATACCAACAGCCGCCGACTCTTTATTAGACATAATATCTGCGGTGATCTGCCTGGTAAGTAGTTCAAATAAAATACCAGTGTTCTTAAATTTATTGTGTTTTAGTTTCACTCTGTTAATTTACTAATTATAAATATGTACTTGTTTATAAATCTTTAAGATTTGATTCATCTAATAATGAGGAACCTTGTTCTTCTTTATTAAATACCGTTGTTTTAGTAAACATTTCACTAAGCATTTTTTTATTTTGAGCAAATACTGCTTTAGTTGTTTCAAGTGCCAAAGGTGATCCACCTTTAGGATTTGGCATATTTGGACCATCTGGGTTTAATTCTATAGATTTACCAAGTGGGTCTTTACCTAATATGCGTTTTTGTGTATTGTAAACTGATGTTTTTTCTTGTGGTCTTCCAACAGGTACATCCTCATCATATGCTGGTGGTACACCCATATTGTTTCTTCCTTTACCATATAATGAAGCAAGATCATGTGGTGTTCCATATGATTCTCCACTTGTAACAGGGTCATTACCTTCGTTTTCGATTTGAGATAATCTAAACATACGTTTTTTATCTTCAACAACTAAATCTCTCATATCATCATATTTGTCTTCACTCATATGGAATATATAATCATAAATGTAGTCTGTTGGGAACAAACCTGTATCTATAATTTGTTTAGCTAAATCAACTTTTTCCTTCATTAATGCTACTCTTTCTTGATCGTAAACAATAGATGGAGTAGTTAATTCTAATTCAAAGTTTGTTAAATTTTCATCAGTATACCCTTGAGCATATAAATGAACTAATGCTATTTTAGTTAATTCAGATACAACAATACGTTGAATACGTTCAATTGTACGAGCGAAACGAATATCTTGTTGTGCTAATGTAGATTTACCTTCAACATCTGCTTCATATCCTAAAAATGCTTTTGGCACTTTCATAGCAGATAGCATTTTATCTCTTAAGTAAACAACGTCTTCGATTGCGTTATATTCAAGACCAGGTAAAGTATCAATTTTAGTTGATGTATTTCCGCCTCTAACAGGTATGTAAAAATCTTCATTTACAGTCATCATATTATAACGTAAATTGTATTCACCTGTTTTTGGGTCAACCATAGGAGTACGTTGAGTTTGTCCTTTAAGTTTTTCCATAAATGCAGGAATTTCATTTGGTGGAACATTTCCTGTATCCACATAATAAACTCTACGTTGTGGTGCTCTTAATATACGGTGAATTAACATCGCATCTTCCATCAACGCTAATTGTTTAAATATTTTACGAGCTGGTTCGATGTATGATCTTCCGTATGGTAAGAAGTTGTAGTCTCCTAGGAGTCTAAAATTGGCTACTTCATAGTTTTCAAAAACCATATCATTATTATCTAACCCACCTAATACACCTGTATAAGAAGCATTTGGTTCAACTCTAAATCGAACATAAGATGGATTTTTAGGATCTATTCCTTCTTCTCTAAGTACGTTGTAAACATTAAGTGGAATAACTTGATATACACCATATTTTTCAGCAATGTGTAGGTGTAAATAAAAATCACCATACTTACACATTGAACGAATCCAACCCCAAAGGTTAAATTCTATATTAAGTACATCATAGAATAAATTATATAATATTCTTTGTATGTTTTCGTCTGAGGATTTAATAGCTAATACCTCACCTGCCCCGTTTTTAAGTGTAGATTCGTCAGCAACGATATCTAATACAGAAGCAACGATTGGATCACCATCCATTACCTCATAATCGTTATATAATTGAGGTCTTAATACTGTGAAGTTAGAGTAGGGGGCATTACCAATATATGTACCTAAACCCCCTGTATAGATACGTTGGTATCTCTCAGGATACATATTGGTTTGAACCACACCAGTTGCTTGAATGTGATCGCTGTCTATAACTTGTATTTGGCTCCCGCCAACGTTTCTAATGATTACGTCGTTTGAGAATAATCGTTTTAATCTACCAAATAAGGATGTATCTATCATGTTTATAAATATTTTTTTATCTTAATAACCACGTTATGTCTTCAGTACCGTGGTCTGCTTGTATTTTCCATGGATTAGCCATTTGTTGCCCTTGTGCGTTTATAGCATTCATGGTACCTCTATCCATAGTCATATTCATTAAATTTGTTCTATCGTATTCTATGTTAGATTTTCTAAATCTTAATGCTGTATCTCTTAAGTAAAGTCCCATACTGAAAGCCATTACGGAATCGTCATTATATCCTTCTTGAGCTTGTGCTTTACCATTCTTCCAGATAAATACTTTCATTTCATCTAATAAACGTTTAGAACGAATAACACATGCTTTTTCATGAGTATATTCTCTAAACTTTTCAATCATTAAAGGGCGAGTTTTAACTGATGTTGTAAAACCAGCTACTAAACTGTCTAGATTTTCTGATCGTCTTGCCCATTGGTCTGATGTATATGCTTCAGTTTTAGGTGAGTAATATAAATTTTTATATCCTCTATCAATAGCTGTTTGCACAGTATCCCAACCAACATTTGCATTTTCAATTGCTAATAAAGCATCATTATATTCTGCTGCTAACCCAACTAATAAATGTCCATAATCACGAGTTCCTATTTGCCCCTTATATTCGGCTACTTGAGTTGAGGTTTCTAAATCAAAAACATGACAAGCTGAGTAATCTTTTCCATCTCCTCTAGCAACGTCAGCTGTTACTAAGTATGATCGACTGTAATCTGGTTGTTCCCATATCCATAAATTTCCGTCTACTCCTCGTTTTTCAAGTGGGTCAGCTAAATTAGCTTCAACCCATTGCATTACGTCGGCTTCAAATACTGTATCTCCAGAAGTACTAAAATCGCAATCACACTCTTGAGCAGCCATTCTAAGCCCTAAATCAGCATCTTGTTGATCACGCCATACTTGATCTCGTTCAGGATGTACATTCCATTTTAACCTAATTGGAACAAATGAATTAGCTCCTATTTCAGCTTTCTGCCATGTTTGGTGGAACCAATTTCCCGTACCATTTGGAGTAGATAATGCTATACATCCTCCTCCAGTTGCTAACGTTTGTTGAGCCGAAGCAAATATTTCATGTATACTATCAATGAACGCGGCCTCATCTATTATAAGTAAAGAAACGGCTTCTGAACGACCTGCATCCCCTGCTGCCGATACTGCTTTAACTTGAGAACCATTAGGTAATTTAAGTAAGAGCTTGTTGTTCTCCAAGGGTTTCTCGGCTCCTTTTAACCAGGAAGGTAAATTATCGTACATAAATCGTACTTTAGTTACCATGTTTTTAGCAGTTTCCTGTTTTGTAGCGATACAAAGTATATTTTTATCTCTTTGAAATAACATTAACCATAAAGAAAAACCAGCTACTAATGTTGAGATACCTAACTGTCTTGATTTTAATACAACGTTATAGTTATTTTTTTGGAATTGGTATAGAACCTTATCTTGAAATGGGTATAAATTGAATTGTATTCTTCCCCTTGTTGGGTGTTGAATCATACAATATTTTTTCATAAAGTGAGCAGGGTCAGTCATACATTTAATGTATTCCTGTTTAATTATCTCCTTTATATCTTGTTGTTCACTCATATATTATTTTATATATAAATATACAAAAGGTCTAACTATAATAAGCCAGACCTTTATGTAACATTTTATGTATATCTTATTTTATTAATAAATAAGAAGTTGTAATTATACCTACAAAAGTACCTAATTTATAAAAAAATGTTTTGGTGCGTTGACCTTTTAGTTCTTTTGTTAAATTATCTGTTAGATGCTCGTATTGACCTATTTGTAAATCTTTTTGATTAATGATATATTGATTATTTACATCTTTATCATTTAAAAGCTTTATAATAGTATCTTTTTGTACTTCTCTTTCTTCTAATTTAATTACTTTTTCTTGAGTAAGTTTTATTTCCTCTTTACAACCATCCAAACGAATTAAATCCTTAGCCACTTGTCTGGCTATTGGAGTTGGTAAACAAACCTGCGTTGTATCAGTTTTTACTACCGTTAAGGGCTGGGTTGTAGCGGTTTGTGAAAAAGTATTCCAACTCAGGATTAGAAAACTTGTTAATAGTATTAATTTTTTCATTTGTTTTTTCTTTTACAACTGTTATTGTTTTATCTATGTGGTGTATTTCTTTTGTGATAGAAACTACATTTTCTTTTACTGAATCAATTTTGGTGTCTATTTGTTTGTTGACTACTTGTGCTGAATCTACTTTAGTTTGTATTGATTCTATCTTAGCTTTGTATCCTTCAACGTCTGTTCTAATACTATTTGTAGTAAATATATTCCAAGCAGCTAATACAACTATAACACATAATATTATATCTTGTTTTGTAATATTCATTATGTTAATTTTCTTAGTATATTAATTAAACTATTAACATCTTCAACATTAACTACAATTTTTTGTCCGTTATCTTGAGATAATATTATTAAATTTGGTCTTGTTGGATGTGATTTAACACTTAGTTGATAAATAGAACCAGGAGCAACATTAGCTTCAAAATCGCCACTCGTTCCGGCTTCATATATTTCATCATAATATTTAGCCATCTCATCTCCTGATGAATCAACGTCTTCAACATCTTCATGTATTGTATCGTCATCATCAATATAATCAGCTTCATCCATTGATGTTTCTTTATCATCAGCTAATTCTCTAGCAGCCCCAAATAGTTGTTTGTCTGACCAGTTTATAGCTTCAATTCTATCTAAACCTAAAAAATCAATTAATTCAGCACGACTCATTTTATCAATTCGAGCAGCATTATAATCTCCTGTTTCTTCAATAAATTCAACTGGGTCTTTTTCTGTTCCTAGGTTTTTATTCCCTGTTGTTCTTCTAGCTATATCTATTTTTGATTTTTTAGTTTGTGGAGTTTCAGTAGCAGGGTTAGTTACATCAATAGTAGCTTCACTAAGTTTTTTACGAACTATATTACGGATGTTTTCTTTTAATTGAGATACTTTCATTATTATTTGGGTTTACATTTATTATAAATATTTATAAAATGCTTCTAACACAAGCGCTATACGCTCTTCTGTTGTACCCTTAATATTGATTAATCGTTTTGGTGGGAATCTATTTAATAAAGCAACAATAGTTTCATCAATTACGTCTCTATATTCAGAGCAAACCTCACGTACACCATTATCTTCAATTTCTACTCCTTCAGGTGATATATAAAATACAATATCATATTGGTCTCCCATACATGTTGCTAATTCTATATAGCGATATTTCGCATATACATCAATAGATTCTGCATTGTCTGTGAAGGCACATACATCCCAGATAGTACGATCAGTTAATACGTTATTTCGCAGAATTTCGCTTGCGCGTTCAGCTAAAAATATAATTTGTCCTGGTAAAGTAGAATCAGTATTTAATGGGATACCTAAATCACGTAAATATTTACTGCGTTCTGTAGCAATAAAATAATCTTTAAATTCAGGCAATTCAGCTAATGCTTTTACTAGTGTAGTTTTTCCTACACTCATTGTTCCCGCAAATCCTATTTTCATATTATCTAAAGCTATTTTTAAACAATGGGTTTTTAGCTGGTGGGAGCCCAGTATGGTTACGTTTTAATTCTCTAATAGCTTCAGGAGTAGTACCTTGAAATATTCCCCAAAAATAGTATTCTTTTTTACCATCAGCTTTAATTAATGCTGGGCCTTCTGTATTATGTAATACCCAGATTTTTTCATCAGCTTTAGGGTCGTTATTGTCGTGAACGTCGTGTCCTAGGCGTTTCGTTTGAGCTAGATACAACGTCTGTCCGTCTGGGGTCTTTAGTTTTTTTTCCATTTGTTTTGGGTTTGTTTGTTTCTGTTTTATATTTTATATCTACGGATATTGGTCCGTTAGGGGAAAAATCTAAATTGTAAGTCCATGTAGTTATACTTTCATCATCTTCAAATACACGAGTATATTTGTTTGGATTTTCTAATAAAGGTGGTTTTATTATTTTATTTCTTCCCATAGATTAAAGGTACGAAAAATTATTGATATCTCAAAATATATTCTGCTACATAAATCCCTTGTGCACCACTTACTGTTATACCTCTAGCGGAAAGTGCATCACCAACAAAATGTACGTTAGGATACTTGGTCAGGGCTAAGTTGGTATAATCAACAAGTGGCTCAGGTGATAGATATTTTACTTCAGGTATGTACATACCCCAATCGTCTTTTAATGTTGGGAAGATTTCTTTCATTCCACTGATGAAATCATCAATGTATTTAAAATAACCTTCAAATGCTTCTCTTACTTCATCCATCACATAATCATTAATTTGAGTTGCTTCTACATGATCTCCTTCTGATGTTAATGATGGGGTACGTGAAGGAGAGTAATATAATCCTTTATTATCAATTTGTAACATCTTAACTAAATTTCTACTCCAAGTAAATGGATCTTCAATTCCGTTTACTTCCATTATAATACCAAAGTTAGTCATATCGTTTCTATACTTCTCATCTTTTTTAGCATGACCATTGTATGAGTAGTTTCCGTATGTTTCTTCTACTGCAACATAAGCTGCATTATTATTAGTACAGAATGAACGTAGTGATACTCCTTTATCTTCAAATTTTCTATATAATTTAAAGTCATATGATACATCGATTAGTTTTTGGAAGTGGTGTTGTGGTGCTTCAAAACGAACACCAATTTGTACTGATTTAGGTTCAGTTGGTAAGTCATATTTTTCAGCTAATTTTTTACCAAAGTCAATTCCTGATTTACCTACACCAAAAATAAGTTCATCATAAAGTAGTCCGTGATGTCCTTCTGTTGTTTCATCTCCACCTAACATATAAGGTGTTGGGATTGAAGTATATACTATTTTCTTATTAAAGTCAATGTCTATCACTTTAGTTTCCCATTCAAATTCAACTCCATTATCAACTAAATACTTATACCAATTTTTAGCAATTTCTAATAGATAATCAGTTCCAACATGCCATACAGGAAATAAACGTAAACCAAAGTGTGGTTTAATAAAATCAGGTTCAGCAACTGGATTTGAACATTGTACTTCTTCAGGTTTAGGGTGAAAACGTTTAAAGTTAGTAATAACTTGATCCATTAACTCCATGGCCTTATCTTCACCACAGTATTTAGATAATTGACCTCCAATAGCAGTGTGATAAGTTAATTTACCATCAGACCAACCTCCTGCACCTAACATTCCAGTCATTACTTCACTTGGTAATCGTTTATGGGGATCTTTTCCCATATCAATAATAGTGATTTTACCTTTATAGTTGTTATCTACTAGTTTAGTTGCAGCATTAATACCTGCTACACCGGCACCTACAATTACAATGTTTTTACTCATGTTTATAATTTTTGAACTGTTAAATATACGAAAAAAAGGGCGCCAATCCAAATGATTGACGCCACAGCTGTCATATTTTATCTCTTTCGAGCAACCGGCTATGAATCGGTCTGTATGTTATTCAGATACTGCTGTTGGTATAACGTATTCGTTTTTACCGATTTTAAGGTTTTTAATGGTGTTAGCGTTAACCATTCTATATCCTTTAGCACCCATGTCATATACTGTAATGTAATTAAATTCAGCTGGGTCGTATGCTAGTGTTCCTCCTTTTAAGTATTTCTTAACACCTAAACGAGCATTCATTACACGTTCGCTACCATCTTTTTTAATAAAGGTTACTGTAAAAAATTTACCTTTAGTATCGAATATTAATTCTTTAGCTGTTTCTTTATCAATTTCACCTGATGGTTCTGATGGTGTTTCAGCAGGTACAGCTGGTATTTGTGCTAATGGGTCATCAGCTGGTATTCCTTCTGGTTCAGGTTGTTCGTTTATAAGTCTTGAGTTTCTAGTCATTTTGTTTTCAACTAGAAAGCGCTTTAAGTCAAAATTGTCCATACAAATATTTTACAATAAATATTTACTCTTCTACTTCCCCTTCAAACTGTTTAGCAATTATTGCATCATATGTTCTACTAGCTACAGTATGGTATTTGTGACAATCATTACATTGCATTTGAATACGTGGAGTCCCAGCAGCAGAATAACGAGTTTGTGAATGTCTTAAATCAGTTGATCCACATTCAGGACAACATGTTTTTTCTCCTGTCTCTAAAGCACCATAATGTGTTTTATGTGGTACATAGTTTTTAATATGGTTATATACTTTTTCAAGTATGACAACATCATTTTTACAATAATCAACCATTGTGTTCATTGCGTCTTTATCGTTATCTAATACGATGTTTCTCCACAAATCAAAACCACCGGTTTCAGATTTTTCTCCAACACCTAAATATTTAGCAATATAATCTAAACGATTGCTATTAAATCTAAATTTAGATCTTGCGTGTTTTAAAGTGTCAAGTGTAGTGTAGTTTGGAAAACACGGAATACCATGAAATAAACAGCGTGTTCTAATCCAAGGTAAATCGAATCGATCCCCATTATGTCCTACTAATTCATGAGCTTCGTTAGCTACGGCCATGAATTTCTCTAACATGGTTTTGTCATCTTGATTTTTATCCCATTGTAAAGAATATACTTTATCTTCATCTGCCCACTTATAGCAAATGCAAATAATAGCTCTTTCTTTAATAATATTGGTGTATGGGATATTTAGTTTGTATCCTGATTGCCAGAAAAATCCAACGTTCGGACTTGTTTCAATATCGAAAAATAATCTTTTCTTTTTACTCATAACGTAATGTTAAATTAGGGTTTAAATGTAATAAGGCTCCCTTAGGGAGCCAAATTTAGCTTAATTCTTCTGGAGATAACGGTGGTGGAGCAGCTGCTTCCCCTTTAGCTGGAGTTAGTTCTTGTTGAGCTAATTCCTCCGGTGATAGGTTTGCATTTATCGGACCATATTGAAGTAGTGTAGATATTGCTTTAGTTGCTCTTTCACGTTCTTTAAGTGTGAGCATATCATATTTCATACCTGCTACTTTAGCAATAAAGTCTTCCGTATTCCATATTAAGTTAAAATATTGTTTATTAGGTAAAACAATTTTAAATGTAGTTGGTTTAGGTGCAACCCATTCAATATCATTAACAAACAACCTATATTGTATTGTTAATAGTTTTTCTAATGTTTGTCTTAGTTCAGGAAAACGAGCTAACATTAAATTCATAGGAGAATTAGAATCACCTTGATATTCAGCAGTGTCAGTTTTTTGTAAACGTTGACGTACACGCCCACGAATAAAATCTTCTAATTCTTGTTTGGTTTTAAATTTCATTATTTACCCATTTGTTTTAATATATTCTCCATTTGATAAAACTTACTAGCTCCACCTAGACTAGCAGCATCTTTAGTATCTGTTTCTAATTTATGTTGAATATCAATTAAGATGTTAAGTACGGTTTGCAATCCTTCTTCAACATCAACATCTTGATCTCTACCAAAATCAATCATAGTTTCGATTTTCTTTAATGTACTACCTATAAGAGATATATCGTGATTTAATTCTTCACCTTGTACTTCATTCATTTGGCTCATATAGTCAATAGCTGCTACTTTTTCTTCACCATCTAAATATCCGTAAGCACCTTGTAAATAATCATATGCTTTAATTATTTTAGCTTGCCACCAATGAGGAAAATCTACTTCTTCTCCCATGTTATCATATTTGTCTAGTTGCTTATATAACATAGCAGCCATTTTAGCTATTCTATAAACATCGCTTTTAAGCATATGTGGTTCATCGTCTTGATGACCTACGTCTAAATCTTCTCTCATTTTAACTCCTCTACCTTTTAATATATCGGCTCTAGTTACTTTACCGTCACCAGTTAAATCAGGAAATTTATTTTCGTTAAGTATATTTTCTAAATTGATCATATTATTGCTTTATAATAAATATTAATTACAATCCAGATAATCCAGTATCGTCTTTCTTAAGATCGTCTTTAATATCACGCATTGTATCAGATGCCCATTTCTTTTGTTCGTTTGATAGAGTTCCATTAATTGCATTTTCAATAAATGGGATAAATTCTTCTTCTGGGAGTTTATATATTTCAGTAAACAATAATTCTCTAACTCTAGGGTCGTTTACATTTCCACTATTGTATAAATCAGATATAGCATCATAGATAAATTTTCCAAAACGTAGATCGTTAGGTTCATTGGATAACTTATCCACAGTATTGACAATTGCTTGATTTTTTTCTTTATCGGCTCCAAAGCCTTCTGTACCAACGATTTCATATAATCCTTTTACTATTTCATGTACTAACATTGGGAAGCAAATTGCTCTAGCTTTGATAATAAATTGTTCTTCATCTTCATCATAAACCATTTCACTTGATCCCCCTGGCATATTTTGTTGTTGTGCAATCATAGCTAATAACATAGCGATTGCATTTTCGTCATCGTAAATACCAAACGATAATTTTAATATTTCATTATATTTTGCTACTAATTCTTCATCAAAAGCATCTAAATAATCTCTAAACAATAAAAAAGCAAATGAACCTCTAATAGAAGCACCTTGTGTGATACCATTTATAATACGACGTTTTGCTTGTTCAGCTTCAGGTGGTGTATCATCTACATCAACTTCATCCGGTTCTTGGGGAATGTTAAGATCACCCATTGTTACTATTTTAGCATCAATCTTAATATTAGCATAATCAATAATAGGATATGCTTTAGTTACAATATCCGCCGCTAATAATTCTAAATGATCACGATACCCATCTTCGGCTTCTATAATTTCAGGAACTAATTCAGTTGAACGTTGTACTACTTGTTGGAGATTTTTAGTACCAAGTGTATCACGTAATGATTCACCTGACTTGCCTTTAAGCAAAGCCATTGTTTCGGGTTTGAATATTTTTTCGTATTCTACTTCTAATAGTCTAGCCATTATTTTTTAGATTTAAAACGTGCTACAATTCGTTTAATAATTTCTTGTTCATTTTCGTTCATTGCCTTTGGTTTTGGTTCAACATTTGGGTTTCCAATGCGACGACGTTTTTTCTCTTCTTCAGTACCTCTATCAGGAATAGTTTCTGTTTCACCAGGTTCAGTTTTTCTTGATGGCGCTGGTTGGTTTTCCATTAGGCGTTTTTGAATTGCTTCTCTAATATATTTTTTTAAATCTTCTTTCATTGAGTTGGGTTTAGATTCTCCTAGATTTTGTGCATTCACTGCGTTAAAAGCTGCTTGGCCATATTTTGCTACCACTTCTCTTTCAGATTTCCCAGCATCAATCATTTTTTTAGCGGCTGCTATATCTTGTTTAAACTGTGTTGGTTTTGTAGATGGTTTAACTCTGTATCTTTCTTGAGCCGGAGTTACTTCGTTTACATTTTTAGCTTGTTTACGTCTTGCTAATTCTTGTTTAATTCTTTCAATTGCCTCTTCGTTACCTTCGAATCTAGATGAGTTGATTATCATATCAGTAAGTGCATCGTTAGAGTAGTCTTTAAAACTCTCTTCAGTACTGTATTCTTCTTTTAAATTTTTCATATTGTTTAATTGTTTAATTTCATCAATCATGTAAGGATTTTCTTGTAAATGTAATTTAAACATAGACGTTCTCAAACCTTCTGCTAAATCTCTATTTTGTAAAAATGTCATTAATTCACGTGGTGAATTTAAAGAATAAGATCTATTACCAACTACAACATAATTTCTATTTCCTGGTTGGATATTAATAGATGCTATTGTTGTTGGTTCCGGAGTATTTAATCTAATAAAGTATATTTTACTTGGTCCTACATTAAAAACACTAGTTACTTGGCCTGCTCTTCCTAATTGATTATCTCTAGCAGTTGCTCCTCTATCTCCTATTCTAGGTACTTGTGTAGCATCATCAACGTTTAATCTTCTAAAATCATTTCTAGGTAAATTAGTAAATCCAGCTTCTAAACCTCTATTATTAAATTGAGTTGGTATATCAATATCACCTTGAGCTCGTTGTTGTGGTTCACGAGGAGCATTTGCTACACCTGCTGGTCTACCTCTTCTACGTTCTCCTGGAGCTCCAGCTGGTGGTGCTTGGGGCGCATTGTCTCGGGGAACACGAACTACTGCTCCTGGTTCAGCCGCTGGTGCTTCTGGTTCGGCTTGTTGGGCTCCTAATAAACGTCTAGCGGCGGCTGAATTGATATTAGCTTTAATTAATTTTCCAGATGTATCTGATATTTTTTTACTTTCAGCTGGGTTTTGAGTATTAATTAAATATACTGTTCCTTGATATTCTGCTGGGCGATATATATTTGTATCTTGTAAAGGTAAATTTGGATTTGTTAATATTGATTTTGTAAAATCAGTTGGCATTCCGTATGATGAAAGAGCGTTGATTAAACCTTCATCTGTAAATGTTTGATTTAATCCTCTTAAATAAGCAAAATAAGCATTTGTCATTTCTGGGGTGAAACGTTCATTAGTAGATCCATCTCTCCAGTCATTTCTTGTTCCATATACTACTTTAGCATAAAAAGGACTTTCTCCTCGAGTATTAGGAAGCGCAGTAACTGTAAATATTAATGGATTTTCTTCATCCGTTGTTAATATACCTACAGGAAAATTAGAATAATCCGTAGTACCAATTGTTCTTTTTTCATTTGAAATTGATTTTAGAATAGAAGTTAATCCTACTCTATCTATTTGATCAGGTATATTTCCTCTTTGATTAAATAAATTTAATACATTTTGTTGAAACCCTTCATTATCTGTTTGTTCATCAAATATAACTTGTACTTCTTCACTATCAAATGGTATTTGAGTTATTTTACCATTATCTACTTTATATGAAGCAAATGAATTTGAATCTACAACAATTTGTCCATTATCTGTATCTTTAACCAGAATGGCAGAATTAGGGTCGTTTTTAGCTGCTTCTAATGTTTGGTCAACTAATGATTTATCAATTATTTCATCAGAAGATAATTTAATTAAGCTTTTAAACGGTATTTTATCTAATTCAGGATAATCAGTTAAATATTTAGATGTTCGTTTATTTAATTTAACGCTAGGGTAATCATCTTCTGCTGTATAAACACCCACAGTAATATCATCTCCTAATTTTAATTTAACAATAGCATTCCCATCTTTAGTAATGTATATTCGTTCATCATTACCTAAATTCCATTTACCTAATGTTGTTAGTAATTTTTTAACATCAAATGGTAAAGCTTCAGATTTAAGATTAGATAACTCTACTTTATCTCTCATATTAGCTATGATTGATCTTCTATCGTTATTTGAAAAAGCATCTAAATGTTTTAATAATTCTTCAGTTTGGAATATACCAGGAGTAATAGCAATAAATTCAGCTAATTGAGGAAATTTAGGTAAGTATTTAGATAAAAATTCATCATTAGAAACATCATTAAATAATTGCTTACCTTTTCTAACTACTAAATATTGTTGTTTAACATCAAATGGTAATTTAACCCATTCTCTGATTCCAATAGGAGTATTTTTATATTGTTGAGTTATTTTTTCTCCTGTATTTAATGGTATATATTTAAGTACTTGCTGTACATTTGGGATTTCACGTAGCCAAGGAACTTCTCTTTCTAATTGAGAAAAACTCATTGGTCGGGATTCGTTAGGAGAGTTTTTACGATTTGTATAAACGTATCTTTCGTTTTCAGATGTTGTCTGAGGGTTTCTGACTTGAATAGCAACAAAGCTTAAAGCATCATCTGTTGAGAGATTATTATTTTGAGCTAAATAAAATGTTGGGTACGATCTATCTTGGCTATATCTATAATTAGAATATGATCCTCTAGTTATACACCATCTTTCACCTTGGCCATATCGAATACAATTATCCTCTTTAGAACCATTATAAACAATAATAGTATCATCATCGTTATGATACACTACATCGGGTGTTATGTCAGCTGCTTCTGGGGTTTCTGCTCCTTTGGAAGTAGTAGCAAGTTTAATTAATTGAGAAAGGGAGTATTTGAATAAATCTTTTTCTTGAATTTTAGGAGAATTTTTTATAACATCAAAACGTTCAATATATTTTTTTAATTGCTCATCATTAATTTCAATGTTTAAATCATCTGCTTCCTCTTTAAATTTATTCATTAATTGAGTTACAACAGCAGGAGAATAAGCTTCATTTAACTTACTCTTCCAATTATGAACAACATGTAATATAAATTTATCTATTGGTTTCATTAAGGTGTATTATTTTTTAGGTAAATCTATTCCGTATGCTTTAGCAGCATCTATTAATTCTTTTCTAGCTTGATTAATTTCAAATTCGCTTCTTCTATTTAACTTCATATTTTTATATGTATGTAGTTTTTGCATATATCTATCTTGAAGAACAGTTTCATCTTCATTATCACCCATAAGTTCTTTACGAATCATATTTTTAAGTCTTTCTCTAAGAGGTGATTCACCTTTTTCAACTTCTATAGCACGTAATTGAGAAGGGATATCATTGATAAAGTCTACTAATTCTTTTTTATCTTGATCTTTTAAATCATAGACTGTTTGAATTTTATTAAGAGCATAGTCAGGTCTAAAATCATTTAAAGGAATAGCTTTATCTCCTAAAGCAAGACGGCGTGTTTGAGACATTCCACTTCCGTCAAAAGTATACACATTTAAAGATACATTATAGCTCCCATCTTCATTTTTATAAACCATTACTTCTATTGGTTCATTCCATGATCCTTTTGGACGCAGATTAGTAAGATAATTAGAACTAAACATACTTTCATTCATATTTGAAGGAGGTCCATCTTGAACTAATTTTAAACGACTAGCTAAATGTTGTTTAAAAACATCTAATTCATGATTTGATAATTTTTTAAATAAGCCTGATGTAAGTTTATCTATGAGTTGATTAGCCGTTTTTTCTCCGCTTAGTTTCTTTTTGTTTATGTCTTCCATTATGGTAATTTATTGATTTTAACGCGTAATTTACCATTACCTTTAATTACTCGATGGTATTGGTGCTTTGGTATAAATATTGGTTTATTCAACAATGTTGGTAATTCATTATCAATTTGTACTTGCCAATCTGTATTATGAAGTGCCTCAACTAATCTATCCTCATCATCACGATGCCACATAAATTCAATTAGATCAGTTTCATCACTAAATTCACGAATTATGTGTTTATCTGTAATTTCTAGATTTGTATATGGGTTTATCATTTACCTATATTTGGGTGAAACCAGTTTGAACACCATTTAGATGGATCTTTTATTTGATTTCCTTCGTTATCTATTAATTCGTCTGTGCCTTTGTATGCTTGATATTCTTTATTGCTACATTTATGTTTACCATCTTCTTTAAAATAGTATTCACAAACATGACACCCAAATCCTACAGGTGAATACATGTATGGTGGGTATTCTTCAGATTTATTTTCAGTAATTAGGTCAGTTAATTTTATCATTTTTTATATTCTGCTTTTTTAGTATTTTTTACATACTGTTTCCCTTTTTTATCTCCTGCTACTTTTTTAGCAACTGTTGCTTTTCTTTCAGCTTGAGATAAAGATTGTGCTTTAGCACGAGGTAAACAACGAGTTGTTGGTTTATCTTTTTTCATCGAACCACAAGGACCTGCTATGTTACCTTGTGTATCTATTCGTACCCACTCTTCTTTAACCCAATCACGAAGAGATTCTTCAAGTTCTTCTTCTTCCTTCATTGTACCTTTACATACCTTAGAAGCACGTAGCATCAAATAAGCAGAATGTACTTCACCTGCTTTTTTACGACGTTCAGCATATGCTTTACCTTTAGGGCAAAGTTTTTCAGATAATATCTCGTTTAATAAGTCGTTTAATTTAATCATTACCAAAATCCTGAGAATGTTGTTTTGAATCCTAATAGCTTGGCGTATCGCGGTAAACGACAGGACCAATATGATGCTTTAGTTCTATCTTTTTTATTTTTACAATCGTGACGAGCAGCAAACGCTTGACGTGCTTTTGGGTTGTTTAGTTTAGCTGAAAGTCCTGTTGTGTCTCCAAATGATATTTTCTTAACTTTATCCCCATCTTTAACATAGACATAGAATTTTTTAGAACCACCACGTTTGGGTTTTCCAATAGATACTTTTTTACCTTTAAATTCGGCCTCATCTATTTCTTGTGATTCGTATAAATCAATTAATTCATCAAGTGATATAGGATAGTCAAGTGGTACTCTAATACCATTATACATCCCATATTCCCCAATATTTGATTCTAACAATTCGGCATCGTCTTCAACAACAGAAAGAGCACCTATGTTATATAGTTCTCTAGCTTCTCTAAATAGAGTAAAATAATTTGATGATAAGGGACGATATATATTTTGAATTAACATTTGTCCTTCTTGTATGTGGTATTTTAATCCCTCAGAAAGTAAAATATCATTTTTGCCTTCATTAAGCATTAATTTAGGACCATTACACCCACAATCTTCGTTTAATGTCATAATTTAATTGAATTAATTAACTATAAATATTAACGTTCTGTTGCGTCTTTTATTTTTTGTACCTTATCTAGAATAAATTGTTTTACTTCAGTTCTATCAATACCTCCTGACCAATTTTGAATTGTACCATCTTCCATAGCATACGATTCATTTACCATATCATCTAAAAACTGCTCTAATCCAGATTCTATATTACGGGTAGTATAACGAGCGTTATTTAAAATCATATTACGTTCATATTCTTCATATTCACCTTTCATTTTTAAATCACTCTCCATATCTGTAACACAATGTAAGCACATTTGGTGAATATTATACATTTTAATATCTAAGTGATGATTCATAGATTTAGAACATTTAGGACAAAGTAAAGGTGTAGCAGCCGATTCTACTTTTCTAACGTTACGTTTGATACCGTTTTTAAGGGTCCATGTACGTCCGTTTTCTTCCCACACATCACCATCTTCGTGTAATTCTTCTGCTTTAGAATAACCAACAGATGTTACGGTTTTTTCACCGGTCTTCTTGGTTATTATATTTCGCATACGCTGTAAATCACGTTCGCTAAATTGTTTTTTTAATTGGGTTTCTTTCATAACTCTGGTTTGTTGTATATTGCAATTATATCTTCCCCATCATTAGATTCAGCTTCAAAGGAGTAATTTGAGGGGAGATTGTTTTTTATATATGTTGTAACTAAATCAAATCGTTTTCTATCTATTGGTACTATATAAATCATAGTAAAATCAGGATTTCGTTTCATAAAATCCAATGTAATTTTCATTACAGTAGCATTAATTTGAAGTGGTTTTCCTTCTTTAGTATCATCAAAATTTTTTCCTAAAGGTCTATTTACAGTATGATATACTCTTTCATAAGTACTTTCACCATCTGGTTTGAACGTTACTTTATATTCGTTTTGATCTGTTTTAAAAGTATATTCATTATATTTACCTCCAATATAAGTAAAAGGTAAAGCATTTTCTAAACCATAACTTAATTCAGTAATTAAATGTTCAAACAAACTAGGCTTAGCTTCAGCAAAATTACGCATAATAATTGCTGCTCTAGAATTTGCTTCATTTTCAACATCACTACCTGTTTTACCATCACCCGCTTGTAAACGTCCAGTTAAATCTTGCTTATAGTGAACTAGTTCATGAGCTAATGTTCTAAATATATCAGCGGGGTGTCGTTTAGCTATTACTATACGAATTGATTGGTCTCCTGTATTGTATCCGCCCCAAGAGCCATGTTTAACTGCCTCTTGGGAATCATTGGATAATTTTATTTTAGGTAATGAGTCTAGTCTAAGTTCACTCATAACGTGTTTCATGAATTCTTTAACTAGATCTTTGTTTAACAGAGATTTATCTTTCATTTATTGTGTAGTAAAGTCTACATATAAATATCTATGGATTTACTCTATCTTACAAGTCGTTGGTAGAGTTTCAGTTGCAGGTTTTGCATCAGGGTTTTCTAATTTATAGATGTCGTAAATTTTAAGAAACATTTCAAAATTTCTTTCAATTTCATCTATTTCTTTTAATTGCCATCCTTTACCCTGTATTTTCTTACCGCCTTTATCCTCACCACGAGTGGCGGCTTTTAACCATAAAATACCTGTTCGTTCAATTTTTTCATCATGAGTTTCATTCCATGCTTTAGCGTAAGATGCTAATTGTAAATCCATAGACGTGTGTAATGAATTAGATGTTTTATTATCTAGCAACCATAATTGTCCTTTTAAACGACATACAATATCTGTTGTACCTGCATATTCGTGTTCATCTGAAAATAAATGGTATTCTGTTGCTACTAATTCTGGTTTATGTGTGTTCCAAAAGTCAGCAAATTTTAGAATCATTTTCCAAACGTCAAGTGAATATTTAGCGTTGCCCCATTCATCTAACCAATTAATTTCTGCTCCATTTAAAAAATCATCAATAGCGTTATGTACTTGAGTACCTTCGGCTGCTGCTTTAGAGGCAATAATATCTGAATTATGTCCTACGTCCTTTAACCAAGCATGAAAGAATTGGTTCTTAGGAAAGTAATTAAGGATGCTGGATACAGAAGGGTAGTATTTTCCATCACGTCTGTAAAAACGCTGATCTAAAACGTTAATTTGTTTGTTATCAGCACTGTATTCTACAATACGTTTGATCTTAGGATCCTTGATAACATTTGCATTTTTGTCTATCATATTAATTCTATTTTTTTACTGATTAATGTCGAGAATGTAAGAGGCTGGGTTTGTTCAAGTATGTCTAAGAAATGGGTGAAACCGATTTCATTAGCGTCCTTGCCGTCCAATTCTACTAAGTATACTTCTTTACCATATGACAATAATTTTTCACAATGTTTAATTGCGTCTTTTAAAGCATCATTATCTAGGGCAATATATACCTTTTGCACTTGAGAACCAACAATCTTTTTCATTAGTTCTTCTGAGATTGATTTACCAAATAAAGGAATTACATTACGTTTAATAGTTAAAGCGTCAAATATACCTTCAACTAAAATAAGTGGAACATTCCAATTTATATAATATTCCCAACCTATAATATTCCTCCCAGCAGGTGGATTTTTATATTTTTGTGGTTCATCTTTACGATATGTTCGAGTGCTAAAATAATTTAGGTTTCCATGTTCATCATAAGAGGGAACTACAACACGATGGGCAAAATTGCCGTTAGCGCAAAACCCAATGTTATATTTTAAAATATCATTCTCCGTGATACCACGTTGCTTTAAAAATTTAATTGCGTGTTTTGCTTCAATAGCCGAAATGTTATCTATTTGACTAGCGCAAGAAAGAGGAATAAATTCCTTAGGTAAAGAGAGTGCATTAACAACCGTTTCTTGTTTAGTACCCGGTTTAATTAATGAATATAGGTCTTGAATTTTATGTTGTGGTGCCTTTAATTTTTTAAACAATGAAGACACGGTTTTACCCTTTTCATCACACGACCAACAATGCCAAGGGTTTTCCTTTTTATCATTAGTGCGTATTTGTAGTTCTAGCTTCGGTTTAGAATGGTGGCAAAACGGACAGTTAAATGCGGCGTTGTTACGAGCAGTAGACCGCCCCTTTCCTAATACCGATTCTATCAACGTTAGTAACATTTTCTCCCTTATTCCCTCTTCTTTTATCTCCATTTTTACTTTTTTATCAAACCTGTAGGGTTAAGTTAATAAAAATCTCTGAGGGATCCAAGCGATATTAAGTAAAATCTCGACGGAAGAACTTGGCTAATATATTGTCATTGTATGAATTAGCGCCTAATAAGCAATCGCTGGTACATTGGTAATGTACTTCAAAGTAGGTAAGTTGTTTTTTAGTTTTACATAAACGTAAGATAAGGCATTCAAAGTGTTCTGGTCCCAATTCTTTAACGTCTTGTAGTAATTCTTTATTTGAACCCCAATATTCTTCCCAGTTACTTTCTTTAATAACTAATTTGGTTGAGGGTTTTTTACCACGAGCTGTGGGTAGTGCGGCTAATTCTTTTTTACCTAATTTAACATTAGTATTATGGAAGAATGATTTCTTCCCAATATAGAATTTTCCATTTGTAAGGTTTGTAATTTTGTAAACAAAACCTGTGTAGTCTTCGGGGTTAAATTCTTCCCCGCATATCCATTTATTCATAACAATTTATTTTTTTATTTATCGTATCTAATTACAAACGTCATGTCTGTATTTTGTGATAGTGGTAATGGTTGTCCTAATTTAGCTACTGCTAATAGGGTATTATCTTCATTGTATAAACCTATAGTTGTAACATAAGGTTCAAAATATGATGCTGTTGCAAAATCTTTAACTTGAGGTAAAGGAGTATTTAATGATTGAGACATAAAATTACTTCCTGATTGTAAGTTGTTTTTTAACAATGTTGGATTGTATGAAAGATTAAATTCATTATCCTTAACATGACAAATCACATTTTGTTGATAAATAGTTACTTCGTTCTGAAAGGTTATATTAAAACTTGGTGGTGGTGAAAATGGCATGTTAAATAAATTTTTTTATAAAATACAAAGAGGATAAGCAGTATCTGTTATTACTCCACTATCGTTAATTCGATAGGCAGTAGGAGAATTACTTGCCCAATTTCCAATAGCATGCCAATAATTACCTCCTGTTATTGGTACATAACCACTGTTAAATACTGTTACTCCAATGGCAGGAGGACTTGTAGTATAACATTCACCCCCACTAAATCCGTTTTGATTAAATTCATAACAAGCTAAATAAGCGGATGATTGTCCCTCTGTTATTCCAAAATTGCTATAAACAGGTATAGGACTAGGTGATGGTGTTAAAGATATAGTTGGTGTTGGAGTTGGAGTTAATGAAGTTCCAATAGATTTAGATGGTGTTACACTCGGAGTAGATGTTGGTGTTATTGAAGGTGGTGGGGTTACACTAGGAGTAACGGATGGTGTTCTTGTTACTGATGGTGTTCTAGAAGGCGATACAGTTATTGATGGTGTTCTTGTTGGAGTTATAGAAATTGAAGGAGTAATAGATGGTGATACTGAAGGAAATGGGACATTTTGATCAGTAAAGCAACCATAAGCTACATCAAATACATCTATAGATGATGAAGGTATCCCATCAGAAAATGTCACTACATATCCATTAACTAATTCATATTTAGGTATGTTAGAAGCATATAATGTTAAACCAGAACTTCCTGAGAGATAAATATCAAAGGGGCCATTGGAATTTCCTTGAGTGTATAATACTACGTATGTTGGCATATTTTATTTTTAATTACTTTGTTTATTAGATCCAAGGAAGACCGTTTTGTTCTGTTTCAGCTTCTCTTGCTGCTTTACGAGCAGATACTCTGTTTTGTAGTTTAGTTTCAATAGTTGTTACTTGCTCTTCTCCTAAAGATGATTTCACCCATTCTATAACTGTTTCTTCTGTTAAATCAGAAAAAGGTATAAAATTTGGTAATGTTGGATCTCCTGTTACAGTTATTTCTCCTATTGTTTGATTACTATCATTTTCTAATTTAACTTTACATTTGTATGTTATTTTAGTAACTAATCCGTCTGCTATTTGACTTTTTAAATCAATAATTTGCCAAGTTGTTGTCATATTGTTTAATTTACTTTTATACTGCTGTTATTTTTGCCCATCCATTAGCTGCTCCTGCTCCTGTATAAACATATAGGTTTATATTTGCTCCTGAGCTTCCTGACATTATTATACTACCGGTTGTTGCTCCTGCTGGTGTGGTTGTTCTTGGAGTAAGTGTTAATATATCATTTACCATTAACGAACCTGTTATCTGTACTTGAGAACCTGATGCAAAGATTAAATTTGATCTACTACCATTTCCTGTACCGTTACCTACTATAAAAGCAGATTGTGCTGATGATGATATGTTGTATTGACCTTGTACGTGTTGATATGAGCCGGATGCTACTGTATTAAATCCTTCAGCATGTGAAGCAAGTCCTGATGCTAATGTACCATATCCTTCAGTATGTGAATAAGTACCAATTGCTGTAGTTTCGGAACCTTCAGCATGTGAAAAGTTTCCTGATGCTATTGCACCAGATCCTTCAGCATGTGAACCTGATCCTAATGCTCTTACTCGTATTCCTTCAGCATGTGAAGCATATCCTGATGCTGTAGTTCCATCTCCTTCTGCATGTGAATAAGTTCCGGATGCTATAGTAGTGTATCCTTCTGCATGTGAAGCAATACCTATTGTTCTTGTAAGGAATCCTTCAGCATGTGAAAATATTCCTTCAGATATTGTACTTGCTCCTTCAGCATGTGAATAAGAACCTGATGCTATTAGTACATAGTCTGTATCTATTCCATTATCTGTAGAAGTACCCTCTGCGTGTGATCCAGCTCCTTTTGCCCAAGTACCTTGACCTTCAGCATGTGCTCCATATCCTGTTGCCTTTGTAAATTGATCGGTTTCACTACCTTGAAAGGCGTATCCTTCTGCATGTGAGTATATTCCTGATGCTATAGTTTCAGATCCTTCAGCATGTGAAGCATATCCTGATGCTAATGTATAGTATCCTTCTGCATGTGAAGCATATCCTGTTGCTGTTGTATTAACTCCTTCAGCATGTGAACCGTATCCTGATGCAACTGCTGTATCTCCTTCGGCATGTGAAGATTCTCCTGATGCTAGTGTGGTTATTCCTTCTGCATGTGAGTAGTTTCCTGTTGCTGTTGTAGTATCTCCTTCTGCATGTGATCCTTCTCCGGATGCTACTGTTGCTCCACCTTCTGCATGTGAAGCTACTCCTATTGCTTGTGTACTAGCTCCTTCTGCATGTGAATAATCACCTGATGCAGTTGAGAATAATCCTTCTGCGTGTGAATATGATCCTGATGCTGTTGCAAAGTATCCTTCAGCATGGGAATAAGATCCTGATGCTATTGTGTTAGACCCTTCAGCATGTGAATAAGCTCCTAGTGCATTTGTTCCAAATCCTTCAGCATGTGAAGCAAGTCCTGATGATATTGAACCACTTCCTTCTGCATGTGAAAAAGTACCAATTACTACAGTTTCGGAACCTTCAGCATGTGAATAAGATCCTCTTGCTAAAGTATTATATCCTTCTGCATGTGAATAAGATCCTGATGCTATTGTGCTTAATCCTTCAGCATGTGAAGCAAATCCTGATGCTACTGTTTGGCGTCCTTCAGCATGTGAATAAGAACCTGATGCTGTTGTTAGCCATCCTTCAGTATGTGAATAGTTTCCTGATGCTATTGTATTAAATCCTTGAGCGTGTGAATATAATCCGCTTGCTGTAACTGCAAGTCCTTGCAGTAAACTTTGATTTTGATAATTAAAAGTAAATGATCCTGTACTTTTAAATCTACTACCACTATTAAAAATAACCTCAGTATTACTACTTGCTGTTAGAAAAGAATTTTCTACTAACAATAAAGATGTTTTAAAAGATGAACCTGACGGATCTTGTGCGGTGTTATTAGGATTTACTATATGTATTAAACTTCCACTATATGGAAAGCTACTTGAAATACTTGTTAATTTAGCGTTCATTTTATTTTAATTTATTGAAATTGAAATTGATAAAAATCTCCATTTTGGAACTCAAAGTAATCTTCATTTTGAAACTGTTTTGAATTCATAGTACTTGGAGTAATAGACGGTGTTATACTCGGTGTTATACTCGGTGTAACTGTTCTAGTTGGTGAAAACGATGGAGTTACACTTGGTGTTGGTGTTTTTGTTGGTGTTCTACTTGGCGTTACACTTGGCGTAACCGTTCTAGTTGGTGATGGAGTTGGTGTTTTTGTTGGTGTAACCGTATTGGTTGGTGTTAATGATGGTGTAACAGATAATGATGGTGGATATGGAGGTGGAATGTAAATCCCAATTTCAAATTCACATTCTGGGTCCGTTACATTAACAGTAATACTACCCGTACCACTCATTAAAGGAGCACAATAAGAGCCTGTAGTAAAAAATGAATAAAATGTTTGATATGTTCCTACACCTAAACCTGAAAAAGATAATGATACTGAGTTGTTTGAACCTGTTTTAAAAAAACTAACATTACCCCCAAATATTTGAATTGAATTATTTACTAATGTATTTCCTCTTAAATCATCATTTGTTAATGGGTAGAATGAGAATGTAGCTGGATTTGGGTAGTCACTTCTTACTATATCATAAACATCATCATAAGCAACCGCCGGTAAAACAAAAGCATTCTGGTATTCTTGATTTGTAATTACAACTGTACCTTCAGAATAAAATATATTTCCAACATGGATAGGTGAGGGATAATATAAATTATCATAAACATTTCCTTTACCATCATCGTAAAAATTATAATTTGATGACGACATTTGAAATGAATACGGTAAAACCTTATTACCATATGCATTAGGAGATATTTGAATTACTCTAATAGTTTCATTAGCTCCTGTAGGAAAATATGAAATAAAAGCAGGGTCATTATTAAAGTTAAAAAACGAAGCAGACGGATGTTGACTACTAGCCGATAAATAATGGATAGAAGAAGCTAAAGATGCTGTATTTAAACTTCCTGAGTATCTATGATAAAATAATTGGTTAATTTGTCTATAAGTAAGCCTATCATAATGTGTATTAGTTATAGGCTCATTCCCCGGGTTAAAAGAATTAGTATAATTTGTTCCATTATATACTGAGATATAAGGATCATCATAGGGAAGAGGGCAATAGTTAAAATTCCAAGTTTTATTGGCAATAATAGGTACTGTTATAACATCCGATGATTTTAACTGTTTGAATGATCCCATGTAGTAACATTATTATTTAGATTAATAGTCTAATTTTACTTTTATAAGGGCTTCTTTAGTAAAGTCTTTCACTAGAGGTCTACTTAATTTAGCTACGGCTAATAATTCATTATTATCATTATATAAACCAACAGTAGTAATAAATGTTTGAGGATTATTAATTAGTGTAGTATAAATTAAATTACCATTAGCATCTATAATAGAAGGATTAGTAGTATAATTAAAATCTTGATTTTTTACTCTTGTAAAGAAATAATGAGCAGATACATTCTCAGCTGATTGTAGAGAAAAATTAGCACTAGCTGACATTATTTGATAAAAACCTTGTTGTATATTGTTATTTGTACCTGGAGCACTTACAGCTGGTGCAAATGCTATCCCCCCCTCAGATACTGATTTACTTAAAGCTGTAGGATTTAAGATAATGATATCACTATCTGGGTACATATAACCATAAATAGAGGCAGAAACAGCAGCGGTAGCAGCAGCCCCTGCACTACCTGAAATTAAAGTATAATATAAAGTACCAGCTGTTGTATAATTAGTAGTAGAAGTGATTTGACTATTATCTGTTAAAACAACTTCAGCGGCACCATTTTTTAGTTTTAATGTCATAGAACCAGGTTGAAGATGTTCTTTATACCTATTTCTAGCAACATTTATAATATAAACACCATTTGGATTATCATTCCCAAAACTAAAACTCCCACTTTCAGTCCCTAATAATAATGTTCTGTATTGCCCATAAACAACTCTAGAAGGAGTTAAAGATGAACCATCAGGTAATACAGTAGTTACAGCTGAATTGATATATGCTGAACCGCTACCATATTTGTTTCCATATTGAATGGCCATTTGAACTGATTCTGTAGTAACATTTAATGCTCCTGGGTAGTTAGCATATACGTTTATATAGAATGAACTAGTAATTACACTAGAAGTATAAAAAGTAGTTAAGGTATTAGTGTCGCCACTCCACATTGGTCTTACTACTGTTTCTGTACTTACTACTGAATCGTCGGGATTATATCTTACGAATGACATATATTATTATGAATTTGATTTTGTAATTGTTAATGGAATAGTTATTCTAGCTCCTGAATCTCTACCTAACACTGTTAAAGTAGTTGTAATCTGATTTGCATTAGAACCAAATAATGTATTAATAGTAGTACCAGTTAATGTAAACGAAGTACCAATAATAGTTTGGCTTAATTGTGAACCTACTGTTGAGGTAACACCTGTTGGAGTAGTCTCGGAACCAGGAACACCCGTTGATGAGAATGTAGATAAATATCTAACATCAGCAATAGTAACAGCATATCCATTAGCTTCAAATGTACTAGTAGCTCCTAAATAATTTAATGTTTGAGGAGTAATTGTTAAAGTAGATCCTTGTGTTAATGAAATACTGTTGTATCCAACATTAATTACAGGTAATTTAGCTGTACCTCTAGGTAGTGTTACTAATTTATAAATCATAATTTGCGTATCATCTGGAAATGCTTCCATTACAGGCATAGCTTCAATTGCTTGTCCATAAAATGCAGAACCGGATGGCTGCGCTGGATTATATAATGTATAATCTACTTCGTCGTCTGCCAAAGAAAATTGTGTAATTCTGAACGAACCATCGTTTCTAGCTAGTAATTCTCTACCTTTAGCTGTTAAAACTGCATCAATTGTTACAGTATTGTTATTTAATATAGCCATTTATTAATTAATTATTTTGTTTATAAATATTTGTATTTTATGTTTTTTATTGGGTTAAAGTAATTCCTGCATCTATTAATTGTTGTTTAGTATTATATGTTATAGCATCTATATTATTTAAAACACTTGAAGCTATATTTTCAGGTATAGTAAACCCATAAGATGTTTTCCCAGCAGGTTTAACTAGATTTACTATTAAATTAGTTTCATCATTTACACGTTTTAAAAAAACAATTTTATAATACTTATTACAAAGATCTCCAAAATAACCACTAATATCTTCTTTAGTGCTTATATAAACACTTCCGTTACCCGCATAAATAACATTATTAACAGTATATTCTAAAAATGGACCGTTTTCATCTACTACTTGAACAATAATTTTATCATTTTCTTGTATAGCAAATGGGTATTGAATGTTACCATATTCTAAGTACAAATCAGCATATGATGAAGATATTACTGTATCTAAAGGATTAAATATATAATTATTACTAAAAAATGGAGATAATTGTGTAGATAAATAAAATGAATTAGCTGCTTGATCTACACATATTGACGATGTAGTAACTAATAAAGAGTTATTAGAAGGAATAGCTTGTAATATACTATCATTAGTTGTTAAAACAGACGATGTTACTATACCAGCATTAGATTCTATAAATAATCTAAATCCTATTTTATCATTTATTGAATAGTCTGCATTATCAACATTTATCACAAAGTTCCTATTAAATGTTAAATCTACTGGTTGTGGACCAGAATATGGAGGAGATATAAGTTCGTATTTAAGAGTAGTAGCAAGATTCGGGTTTAATGGAGATCTTACCCATACTGTACCTAGAACTACATCTTGATCTGGATTAATTTGTGTAACCCCACCAGGTACAACTCCATTATTTCCCTCATTTCCAAAATCAGGATTATTAGCACCCTGAGAAAGTGCAGGTATTGTTACTCGATAAGCTCTATACACATTAGTTGTAGTTGTTATAACTTGTGAGCTTATAGGTACGGAATTATTAACTCCATCGTAAGTGTATAATGTATAACTAACATTAAGAGTCTTATCTTGATTAGGAAGGCGCGAATAAACTACGGCCTCAGCAAAGTTAATTAAATATCCATTATAATAATTATTTCGCATTAAAGCTGTTTGAGTATTAGTATCAAAACTACTTATACCTGCTGAGCTACTTTTCCACATTTGCATACTAGCTGTAAATTGGGAATCTAATACTCCTTCTGTTCGTATAGTAAAATTGTACGTTATATTGTAATTCCCCTCAGCTGATAAAGTGTAATATGAAGAAGTTAAAATATTACCATTTCCTGGACTTGATCCCGTACTAAAAAATAAACCATAGTTGGTATTAGAACCTGTTAAATTAAACATATTCCATACTTCATGTTTCTTTCCTGTTCCTAAGTAACTTGAAGAAACATATTGTGTTGTAGAGTTTGTCCCACCTGGGATTAAAAATCCTCCTGATGGATATACAGTAAAAAATCTATCTATAAGAGCAGCATTCCCCCCAGCTATTAAATTAAATAATGACTCGCTAGTCCAATTCATTGATTCAGAACCAAAAGAATAGAAAGTAGGGAAATAAGAATATCCGCTTTCATATATAACTTTATTACCATTTGTTGGAGCCTGATTTGAATATTGTTGTGAGTTAAATAATGAGATATTTGAAAATAATCCTGCTTTAAAAGTATTTTGTACTTCATGCCAATTTCTATTTCTTTGATTCAATTCGGTAAAACTACCTGACCCATCAACTAGATATTTTAGTTTAACATCTGACTTGTAAGGTAATATACTTTTTACTACTTCTGTAAATAACGCAATTTTTTTAGTATTAAGATTAATTACTGGGGTTTGTCCATATGAATTATCTCCAGTTACCCAAGTATTAATAAATCTTCCATAAAGTTGAACACCATTATATCTTGAATTAACATATGCTGTATCACTTAAGTATGAATCTTGAAGTTGAACCGATGCTGTTGTTGAATATGATGTAAACACTCTTCCTAAAGAATCTGTGGATAATATAGGAACCAATTTCTTTCTATATTGAGAAGTTAAACTTACAAATTCATTATTTTGTAATGCATTAAAATCAGAATTAACAAAGAAATTTTCATATGCTGGTGCAGTATAATCTAAAATAAAATCAGTATTGCCACTAACAAATCCTGGTGGTACATACCCAACTGTATTATTTACTAAATATGGGTTCCTATTAGTTTCTTCAAAATAAGCATAAGTATCAATAAATGAACCAGTAATATTACCTGTATAATAAGGTTCTCTATCTCCTGCTAATTTAAAGTAATAAGGATCATATACTGGGATAAGAGCAGCCCCTGTAACTTCCCCTTCTAAATCAGGAAAGTTAGTAAATACAGGTCGGGCCTCAGGTACTTTAGGTCTTTCTAATACTGGTGATTTGATAGATACTCCAGTCCAGGTATTCCCTCTAGCCGGAGTAAAATCTTTAACCATTTTAAACAATGAATTGTCAAAAAATTGTATTAATCTAATAAAACCACCATAATCAAATCCAGCATTTGGGTGTGTAAATGTCTGTCCAAACCAATAATCTCGTTGATAAGATAATGAAGGATATGTATCTAAATAAAGTGCCTCTGGGTAACCAATATAATTGTCAATAACCCAGTTAGGATTTACAGCTGTAATAGAAGCTGATACTTCACTATCAATCTGGGTCTGAGGAGAAAAAGATACATCAATAAAATGTAGATCTTGACTTCTAACTTCTCTAGATGATGTTGTAGGTGTTTCAAATCGTTTTATAGGAGATAATATACTTCCTGTAAGATTATTTGAACCTAATGATATTTTATCTAAAGAATATCCTGTTAAGTCTTGGTAGTCATTTGTACCACCGTATTCTTTAATAGGAAGAATTGAACCCGTAATACCAAATAGTGTAATTAATCCTTGTAAACCACCATGAGCACCTTTTCCTTTAAATAAGTAAGGTAAATTGTGATAAAGTCTTTTATAAGTATCTAGTACTAATTCTTTTCTAGGGATATTATTTAAAAAACTACTTGATGGTGAATAATTACCATTAAAATCAACACTACCACTAAATCCACCTACATTATAGTTTAATACGTTTTGATCACCTTGGGAATTATATAACTTCATTCCAAATGATCTTAACCAATCGTATACTAAATCTTGAGATATACCTTCGTTTATATTATTATTATTATCCCATACATCTGTTATTTTATCAATATAAACCCAAATATTATCAAAATATTGACCTATCATATTAACAAATACAATATATGGTAAATAATTATCTGGGTCTTCCGTTATGTAGGAGGGTATAGTATTAATTAATATGTCTTTATTTTCTATATCATAAGCAGTAGCTACTTCAATAGTATCATTATACCAATTTGTAACAGTAGTAGATGATGAAGTATATAAAACATATGGTTTAGTACTATTAGATTTAGGATAAGGTGCAATGTTGTATGCTAAATATGAACCCGTTTCTAAATTATATTGTACTATAGAAGAGGTTAATGAACTAGAAGTATAGTATAAGTACGACTCAAACCCATCAAATCCAGCAATAGTAGCGTTTAAACTTGAACTTGCTTTATTTACTTGATTTATTAAAGATGCATTACTTGCTGTTAATGGAGAAAATGTTTTTATTTCATATTGGTATCCTTCAATTTCTCCAATCTTATAGATAAAATTATTCACCCTATTTTCAGCAGAGCTGTAATGAACAAAATCATTAAGTAAACTGTAATCTATATTTATATTTACTTCTTGATTAGTAAGTGAATTTAAAGTAGCTTGGTATGAAGACCCAGTAAATGAAGTAACTAATTGAGTTAAATTGCTATATTGGGTAGGTACTACATTTTTAAACTCTAAATCAATGCCAAAGTTAGGTCCCTTTAAATATGGTTGAGGTAAAGGAGTAATTAATTTATTTAAACTAAGGTCATAAATATAAGGATTAATTATCTCTTCTACAATCCAAAATGTATCTTTTAAAGAAATATTAGCAGGAAGTGGTTCGTAAAGTTTCAATAATAAACTCGCGTCCCCATTAGCATTTACTTCACTTAATATATTAACAGCTACTACTTGATTATTATTACCAAAATTAAGTATAACATAGTAATAATAAGGAACAGCTAATTGCCTGTCAGCAAAATTACTAGCAATATCTATCAAAGTAATATCATTTAACTCAGTGGAACCTATTTTTAATTCGGTTCTATCTGATGATATTTGAGATATAAAAAGTTGAGTACTAAAAGGTTCTCCAGATACTTTTCTAAAGAAATTGTATCTAGAAGTAACTTCACCAGATTCGTATCCTAAATTTTCAATATCTTGAATAGGATCTATTTCTAAAGTAGGAAGATAACTTTGGGAATAACCGTAATTTGAAGGTAATTTATATGAAGTATAGTTATAATCTGAATTTAATACGTTTCCGCCTAAATCAAATACAAAATATTCAACATAGTCTTCTAGTTTTCCAAATGTTTCTTGTTGTACAATAGGAAGAAGTAATTGTTCATCCTGTATATCGTAACGATTTACTCGGCTTGTATCTAGAACTTGTCCTACTATTTTTATGTTATCTGTCATTAACAGTTATTTGTTTTATTATACGTTTAAATTATTTTGAGCTAAATCTGTAGTAGCATTTACCTCAGCTTCTAACAATTGCTGTCTTAAATCTGTAATTTCTTGTAATAAGGCCTGTACCTCTACATCATCTGATAATTGTACATTCAAATATTCAGCTTCTCTTAATAAAATAGCTCTATGTGAATTTATATCACCTTCAGTAGGTATAATAGAAAATAATTCATCATATAACTCAAAAAAAGCCTCTACTGTAGTCTCAGGAATGATAGGAGGAGGTGAGGTTAATTCACTAAATTGAGTATTAATAACTTTAGTAAATGTGCCTTTATTATAAATTAAATTTTGAACAGGAATTATTTCTGACATTATTTGTTTATTTTAAAAATATAATCGTTATCATATATAATAGATGAGCCATTACTAAATGCAGATTTAATTAATACTTTGTAATATCTCTCAGGCTGGAATCCAGCTGTATACAACGTAAAAAAGTTCCCTGCGGTATCACAACTTATTTTGGTATGTTCTTCACTAAAATTCACAACATATTCTTCTGTGTCTAAATCTTGGATAGCATAATAAGAAGATGAAGGTAAAGCACTATTTAAAGTAAATACAGATACTGTAGTAAATTGTCTTGGAGGATAAATAGGCCGTGCATTTACTCTGAATTGGCATACATCGTTTACGCTATAAAAACCTGCATTATTACCTAATGTAACCGCTATGTTTTGATCATCTAATACAGTTAAAGACCCAGTAATATATACACTATCATCCCAACCAAATTCAAGTTGTGGAAGATATATCGTGTGAGTATCTTTAGAAAAGAATTTTAATGAATAAGATGATGAAGTATTAAATTCATATTGATCATTAAATTTTAATATAAATCCATTATTCTCTAAAAAACCAGGGGTATTAAATGTTTCTACAATATATGTAACATTAATATTGGTATCTTTAGTAGTGTTTATTACAAACGATTGAGACCCCAAATATGTAGTCCACCAAACACCACCTCCAGGGGTATCTGAATTAAATGAGGCTGTAGTATCAGTAAAGAAACTAGAAGTAGGCCATGCTTCACTATTATTTCTATTATACCAATTACAATCTTGTGTATAAGCAGGATCATATAAATATTTTCCTGTACCTGCTTGCCATGATTGTGAAGTAGCATAACAATATAAAGTATAATCATCAGGAAGATTAGTAGCATCTGCTAAAAATAACTTTAAAGAAGCACTATACATCCCAATAATAGATGAAGGAGGCACAGGCCCCTCAACAGGTAAGGTATTTGTATTGTAAATTAAATCAGAAACCTCTAACATCTTATCAGAGGGAAATTGAATTAATGTTCTAGCTACTTGAGCATTACTAGATAAAGTAGAATTAACATTTTTTATCTCTAATATAGAATCTAATCCCGTATTGATATCGGGAAATTCAGAGTAAATAGTTGTATCCTTTTCGGGAAAGATTTTATAAATGGCCATTTATATTATTTATTTACTATAAATATAGAGTTATTAAAAAGTTACAACTCTACCTTGTATATCTAAATCAGGGTATCTTATTTCAAATACCGCCGGGTCTAAAGAAGGATATAAAATTCCACTTCTAAAAGCACCATCAACATCATAACTATATGGAGAATAATTACCTCCTGATTTATTTGTAAACCCAATTTTTACTACTGATTGTACCCCTTTTATTTGTAATAAAATAGAATTAACATCAGAAAGTATAATAGGTTGATTAATCTGCCATTTATCTATATTAAAATAATTAGTAAGAGCAGCTATACAATCTGTTAATATTTGATTATTACTTAATCCTGGTATAATTGTTATATCAAAACTTAAACCTAGATTAATGTAATAAGCATCCTTAATAATAATAGCATCTGTAACCATTCTAAATGGTTCTAAATACCCTTTTAAATTGGTTTTTAAATCAGTAGTTGCGTTAACCAATTTTTTACTATCATTATAGGCTAACACATACATAGATAATGCTAATGGGTTATTATCAATCAAAGGATCATTACCTGTATTTACAGATAATGCAGTAGCTTGTTCAACATATACTTTAGCTATGGTACCAAAATCTGAGGGCATACTTAAAGCACGATTCATATAATCATCTTTAGTTACCGATCTCAATTGTGCTGAAAATGCATTTAGCGTGTTTAAACGTATTTCTTCTACTGTATCGCCACCTCTACCACCTGTAGCAGGTATCGCGTTATTCACCAGTAAAGTCGCTAAAGAAGCATTAGTATATGCTGGGTTACTAGCATTTATACCAGCATTAGAAGCAATTATAGTAATGTCATTAGCAGATACATTAGCACCAACTCCTCCACCTGAAAGATATTGAACATTTAAAGTTATATTTGAAGGTACTGTACCATATTGTTTTGTGTAAAATACAGCTGCTTGATTATAGTCATTAACCAAATCAGAAGTATCAACAGATGGTACTAGACCTAATTGAATATTATCGGGCGTAGGTATAATTACATTATCTGGTGTATTTACATACATACCAGAACCAAATTGTAATTCTATCACATCATCTGTTCTAATTCTAGATACAAACCTATCAGGAGTTTCTAAATAACTTAAAAGATAAGGTACTTGATTAGCCGAAGGGCCAGTATTGGTAGTTTTATTTATAACATTAGATTGAGCTAAATAAGGTACTTCATACCACTGACTACTATCACTTCCTGTAACTTGAAGTATTTGAAGGAAATTAGGATCATTTATTTCAACTGAGTTGAATTTTATTGGGGCCCCAAAACTAAAATCAGTGCTTTGTAGAGTAGCTGAAATAGCTGGTACTGATTTTTTAAATAAGTAATTATTACCATCATACAAGCTAATACTTACAGAACCAGTGTCTGTAAAATCAACCTTTTTAATAGTTAAAAAGTTAGTTTGAGTTGAATTAGATTGTAACTGAGTATTTTCTGGGATTATTAATGCATAATCTAGATTAGGGGCACCATTCAATATAGGAACTCTTTGATAAAAATCAACAGTAGTAACAGAGGCATATGACGATTTAGGACGATATCCTAAAGAATATGCCATATTTAATAAATTTTCTTTTTCCTTAGCCGTTAATACAAAATTTTCTTGTATTTGAGTATCTGTATAGAATGACAAAACATCTCCAACATATGAAGACATTTCAATAAACATCGTACCAGGTGAAGCTTCTGAGAAGTCAGTGTACGTGTTTGGAAAATAATTTTTAGCAAACTCAATAAGAGATGCTTTATATTGAAGAAAATTCTTATTTAGATAAGATATGTTTTTATTTTGAGTCATTATACTAAGTTAATTATTACACTATCAGGTTGAGCAGAAAGTAAAATCCTATATTTTATCGTTACTACTAACGTATTCTCATCAGCATAAGGTACTATATCAATAGCATCTATAGCAATTTCAGGTAAGTATTGAGCAACAGCATTAGTTATACTACTTCTAATAAGAGGAATTGTTTGTTCAGAAATAGGTTCAAATAATTGTTGTTTTAAAATTGTACCAAAATTAGGATTTTCAACTCTTTCCCCTTTAGATGTTAATACTAAATTTATAAGATTGTATTTGATTTGATCTTGAGTAGAATACACACTGTTAAAAACCCCAGGAGCATTAAAAGGCAAAGCAACTCCTATAGCAGTATTAATTTGAAAATCTCTCGGATCAACTCTATTACTTCTTATATAAGCCATTATTGAATACTTCTAAAATTATTTATTTCAGCTGGGTTATTTCTCATATCGCTTGCTACTTGCGCCAATAGATCCGAATATACACTTTGTTTTTCAGCAAATGTTGTAGGAGGAGCTGCTGGGGGAGCTTCAATACCCATTTGACCCATTAGGGTTTGTCGTAATGTTTCTTTACTAACAGCCGGATTAATGTTACTAGAGTTAAAGTTCATAGTAGGCCAAGCCTCAGGATTTGAGTTAGATTTAGGTTGATGATAAGGAGATCCTATTGATAAGGATTCATTAATTTTTTGTTTACCTAATTCTGCTAATTCTTCCTTAAGAACTTCTCTTACGGCTTCTTTAATAAGGGTTTTTAATTCATTTGTTTTCATGTCTATAAATATTAAGCTTCAAGATTTCGTTTATTAATTTCTAATTTTAATTCTTCAATAAGTACATTAGGATCTAATGTAAATGATGGAGTAGATTGTAATACTACAAATCCACTTCTATCTAAGGCAACAGCATATCTACGTTTATTTCCTGCAACAATAAATTTAGGATCATCTTCTTCTACAATAGAAAAAGTAAATCCATTATATATAACTAAATTACCATCTTCTCCAAATACAGGTCCTAGCCCTTCATTACTTGTAACCAACAAATTACGTACTTCCTCTGGGGTTAAATCCTTGATATCAGCTTGTTCTAAAACATTATTTAAAGGAAGTAATCTAGAACGTTCATAGGCAATAGTAGAGATAAAACTATCTAATGTAGCTTGAGATACTTGCAACAAAATACTTACAGATAATAATACAGGATTAAATTTAGCTATTAATCGAGTAGCTTTTACTGCAAGGGGAGATATTTGGTAAGGCGATGTAGGTAAGGCAGCTGCTATGTTTATTAATAAAGTAATTGTTCTAACTACTCTACTCATAGTCCTAAGAATTCTTTTAAACCCATTCACCTGACTCTCAGCAGCTTTTAAAGTAGCTAAAGCAGCATTTCGTGTTACTTTTGCTTTTTGAATATCTGTTTTAGTTGTAGCTGCTTGTATTATTTCATTAGTTTTATCTACTAATGTACTTAACTGAGCTACTGTGTTAGATAATCGGGTGACGTAAGAGTTCAATATTCGGCTAAAAGTAAATACAATAGCTATAGGTCCTGATGCTTTAATTACTTTTTTTAATCCAGCTTTTAATTTAGCTTTATTTGATTTTATTTTTTTATTAGCTGTTTTTATTTTTGATTTAGAAAGTGCTTTATTAGCTGTTGCTTTTTCCTTTAATGTTCGTTTAGTAAATAAAACATTAAGTTGTTCTTGTATAACAATAATACGTTTTTTAGCACCTTCTAAAGCTTTTTGAGCTTTTTCTAATTCTTGTTGAGCTTTTCTTTCTAATTTTTTAGCCTCATCTTTATATTTCTGTACTGTCTTAGCTCTTTCTTCAGATGACAAAGAACTAATATTATTATCCCCGGTAATACCAGCAGCGGTAACCGTAGTAGCAAGACTACTAATAGCTCCCGTAGCACCATCAACAGCACCGGCCGCTAATGATTGAACAGATAAAACAGTAGCTTTAGCTTTATTATATGAAGCCTCAGTTTTAGCATACTGTGTTTGAGCATCTTCTTTAATTTTTTTAACTTCATCTAACGCTTTTTTAGCTGCTTTTATCTTATCTTTAGTAGTGGTTTCGGCCATTATATTGTATATGTTACTTTAGATATTAGACTTTCATTCATTAATTTTTCATTTAATTTAGCTACGGAATCTTGAAGAGCACTAGCAGCTGAATTAACGGATTCAAGTAAAGTTCCTTCTGGTTGAGAAAATGTTGGACCTAAAACACTAGCAAAATTACTTAGAGCTACTGTTAAATCATTAAGCCATTCTTGAAGTTGAGTTCCTAAAATCAAAGGTTGGGGACTTGATGTATTATTATTATATGGGCCTAAATATATTTGATTATCTTGCATTGTTAACCCAACATTAGCGCTTTGTAAATAGACAGGACCTTGAGAATACAATTCAATACCTGTTTTACCAAACATCAATATCTCATCAGATTTAGAAGAAATTACAGTTCTATCAGCATTTATAACAACTTGTGGTTTAGTATAATCAGCTAAGTTAGTAGGACTAGTAATACTACTTAAAACAACATTACCAATATTTAAAGGTATTGACTGGTTTGAGGTTAAGTAAATAGATGAACCATCTAAATTAATATTCTCAACATTTAATTCTGAGCCAGGAAGTTTATAGTTATGCTGGTTAGAGAGAAGAATAATGGGGTTACTCTGTAATTCAACAGGATTAGTAGACCATGGAGATAAATCTTCATTCCCTGATTTATTAGTACTTCCAAAACGAACTGAATTTCCAAATCTGCCTTCTAGTAAATAATCTCCTTCAAATGTTTGTAAACCTCTAAAATTTCCATCTTCAATAAATGAATTATAAAGTATATTTTTATCTTCTTCTATAAACAATCCATTAAATTGAGGACTATTCCAAGCATTAATAGGACTTAAATAGTATGTCTCATTAGTCTTATCAGTTACAGGAGATGGTGCCGATGGTAAATCCATCAATAATACTATTTCACCAGGTAAAGGAAAATATTTTTGACTAGGATATAAGGGAAGGGCAGTAGGAAGTGTATTTAAAAACTCATCAGTTAAATCTACCAAGGGGATCTCAGTATCTTCTCTATATTCTTGATAAATAATAGTACCAATACCACTCCAACTACCATTTTGTTCCCATATTTTTTTAGGAACACTAGATGGACTTAACATCACAGCATAAACCTTACCAACTTTATACCCTTGAGGAACTTGGTAATTATTATTTCCTATATTAGCAGTGATAGGAGATAAACCATCTCTTATTCTCATAGTTATTCTGCTTTAGATCCGTTAATAGTACCTCCGATTTCACTTACAGCTGAGAATAATTGTTGTTTTTCTGCTTCACTTAAAATCATATGGGCCGCTTCATCTGAGGAAGAAGTATTCATAGCACGTTGTACTATACTGGCCAATTTAATTAATTGGTCGTCATTTTTGACACTTATGTTAAGATGCTCGGCAATTAAAGGAACAATCATAAGAGCCGATTGAGAATTAGTAACCAATGGTTTTAATGTCTCAATCAGTTCTTTAATTTGCTTTTCCTTTTCCTTTGAGTTATTATAAATGTCTTTGAGCAAATCAGAAAATTTCTTATTACCCCACATTACTTGATCAAAATCCATAATTATTTTTGGTTATAAATATAAAAGTTATAAAACTTTATACCCGTATATATCCACTAGAATAATATTGATTATATAATTCAACGTACGTGATTTTTAGTTTCTTAATAATTTTAGTAATTTGAGGTGTATCAACATCAACTATCTCACGAATATATATGTAAAGTGCCTTCTTATTAAATATATCTAACGACTCACACTTACGAAACAATTCAACAATAGCGTTTGCTGTTTGAGCATCAATGTCTTTAGGGAACAATTTACTCAAATTCTTATCAACATATTTGATATACAAACTCATAAACTCACTTACGCTATAATCTTTACCGTAATAATCATTTATGATTTCTTCTCTAATAGTTTTATCCTCATCTACCTCAATCAAATCACCTTTGTCTTGAAGCTTTTGATAATTTTTCTTATTCTTAAGAATTAAATAACGTTTAGCTATAGTTCCAAAATACGAATACGCTTTACCTTTCTCAGGCTTATATAATTTTAATTTTTCAAGTAAAAAAGCAATTACTTCCTGTTGTACATCTTCTACAGATTCACCATCAGTATAATAAAATTTAAACGTATGAATAATATTTTGAGTCAATTTAAAAAACCCATATTCTATCCGTTCACGATATATTTTATCTCTAAAATCCTGATTCTGTGAGGCTACATATTCTATAATAGCATTCTGAGTATCTTCAGTAAAGTAAGTATTGGATGTTTTAGGTTTACGTTTACGAGGTTGACCAGATTTGGTTAATTCAATAACTAGGGTTTTATTTTCTAATTCCATTAAGGTTGAAGTCATTTAATTCATTTTGAAGGGTTTTTATACTTTCAAAAAACCATCCTATCTCATCATCAGATTGAAATGTCCCTTTGTCATCAATTTCCCCCAATCTTTTATTAGTAAAATCAACAGTATCAGAAAATTGTTTAATATATTGGTCTTGACCATCAACCATTTTCTCTAGTTTCTCTACTTTTTTAAATAAATTATAGGAAGTATAACCTAATACACCTACTAAGAGGATTAATATAACAATAAAGGTAATCATAAATTAATAATTCATTTCATCGTTTTCGATAGAGATAGTATCTCTTAGGCTAGATACTGCTTCTCTCATTTCTCTAAATGCATTAGCAATAACGCTCATGTCTTCACTACGACTAATAGTGCTCTCTAAAGCAGCAACTTTATGGTCGATTTTTTCAATTTTTCTAAGGGCTTGTTCTTTGTATTTCATAATTTTTCTAGTTTTGATTCAACATACGAAATGGGGTTGGGGCAGCCAAGTCTCCTCCGAATTATCTTCAAGCAGGCGCTCCAATCACATCATCAATACATACATATATACAAGTATGCGGAAACATAAAGAAACCCGCCTTTTTAAGGGCGGGTCAGCCAATGCGGACTACGCAAAGGGAGGAACTTTATTTTCTATTATAATTATTCTTACATTACTACATTAGAATAATATAAAGTTTTTCCTGCTACATCAATAGAATCAATTGTTGGGATCTCATCATCCTCAGGTAATTCTTCATCTTCAGGTATGTCAAAATCGTGTTTAAATTGTCTAATAAAATCATCTTCATTTGGAGCTAAGTAAATATCAGCAAAACCCCCTAAATATCTAGGATCAGTATAACCCCTAAAATCAGGCATTGTATCATCATTTAATGTAAGAGCATACCAAGTGGTAATTCCGGGGGTGTCTTCATTAAAAAAATAATATTTTTTAGCATTACTTATATCTTTAGGAGTTATCCAAGAAACATTAGCTCCTATGGCATCAATAATCTCATTCTTATGTTGATTTAAAAAATCAGAAGTTTGATTTTCATTCAATAATCTAGAATTGCGAGTCAATTTGTTCTCTGTTAAGAACTTTTTTAAATTAAAGTCGTTCATTTTATTTATTGTTATTTAAGTTGTTGTTTAATTTCTCTCAATATTTCATTTACATCAATTTTCTTTACCTTATATGTAAACGCCTTTTTATCAATTAGTGAGTCAAGAACCTTTTCCTCAACATCACTTCCTGCTATGAATATACATTTATCATCATCTTCAGTCTCAGGTACGTCAACAAAGCTACTTTGATCTACTCCAAATCCAGATCCGATTTGAGATAAAACCTTATTCATACGATTAATAAATGCTGCTTTATCTTTGTCTTGTAATAGATATTCTGCCATAATTGATTTTATAATAAATATACTGGAATAATATAAATGTGTGAGACCGGGTAAAATTTACGCTATACCTGCGCTATTTTCAACAATAATACTAAGTACAGTACGTTCGGCGAGAGGTAAAGTAACGGCGAACCCTTCTTTATTCACCCAATAATCACTTAAAGCGCTATGAACTAAACGCTCTATAGCTAAAGGTGATTTACACGGAAAAGCATTCGATATATACCACGGAACAATTACACCTGTAGCACCATTTATTTCCCTAACTCGCTCTTGAGGCGTACGATCCGTATATCCAATTTTACAAATACCCGGTTGATTCTTATTCTCTAAAATATAGATATACCCTTCATCAATAGCTAATTTAGCATTAAACGATATTTTCTTAATCCAATAGTGAACTTCCTCCCAACCATCTTGTTCCTCAACAGGCATTAACGTGTATGCATTAGCGATAGTACAAGATATTCCTTCTGGTTTTAGATAATAGTGCTCTTGAGCCTCCTCTATTGATATACGTTTAAATTTGTCTTTCATCATCTTTAAATACTTTAATACGATAATAACGTATTGAATATACGAATAATCTTTTTATAATCCACGTTCTCGTATATACGTTTTGGTTTTGAAAAGAAATTTGTAAAAAGAAGGAGTTTACTCCCTCGGATTTTGTGGTGAAATGGGCTATAATGATTTTGTGGGAGTCAAAATTAAACATAATTTTGCGGTATATTTGTATATATGAGGCGCGGGGCCGGGGTTTTGTCGTTTATCTGTAGATACGGGGCCTTCGGGCGCACCAACCGCGCGCCGTCGATGGACCGCAATTACCGTGGGGCCATTTCGCCGTCGCCCCGCGCGCGCCGCGCTAGCGGATCGACCCCCCTTCTTTTTTTTCCAGACCCGGGACTCCGACCAGAGTTTTTGTCGCAGGCCCGTTCCCGCTATTCTTTTTGTCGCACGCGCGCATACATGTGTTTAAATTAATGAAGGCGACCTTTTGGCCGCCTCATGTTAGTTGTTGTTGTTTGTTTAGTATTTAACGTACGTGTGTTAGTTTAACGTTGGGTTTAATTGTACTATACGTTTTATTAAGTCGCTCAATGAGAAACTGATTAGGGTTATTGTTCTGGTATTATATTCGAACCAGTAGAAACCATCTTGCTCTATTATTTGTATTATTGTATTCATTTTTTATATTTGGTTTAATTGGGTTTGTTATTTAACTTTGATATAAAATTACGAATAATAAATCTATAAACCAAATCAAATATAAAATGTTTTTATATAAATGAGCCTCAAATCCATAATTGAAAATGAGGCTCAAGGGTGTTAAAATAAAATAAAACTATCTAAGTGAAGTTAGTTTCTCAATTGTTAATAAAGCATCTTCCTCATCCGCTACGGGAATCATTCTATTGTTCCCTAATACGTACCATCCATCTGCTCGTTCTTCCATTCTTAATATTCCGCTTAAATCGAATTCTTCTCCATCTGAAAATTTTAATGTTGACATAATGTTTGTTTTTTAATGTTTAACTTTGATATAAAATTACGAAATATAATTTATATAACCAAATATATTACATAAAAAAAATATTACTTATCGTTTCGTTCGATATAGTCTTCGAGGGCTGCTTTCAGGAGACGAGCACACACTACCCTCTCAGCCGGTGTGTCTAGCTTGTCCAGTTTAGGCATAAATGTCCTGATAAATTCGTTCCACACTAATGTAATTGCTTGTCTTCTTTCACTCATGGTATTATTTAGTTTACTTGTTATTTATTTCCTTTAAATGGTTCTTCCACCCCAACCAGAATCCCAGAGCCACTATAATGTTCATCCCAAATGAGGCAATTAGCTCATAAATGTCCTCATAGATGTTCATTGTAAGATGGACATGCCCAACCACCCAGAATGGGATAGACAGGTTCTCCGCGATCCATATGATCAAAAACACTATAAATGCCTTACGTCTCATGGTAATAAATAGAAACGGCTTACCATTTCTGATAAGCCGATCCAAACAACATTAAAAAATTAAAGCATAACTACCTGATTATGTCTAGATCATCAGTAGGTATTTCAACTAGGTCGCCTTGTCTGTTGTAACAAGACCACTCTTCAGTGTATTCATCAAATAAGTATTTGTAGTCTATTCCTGAGTCCTCAAAACCAACGCTTGGGAGGAACTCATCGTAGGTCTCCTGTATTTGTTCTTGGTTTGGCTCTCCACCATCGCGTCCATAAAAAAATGTAGATTCAATTGTTTTAGATAATGAACTTATGTTACCCAAAGAAAGTAATTTAATTACACGCTCAGGTCTATCATAGTATTCTCTTAATATTCTACCTACGCCTGTAGGGTAACCATCAAAATGACAGTACACAAAAAAAACCGTTTTATCTTCCTTAAGTATTCCAATATGTGATCTTGTTGACATAATTTAATTTATTAACTGTTGAACTTTAAGATAAAGATACGGTGGAACTTTCGCTCCACCAAATCTATTTAATTAAGCTTGACCCATTTTACCAAATAAATCTTTTAATACCTCACTAGCCTCAACTGACACTTCATCTTCATCTGATAATGGGTCTTCTTGTTGGGACATATGGTGTTGGAACAACATGTAAGTAACCATTTTAAGTACCTCCTCCAGTTGAGGACTTTGTACGGCAGCATTGGCTAGCGCTTCTGAGACACTTCCTAATGTACCTTCTACTTTAAGGGCCGTTACACCATCTTTTACTGTTAATTGAAACAAACAATCTTCTAATACATTTTCGTCTCTGTCTGGGGTTTGATTTTCACTCATGATTTAATTTTAAATGTTTAACTTTGATATAAATGTATGAATAAAAATTCGGGTAACCAAATAAAGACAAAAAAAGCGCCGAAGCGCTTTAATTTATGAAGCCATATTTTCGACCCACACTTGACTATAATCTTCTACGTAATAAACACAAATATCTTTATAATCGTATCTTTGTCTAAAACTATCTTTTAAATAGTCGACAATATCTTTATCGATTTCGTTTGTGTTGTACTCTTTAACTTCGCTGTTTTCTAACTGATTAAACTCGTTTAAGTTTTCGTTAATAAAATTTTCGATTTTTACCATAACTTTAATTTTTAAATGTTTAACTTTGATATAAAGATAATAACAAATTATAACGTAACAAAATAAAATTACAATTATTTTAAATAAAGACGTTGATGATTATATTCTACAATCGCGTTTGTTTCGGCTAGTAGGCCATACTGACCTCTTATATGGTCAAATATCTCCTCTGGCGCGCGCGTGGCCCCAAGGCACTCCCCTAACTGACGGGCAAAAGTGTCGTTCGATTCGTCTACTGAGGCTTGATCAAATGTCTTGACACCGCAATAAAAAGCCTCACCCACCTCCGAGACAAACATCCCGCTGTAGAAACCCTTGAGCCCATGTCTGTTAACAAACTGGTCGGCATTACACCAGATAAAAATATTATTGTCCTTCTGGCTCAACTCCCACACCATGCTAGCTCCAATTACATGACTGGAGTAAGGGTTATTAGTAGGGAACTGCCCCACGGCAAATAATCCGCTTGGGCTCCCGTGGCCCATCATCATCACCTGATCGTGGGTCTGGATAGCCTCCCGGATCTGGTTCTGGGACCAACCTTCAGTCACTAGAGTAACGTCGTCTAGGTCGGCATAGATCGGGCGGAGGAAGTCAGTTGATCTGTCTTGAGGGTGTATAACTAATGTTTTCATTTTATTTAATTTAAAATTAGGGCATAAATGTACGACAAAAAAAAGTCCCAACCACGTTGGGACAAAAAAAGCGCCGAAGCGCTTTATTTATTCTTCTACGTCACATAAATCTTGTGACAAAATATAATCATAAAGGCAATCCATTTTTACCTCAAATGATAACCTCCCTAAATAATCTCTAGACATAAACTCTAGAATAAAACTATCTGGTAACTGGTCCAGATCTACATAACCATAATTGGTAGAAAAATAACTTCTAATTTCATTAATTGTTTCCATAATTTAATTTTTAATTGTTGTTTTAAAATCTGCTATAAAGATACAAAACATATCTCGCCCAAACAAAAAAAGCGCCAAAGCGCTTTAATTTTAATTAATATTTGGATCGGCTTCGCCTAACGGCATCAATTTATCTTCCATTTGTTCTCTAATGCAATCCAAATCTACGTCTACAGCTACTAATTGAATTTCATTTCCATTCAAATCAAACTCAGCCGTGCTAACATCTAGCAAATCATCTCCCATGCGGGTAAGAACATCCATCGCAGCATCTAGAGCCGCTCCAATATCTGTTACGGTAATGTTTTTTGTCTCGTCCAGAGACTCAATCAAACGAACAACGTCGTCTTTGCTAAAAATAGAACTCTCAGAATTCAATACACGGTTTAATACGTCTTGTTTTTTCATAACCTTAATTTAAAATTTAATTGTTAATTGTTGTTTTTAACTCAGGCATAAAATTACGACCCTTATTCCTATCAACCAAGTCTTTTTTAATTCATTTTCGTCTTGTTTTGGTATGTGTTTTTTTTTCAATCTTAAAATTGGGGTAAAGGTACGAAAAATATCTGATGTATCCTAGTAAGACAGAAATTACTTATGAATATTTGTGAACAAAAATATTATGTACGACAAAAAAAAGACCCGACATTTCTGTCGGGTCAATTTCTTTCTGGGGCTCATGGGGCCTAGATTGCTAGAGCTGGTCTTCCTCGTTTAATGATTTCACCATTCGCTTTACGTGCTTCAATAGCAGCTAGTCTTTGTTGACGAGCGCTTGTAACATTTGGACGACGACCTTTCTTAATCGGTCCTTCTAGAGCACGAGCTGCTTGAGCAGCTAATCTAGCTTGACGGGCACTACCCAAATTAATTTTTCGTCCACGGGCTTTAGAAACCTCTGTTTGTGGGGTTAAGAGTGCTTGTAGCGCCTCTGTTTTCATTTGATGTGCTGGGCGTTCTGTTTTAATACCCATTTCTTTTACTTGTGCAATGATTTCATTACGTGTCATAACCTTTAAATTTAATGTTAATTAATTATTTTTTAACTCTGCTATAAAATTACGACACAAAAATAACGTAACCAAATTTTTAACAAAAAAAGTTATGAACAAAAAAAACAATTACCACATAATGGATAAACCAAAAAACCCCAGTGCGACTTGAAGCATATGGACGTCGTCGTCAACATCAAAATTTTCATCTATGTCGGGTGAGACATAATGTATTCCAAAAAGCAATCCATAAACGGGAAACAGTACGATAATAGGCATAAAATATTTTTTAAGTTTTTATAATGTACAAAAAAAAGTTGCAGTAACCAAATTTCTCTATCGAAAAAATCAATAACCATCGAGAAGCTCTATCGAAACGCAACAAAAACAAGACTTCCGCGGGTGAAAGGAGTCAAATCATAACAAAAACGCATACCAACCATCGAGAAGCTCTATCGTAACGTTATGTTTTGTTGTATATACGTTTAGGTTTTCAAGGAGACGGGACGGGGCGGGGCGGATCTTTTCCCCTACACAACAAACGACAATACCCATTACCTCACATCATGTCACATACTATAGCGTATTTGCTACAAAAAAAACAATACTACACATACCGTTTAATATACTTGCGTCTTGTTCTACAACCGTTACTACTTTGCTTGAGCAACAAAAAAAACCGCGTTTATTGCGCAAAAATACGCGATAATTTCAATGAACTCCAATTATACATGGTGTTGTGCAACAAAAAAAAACAATGCGTTAAACAAAAAAACATTTAATAATGTTGGTTGCTTACAAAAAAACCCTATTCTATTCTATTCCCATTCTCATCTAACTCCCACATCCACATAAACCTCAATCCGTTTATTATTCTATTATTCACCGTATTCCAGTCCTGTTGTTGTATAGCGAATTCTATTTGCTCACGTTGCCATTTATTGTCTTGGTGTGGTGCTTCACATAGGTCTCTCATCGGAACATCTATTTCATATGTCTTACCCTTATACCCTATTGTTTCTATCGCCCGTTTATTTGTCTGAGTATTCATTTCTTGTTTTATTTATTGAATTGTTCAAAATTTTTATTAATTATTTTCTTCTTGAACTGTAAAAATAAAAGTACCTACTTGAACTTTTTTACCTATTAAATCATCAATATCATAACTTCCTTCGTCTGAGATGAATGTTTGGTCATCTGACCAATCTTCCGGAGTAATTAGTAACTTATATAACTTAGCATCTTTGTACTGTTCTGTATTTCCCCAGTTATCAACTACCTCATAACATTTATTAATTTTGATTACATCTGACATAACTTTTTATTTTTTAAATTATGCTATAAAATTACGAATGATAATCCTATAAACCAACCTAAAGTATAATTGCTTTTACTATTTGATAGTCTTTCCTGTCGTCATATATCAACATTTCTGCTCTTTCATGGTTACCAAAGTACCATTCTTTATTTACATCTAAGGCTATCTCTATAGGTGTTGGATTTATAGTCATTACATCATCATATCCTCCTTCATACCCTTTTACCATTACCCATGCCTCTTGGTCTTCTATCTTACTTAGAGCTTCTATTAATTGTGCTACTGTCATTTTTTATTCAATTTAGTTTCTAATCCATTTATGACATATATTGCTGTCTTGTAATTGGTTGCTAATGGAGTGTTATATACATTACAAATTCTAAGTAACATATTTACATCTACTTGGTGTGGTAGAACATCTAAAGGGTCAATGAAGAATATAACACCATTAACCTCTCCATCTGCTATCATAGAGGCAATTTGTGCATCACCTCCTAATGGTCCTGACTTTAAGCATTGTACTTTTAGTCCGGCATGTTCAATATGTTTTCCTGTAGTACCTGTAGCAATTATTTCTACCCTACTAAAGAAATCTAGTCTTTTCATTATGAAAGCTACCATATCTGCTTTCTTACCATCATGTGCTATTACTGCTATTTTCATATCTATCTTATTTTATATTTCCAAATCATTCTCATTTTAACACTATTATCGTGTTTAAACCTACCATAATACTTGTATACCACAATGTGAGTCCGTTTAGTAGTCTCCCACGTTGTAGAATCTATGGTATCAATAATTTCAATTGTATAACCTATGAATTGAACTAGTTTGTAATATAACTTTCTCATATATACGTATGTTTGTATTGGTGTTGTGTATGGTATGCTTTATTTATATTTTATTCGGACTTATATTGTTCCGGATAGTATTTTCTATAGAGTTCTGATTCTTTTCTTCCACAATCATCACATTGTACTCCTCGTCCAACTGTGTTTAGTAATTGATCATATGTTGTTAAGTCATCTAGTTCTTTCATTTCTTCTTCAGTAAGATCTTCTCTTTCTAAATTCTTCCACCAAGTTCTAGTAAACCATTTTTTTGAGAACTCTTCTGAACCTAGTTCATTACAATTTTTAATCATTTCTATAAAAAGTTCTTCTGGAATAATCCTGTCAGGTACTCCTTTCATCATTGGTGATAAACCGCCAACCTTCCCTTCATTAAAAGCCTTTTTATAATTCTTATAAGCATCAATCAAATTCCACTTCTCAATTTTTTCTTCTGCTTCAGGAATAGGAATACACATTGCTAAGTATCCGTGATAGCAATTCTCTTTTTGTTCACCGCAGTGATGACATGTTTCTAGTTTACTCATCTTTTTTGTTTAAATCTACTATTCCTTTATAGTGTTCTATTACCAATTTCAATATAAATTGTTTCATTTTAGTCTTATCTGCAATTGAAATGTACTCGCCTAACCACCCGTTCCACCAATTGTCAATTCGTTGACCCTCTACTCCTCCCCATCCTCCTTCATAAGTTAGGAGAGATTCATAGAACCTATGACGACACATAGCTCCCATAATAGATCCTGCTGCAACATCTATTGGCATCCACCAATCAACATATTTTTGATGAGCATCTTTTAATACCTGTAACCTCTCTTCTTTGTTCATCATTTCATAAAAAGCTGTATACCCATTATACAAAGTGCTAATGCTAGGCAGATTAAAGTTTTTAAAGATAAAGGCTCTCTGAACCACATCCAAGACATTATGGTAAATACTATTGCCCCTATAGCAAATCCCAATAGACGTGAAGGCCAAAGCTGACCTTCAAAATGTGATACTAAATGTTTTACTGATCCTAAATATAAAAGTGAAATAGGAACACCCATAAGAGACATCATGAATGGATGAGACTTTGCCCACTCCCATCTAAACTGTCCTTGTAATTGTATGAAGGTAAATATCTGTGCTAGTATTCCATATAGCAATCCTGTTATAAAATTCATATTAATTACTTAATGGTGCTTTAATTGCTGGATGTGATTGATAATCCAGTAGTAAGATATCTTGTATTGAGGAACAATACATTCCATCCCTAACATGAACTTTTGGTAAATCAAATCCTTCTCTTTCGATTTGCTCTTTGGCTTGTTCAATATGATTTGAATATAAATGAACATCTCCTAAGCTACCAATCAATTGGTCAGGAACCATATTAACTTCATCAGCTAACATCATTAGTAATAATCCATAAGAAGCAATGTTGAATGGTAAACCCAAAAATGTATCTACTGAACGTTGATTCCACATTAAAGAGATTGCTCTGGTTGGAATGTTTAACTTGTCGTAATCAACTTTAAGTAATTCATCATACGATTTTGCCTGGTTATCTTTCATATAATGTTTACCATAATATTCCATACGTTCTACTACGCTCAACTCTCTTGTATAAACTTGAAATCCATAATGACAAGGTGGAAGAACCATTTGGTCTAATTCTCCAACATTCCAAGCATTTACCATCAATCGTCTTGAGTCTGGATTTGTTTTAAGGTCGTTGATTAGGTTTTGGATTTGGTCTACCCACATATTCCCAAGTAAGAATTCACCTGTTTCTGAATTTATAGTAGGTTTTATATCCCATTTTCTCCATTGCTTACCATAAATTGGACCTAACTCACCCCACTTCTTAGCAAACTCATCATCTGTTTTGATTTTGTTAATGAATTTATCTTTATCTATTGGATAATAAGAAGGTGGTAGGGTTATATCAGATTTAAAAATATCTTCATTTGTTTTATTTACATAATTCTTATAAGCATCACCATCCCAAATATGACAATTATTATCAACTAAATACTTAATGTTGGTATCACCTCGTAAGAACCAAAGTAGTTCTGTTACGATTGTTTTAAATGGCATTTTCTTAGTTGTAAGTAAAGGAAAACCATCTTTCATATTGTGACGTATTTGTCTTCCGAATACTGAGATTGTACCAGTTCCAGTACGGTCAGATTTAGGGGTTCCGTTGTCAAGAATGTCTTGAAGAAGGTCTGTGTATTGTTTATCTAGGTTGTTCATCTAAATACTTATTAAAAATTTGTTTTGCTTTTTCTAAATTATCAACATCTTCCTCCATAATAGTTAGAATAATAAAGTTTGCTTCTTCGTCAGTACATTTATGATCTATTATCTTAATGTAAGTATAAAGATCAACTCCTAATTCGTGTGCGATAGCATCATCCATCATATCAAATAATCCTGCCATATTTAACTTTTTTATAAAGATATGAAAAAAGGCTCGCGTTAGCAAGCCTTCAATCAAATATTTTATTTCTAGTTTCTATTTAATAATATTCCGGATGCTGAACCGAATACGTTATTAGATCCATACTCTGATGTACCATTTGTAGCTCTTATTCTCTCTGTCTCTGCTCTATACAGTTCTAATAACTTAGGCTGAGATAAGATTTCTTTTGTTTTAGCATCATATTGTGCTGCTTCAAAATTACCTTTAGCTAATGCTACTTTCTTCAATGCTGTTTGTTCAGCTTGCTTTGTTTGAGAGATAATGGTTGCTGTTTCTTGTAATACTGCAATCTTTCTTTCAATGGCTGCTTTATATGAGGCTGGTAATTGCATTTTAAGTATTGCAATGTTATTTAATGTAAATCCTTCCTTCTCTAAAGAAGCTGTTAAAGATTTTGTTACATTACCTTCATATATGTTTCTATGTTGTAATAAACTATCTGAAGCGAAACTAACTGCATTGTCTAATAATTCTTTTCTAACTATTGTTCTTACTCTTGAATTAATTAGATCTTCCATATCAACTCTATACTTAATAAATAACTCAGCTGCTCTTGCTCTTTGTAACTGTAAATTAATAGATACATCTAACCCAAATGTGGCTCCATCCGCTGATGTTACATCAATATGTTCATCTGTTGGTGAATCTTCATCTATTGATGCTGTCCACACCTTATGTTGTACTGATGTTGGATACATAAATACATCCTGTGTTGGTGGGAAATAGAAAATAAATCCACTTGCCATTTCAATGTTGGGAACTCCTTTATTGGTTCCAATTTGATCTACTACTAATGCTACTTCTGCCGAATCGGCAATTTTACATGATCCTGCTAATCCTAATGTTAACAATACTAATGCTAATCCTACTAAAATTCTGTTCATAACTACTTTTGTTTAAATTAATTTAATTGTTTATTTTTATTTGTCTAACACTATTTTTGCGAAGGTAGTGTCCACCTTCATTTTGTCCATCAACTCTTTAGCTGACATATTTTTTGCTTCGTCTAATATTTTTTCTTTTTGATCCTTAATATTCAAATCAACTTTAGCTTCAGATGCCATATTTTTTAATTCTGTCACAATAAATGTAGATAATTCATGCGGAATTTGTTTAGCACTTTTATCTGTTGTTAAGAAATTCATTGTCTGTCCTCCTGCTACAATTAGTAATGCATCTTTCTTACTTGGAGTAAATATAAATAAACTCCAGAATAAAAATGCAAACGGATAAGACCACCACATCCATTTCCTAGCCTGCACTGCTGCTTCATCCTCACCATTACCTCTACAGACAAAATTAACTGCTGTTGAAATAACTACCACACCTGTAAAGATAATTAACCCTACTTTAAACATAACTCTTGCATTATCGGCTACTGTGAGCCAATAAAATAATTCTGTGTAATTCATAAATCTTTTATTTTAAATTAATAATACTTAAATATACGAAATTTATTTCTACAAACCTAACTTTTCTCTCCTCCAATCAGTCTTTACTCCTGTACCAAACATTGCGTCAAGCCTAGGTTTTGATTTACTCCAGGTTGGAATTGCTCCTACATACTCTATATAATATGGGAAAACTAATCTAATTACTTGAGGAGATTTATAAATGGTTCTTCTCACCTTCGCTGGGTAGTTAGGATTTAAACTATGATTATATTCAGAATGATAAATTGAAAAATTACTCCCTATATTATCTAAATACTCTGTTATAAGTTGATCATTCACTATACCGTCATTCTCCATTAAAAATACTCCTATTACTATTGAGAATATAATTAATGCTATTATTAGCAAAACTATTAACAATATCATAATTCTTCTTGTTTATCTTGTTTAACTTCTTCTTCTACTTCTTGTTTAACTTCTTTACTCTCTGTATATTCTCTTAACAGTTTAGCCATATATCCGCCTGTGTTCCAAGCGAAATAAAATATAGTTCCAAATGTTAACACTGTAACTAGCATTCCAAATGTGAATGATATGTTACTTGGTTGACTCATTAAATGTGTCCCCACACCTATCAATTGGAAGGATAATAACCATCCTATAAAAAATCCAATTGTCTTTAAAATTGTTGTTGTCTTCATCTTACTTACTATTTGAACTTGAATTTTTAAATAATATTCCAAACAAGAAATTAATTCCTAATGCTTGCCAAAATCCAATTGAATTAATTCCATTTACAGCTCCTACAAGTGAGTAGTTCCAAAGTAGTTGTGTTGGCCAAGCCATAATTATTGCTGTCAATAATATTAACCCAAATGCTCCTAATACTAATCCTAATTTTTCCATCTTATTAGTCTTTAAATATTATAATTAACCATATTATTATAAACAGTACTAGTATTATTATAACTAGTGTATCTCGAATTCCACTATCATTATTTATTTTCTTTACCACCGTATTGTCCTTAATAGACATTACGTACACTGTATCATCCTTTTCAACTACCTTATAAGTAGTTGAATCAATGCTTGCCAATTGCTGAAGCTCCACTGTTGTTACTTCTTTGGGATTCTTTACCTCGGTAGGAGTATTTGTGCATGAAGCCATTCCTAAACCTAATAGTAAAATCAAAACTAATTTTTCCATTTTTTATTTTTTATAAAATTACTACTTGTATATAACGGAACCCATTGTAATATTGATTACCATGTAGTTTCCAACCTGCTTGAAGATGTTGTTCTACTTCTTCATCTAACTGATGGGAAACAGCTTTTTCTAAAGTTTTATATTTCGTTATCATCTGATTCTGTTTTGTTTGGTTGTGGTTTACTTATACCTAACCCTTCATACTTTAATAAAGCATTAGCACAATACGTTTGTAAACGTTGTAGATTTTTAGCTTTAGAGATTTCATTAATCATCTTTAACTTATCAGATTCTTTAATACTACTTTCAGTTAAATGATCAATTGCTGTCTGTTGTGCTAATTTGAAATCTTTAGTTTCAAACACTACATTTGCTATTTTAGCTAATGTTGATTCAATTTGGATACGTTTCATCATGATATTAATTTTTAAAGTTATTTATTATTAATGAATTAAATAAATTACCTACAGCTAAATAAATAAAATTGAGTATTACAAAGTATTTATAAAAGCTTTCTGTATGATATGGTCCTACTATGTGATATATTCCTATAATGTAGAACAATGAAAATAGTACAAGAGAATAATTAATAAATTTGACTCGACCATCAAATCTATATTCATTATCTGTTTTGAATAGCAACTTGACTATACCTTTTGATGCCCAATAATATATTAACAGGAATATAAGTGTATATGCTGCTGATTTGATTTGTTTATCCATAACCTTTATTGTTTTAAATTATTGTATAAATGTATGAAAGGGAATTCGAGTAGCCAAATTAATCAAACCCAAAGTATAAATCTCCATTAATATCTTCAACTACACCTTTTTCTATAACCTCATTGGTTAATTTAATTTTACTTTCTCTACATAACCCAAACCCATACTTAGCATACTTCCACGTTCTATTTAATGTTGCTACAGCTTTAGGCATACCATCATCTATAACAAGTCGCTTAAGCATTAAATGCTCAAAGAAATCAGAATGGTATATGAATTGAATATCTTGTTCTTCCGACGGTGGGTTGAAATAGGCAGCTTTTACTATTGTAAAATCAAATTGAGATATTACTGTTTCTGGGGTTCCAAATATGGATTTGATTAGTTCAACTCCTATATTTCGTTTAATATCCCTATACCCAGTACAGTTATCATTCGAATATATCTCTTTGAAGTTAGATTTAGTTTTGTAAAGTTCTACAGCGTTGTTATAATCTTCTTCGTTTTCAAAGAACACATCAACATCTCGAGTTTTTTTACCTTGAAATAGATCTTTAAAACACCCTCCAGCTATAAAGCCTTTAGTATCTTTTACATAACGTTGCAACCCTTTTAACTCTACATAATTAAATGCTGCTTTTCTTATAAATGCCATAACTTATTGTTTTTATTTGAAGCCAATGTTGGAATCGAACCAACCCTTGCCCTTACGATCGGGTGCGTACGCCAGTACACCAATTGGCTAATGTTTTACTTAATTATTTAATAATCATCATAACTGTCATCATCATTAGACCACAATTCATCAGCATCCTTTAATGATAATAGGTCTTCACCTTCATTAATTAAAGTATAAACTGTGCCTTCAATTTCAGCTTCAGCTAATTTGTCTACAAGGTCATCCATATTGTCTACTTCATGTTCTTCGAAGTAACCTTCAATAACAGTTAACCACATTTCATCATGCTCTAATTGCAAATGAATCTCTAATAATTGATCGTAAATATCCATGTTTATTTTTATTTTAGTTAATATATTCTTCTGCTAGTTCCCATAATTCACCATTGAAATGCATATCTGCGGTGAAGTTTCTTAAAGCTCGTACTTTACGTGTTTTTCTACCATTGTTATAGTTGATACCACCGTTTACTAACTTCTCTTGTACTCTATTAAATACAGCCCATAAATCTGAACCCATATCTAAATTGCGCTCTGCTAATAATAGATCATCTGGATTTATTGTTACGTCTTGACTTTTCCATCTTAATTGAGCAGCTCTTAAAGCAAATTCGATTTGTTGCTCATCTGACAATGAAATGTCTCTAAATGTATTGATTTTGTTTACTAAGTTAGGTAATGTTTCAATCATTGCCAATACTTGAGCACGTAATTCTTCAAATGTATAACCCGAGTGACGAATTGCTACATTACTAAATTCAGCATCCGCAACTACTAGACCATTAGAACATACTGTTCTATATAATCCTACTCGTAAATGAAATGCATTTTTACCATCGTGTGAATTAGTTAACAGTAATTCAGGAAACACGTTATCATCATTAGCACCATTAATGGTAATGTTTTGATTTTGGAATCGAATGATGTGTTTTTGAAATCCTGCTGATTTACGGGATCTGACTTCTTGGGCACTAACCGGTGTCCAACCTAATTCAATCATATCCATTACTACCTGTGAAGTAGGAATGTGAGTATAATTTGATGATAAATGAGGCGCTACAGTTGTTGTGAACGCACTTGGGCAAACTGCCTGTACTTCTGGAAGTACCATGGGAATTCTTTGATTTGTGATTTTCATAACCTTTAATGTTTTAAATTATGCTATAAAATTACGATGGAAGAATCCATTAACCAAGCTTTTCTTGCTCTTTTTTTTCTCTTTCTAATTTTAATGCTTTGGTTAAATACAGAATAGCATCCATATGTTCCTCTAAAGCATGTTCTAAATATGCTTCCAAATCTAAATCAGTACGATCTAAATCAGTACCATATTTTTTCTTTCCAAATTCAGCTCTGTTTATGAATTTATCTATAACACTTCTTACTATACTATCCATTGTATATTTTTAAATGTTTAAATACTTCCTTTTTAATCACATCCTTATAACTACTAGGACATTCTTTATCACATAGCTCAAATATATAAGTCTCTAATTGAGTTATTTGATTTTGAGCTTGATGCAAGTCTTCTTGTAGTTTGTTTATTTGTCTATTTTTCAGATCAAATAAGTCTTTTATCGTATCATTCATATCAATCTTCTGAATTTTGGACATATTTTTTGGTTTTGTTTTGAGTATCTAGATAATTATCTCTAACTGGTTCCCACATAGTTATAGGGTTTAATCCTAATTCCCAAAATGGTTTTTGTTCTTTTACTTTTTTTTCTTTTTCCATGATTAATAATTAAATAAATAATAAATTAAAGACCAAATCATTACTGTAATAACACATAATGTAGTCCATATAATTGCTTTTGTGTAATCCTTTTTCATAATTTATCCTTTTAGTAATTGTTTATCTTTTGTAGTATAGTACTTGTCACTTGAATAACCTCTTAACTTTCCTGTCAATTGCCAATCATCATATGCCTTATCAAAGTTTGTTATAAGGTTACCCGCAGCTCTGAAGTGATGGTAATTATTACAAGAATCAATTACTTTAGTAATCCAATTGTATACATCGTACTTGTTGTCTGTTAGTGATGCCATTATTGTTCATGAAATTTTAAATATTGTGCTGCTTCTGTTGCTTCTAAGAATTGTCTGATGGCTTCCGGTTCTTTTGCGGGATTTCCTTCTACTGTCAGTAATTCCTGTACTGCTTTTATCATACCTTCTTCACCCCAATGAATAAAGTATCTACTATCTCTTGTTACTAATCTAATTTCATTACCATTTACAACGGCTGATGCTAGGTATTCGTTTATTATTTGCCCCATTTTATAAATTATTTAATACTGTATCCAGCATAGTTGTTTCGTTCTTAAACAGTTTATCCTCTAGAATCTGTCTGTTTACTTCTATATGTGCATGAATATTTTTTATAACCATATCATATGCTTTTGGATGAATTGATTTACAAAAAGAGAATTTAGTATTTGTTAACTGAATTCCGCTATTCTGAAGTAAAATATAATAATGTTTCTGCTCATTGATAAGAAAATACTTATCTGTAAGCGGTGTCATCCTTAAAGATGTTTTAGGATGTTCTAAGAGTTTTGTAACAATATCTATAAATTGTTGTTCTTGCTCGGTTGGTTTGTATTTGAATAATTTTGAAAACATAACTTTTATTTTTGATTTATACTTAAATATACGAAAAAAAGCTCACCGAAGCAAGCTTTTTGTTAATTATTTTTTAAAAATTAATTCTCCTTCTCTCCTAGATTCAGCTTGATATCCTGGAATTGTTTTTAGTTGCTGAAGAATGTATGCTTTGTATAGATTGGATTTTTGAATCTTTCCTTCCTGTTTCTCTGTAGCTTCTGTATAAAGTGCATTTGGATCTTCAGATGCTATAAAATCTTTTACAATTGCAGTTACAGTTGATAGTATGGTTAATAAAGTTTTTATATCAGCTTTCTGTAACTGTGTTGTACTTCCTCCAACATCGTACCCTACATTATAAGTTCTAGGAAGATCTACTAAAAAATTAGGCAGGTAGTATTGTCTTTCAGCATCCGATACACTCAGATCATGTAAATCTTCAAAATCTACAGTAATAGTCTCAGTATAGTCTCCAATATCTACTAAAGCTTTATACCTATTTTTAAAAGCCCTAGTAAAAGGAAGTGGGAGAATATTTGCTTCCCCAACTTCTTTCATTAGAATTTCCTTTAAAAGAGGAATCATTAAAGTTGACATCTTACTCATATTGTTTTACAATAAATATTAGATAAACTCAATTGTATTTTTTTCTTTATCCCAATCAAAGGTCATTGGCTTTTGAGTGTACTCGTACTGCTCATCCAATACTGCTGCATTAAAGAAATGTGTACCATTTTTAAACACATAGCCTCTACCACTATGGATATGACCACATACATGAATTTTTGGTTTAATAACTTCAATTCTTTGTGCTAGTAACTCACATCCTAAATTATCCCAAGGACGACCTGCTACTGTATCCAAAGTACCAAATGCAGGACCATGAGTAATAAGAATGTCTGTGTTGTCAGGAATTGCTTCCCACTTTGCAGCTAACTCAATTCCATTTTTAGGAAGATTGAATGCCCAAGAATAGAATTCCGGTTGCCAAGGTGAACCATAAATCTTTGTACTTGCATCAGTATCCATGTCATATAAATCATATGCTTCATCTTGAAGATAGTCAATATCCAAGTATATATTTAATAGCTCCTCTACTCCTTCAGGATGATTCTCAAACATACGATCATGATTACCTGCTATGAATATTTTTTTATCATATTGCTCAAGTGAATGAAACCAAGTACAGAAGTCTAAGATATCATTTTTATTATATCCTGAATTCATTATGTCTCCGGCATGGATTAGTAAATCCCCTCCAGGTAAATCTGTAAGGGGAATCAATCCATGTTTTGTATGTGTATCTGAGATTACTGTTATTCTTGTTTTCATTTATTATTTTTTCTTATATATTCTTCAATTGATTCTTCAAACCCTACTGAATATAGAAACTGATTTTGAAGAATTTTAAAACAGTCTTCAATTGACAGTCGTGGTCTGTTTCTTTTAATATAATCTTCTGCATCTTCTCTTGTTAGAAAATATGCATTTATATCAGAACAGAATTTAATTCCTGGGGATGGTAAGATATAATCGTAGGATGGTAAGATATAATCGTAGTAAAAATTCTCTTTATTTACGTACCATACTTTATCTCCTTCATAAATATTCTTTCCATCGTGTGTTAGAAAGATTGGTTGTTTTACTTTCTTAATAGTATGAAAAATACCAAAGTGTTTTTGATTAGAAAGATCTCCATTTTCGTGATGAATAGTTATTATATCTCCTTCAACTTTTATTCTCTGAATAGTTCTAATAACATCTCTACTTCCGATAGTAGCTTTGAATTCATCACCTACTGTAAATACTTCTCCATCTGAGAGACGTTTTACTGAAAGTATTTCTTGTGGTACTACTCTTGATATTAGGATTTCATAATCCTTCTCAACTACTTCTTCCCAGTATTCAGGATGACTTTCAATCATTTGAGAACCATACATATTTCCTGTCTCTATATTATGATACATCCCACAGTGTCTTTCAAGTACTATAAATCCTAATTTAGGAGATGCTGGGTATTCTTTTATTAGTTTGAATTGTCTCATAACTTTATCTTTTTATTTATACTTAAATATACGAAATTTATTTTGATAAGACAAATAATTCGTAAGAAGAATTTTCAGTATTAAATTTTATATAATCTTCTCTTTGTTCTACTATTTCAGTTACTGGTGTTGTTTGCCAAGTGAATGAAGGACCAAATGGAGACATAAGTAAACTTCTTCCAACTGCTACTTGTGGAAAGTCTGCTTTATATCTTCCATCTTCACCAAACTCTAACCATTTCACATCTACAGATGTTTTTGTTAGGCCGTCTCTTTCTCTTACTAATTTGTATTTATGTTCTTGTTGTTTACCGTAAATTTGTTCAAACATTTGATCTAAATGTAAAGTACCATCCTCTGCTTGAGATAATAATACTTTTGGTTGTGCTCCTCCTATCATAGCCATTTCTTTTTTAAAATTAAATTGTAATAATCTGTTGTTTCTTTTTTATCACCACTATGTCTTGTCCAAGTCTGTGGTGCTTCTTTTCTACATTGAGCTACTCTTTCTGCTGTAGTGCCTTTTGTTTCTCTTGTATAATACAACCAAGACTCCCAGTAATGCATATCATGTTCTGGAATGAATTTAACAGCTATTTGCCATTTAAAGAATACAAAACTAATCATTGGATTCCATTCATGTCTGTATGAATCCCATTTAGTTTTCCATCCTAATGGTACAAAATCAAATCCTATTTTTTTAGGAACAGCATATGAGCAATTCATTTTATTTGCAAATATTTCATCATAAGGCCTTATACTACGAGTATATTTAGGATTACGTTTATTAAACTCTTCAGTGCTTTTTATGCAATCCAAAGTAGCTTGATGAGCTCTTTCTGGAGTTGCTTTTACCCATTTTCTAGGAAAGAAATGAGGTACACCTAAAGCAACTTTCCCGCAATACCATTTTAATTTTGGTGGTTTAAATGGAGAGTTATATGCTCTTAGAAAATCTAAATCTTTTATAAAGTATTTTATTTTATTTTTTAGTGTCATAAGTCTTTTTCGTCTTTATAAATTTCTAATAGTTCTTTTATATTTTCAAAATTATAAGGTCTGCCTTTTAGTTTACAAACTCTAATCCAATCTGCAAATTCAATAGCAAATTCATCTGCTATTTGTTCGCATTCTTTAGCATTATCTTCAGCTACTTTTTCATCATAGGAATCAGTTAACATTCCACTACCCATATAGCAGTACATTTTAGGTAAAAATTTTTCTATTAATGTCATAATCCTTTTTCTTTTTTATATGTTTCTAATAATTCTGATGCTGTGTAATATCCTATTTTATCTTCATAACAATTTGCATGAAACCAATCTGCAAATCCAATAGCAAATTCATCTGCTATTTTAACACATTTATTATTATGGTCATATTTTAATGGCTCATCATTATAACAATCCCAATATTTTACGTGAGGAGAAAACTTTTCTTTTAGTGTCATAATCTTATCAGAGGATTGCTTGATTTTTTATAATCTCTTTTCTTAATTTTTTTAAATCTTTAGAGGCATCCCAATGTTTACTTTTAACTTTTTTTACTTGTTCTCTATAAACCTCATAACTATTATCAATTAGGTACTGTCCTTTAAAATTTCTAGTAACACAAACAATAACACTATCTCCAGATTGTGATTGTCTTAAAAAAGCTGGTTCACCTTTTAAGAATCCTCCTGATGAGAAAGACTGTAAAGACCATACTAAAACCTTATCTCCTTTTTGTAAATATTTTTTAATCTTCATATAATCTATACTGTATGTTCTATTTGTACTCTTACACAATTCTGAGGTAATCTATGAATGTGTCTGTAGTTGTTTATGTACCCCATCATGTTTGCACTACCAACTGCATTTGCAGAATGTATTACAACATCAACAACAGGAGCTCCATCCAGCCATTGTTCAACTAACCATTTAGTACAATCCATTCCAGTTTTTTCCTGAATATTATCATAATTCAGTTCATAATTATGATATACGTTTGAATGCCATTCAGCCATTGCTGAAGGTCCTAAGTCGTGATCTAATGATATTAATTCAATATTTTCTAGTCCAATCTCAGTTACTTTGGCTACAAACTCATCATAAGAACGAACAACAGTCCAATCTGGTATTCCTTCCACCCATTCATTGTTTGGTGATACAGGTGTTCTTATATCGTCTAAGTATATTCTTTTTTTCATTTCATTTACTTTTTATCAGTATCAAGAACTCTTTTATATATCACCTGTCCAGGAGCATCGCATACATAATCTCCTACTATAGTATTTTCATCAATTAGAAAAAATTTAGCAAGTGCAGTCCAATCATTTGGTTCGTATAAAGTCTCTAAATAGAAACTTCCTTTATCAAACTGATAAGCTAGAACTTTTACATGACTTCCAGTCAAGGTAGAATAGCACTCGATCTTAAAATCTTTTTTATTCTCTATCGAAAATACCATTTCAATAGTTTCTGATGTCCATGTACCTACTAAAAATTTTTTAGTAATCTTTTGAGCATTAGCATTGAAAAACGCTAAGCATAAGCATAATATTAATATTTTTTTCATTGTCTTTTGTTTTATATCTAAATATACGAAATTTATTTTAATTTACCAAATTTAATCCCACCATCCTCTAATATTTTCTTCTAAAATTTTAAATAGAAGTTTATGTACTCTTTCTTGATTTACATGGGCAATATTCATTGCTACAATTCTTTTTATATCAGCTTCATCTCTACCGTCTAAAGTAAATGGTCCTTCTCCTTTCATTACTCTTTTATAAACAAGAGGGTACTTTTTAAAGAAGTCATCATACTTTTCCCATACCTCTTCTGAATTATAAAGAGAAGATCCTGGTCTATCTTCGCAATCTGTGAACCAAACTCTATCTTTTGCATAATCCATATACTCCATTTGATAGGATTCATCTTGAACTTTTTCAATTAGCTTAACACAAAGTCTCATTCTCTTGGCATCAAGTTGTGCTCGTGTATGAAAATCTCTATCACCAATGTATTTGGCTTGAGCTTTAAGTTTATGTTTAAGGACTTCAAAGATGTAGTGATCATCCCAATTTCTATCTTTCCAAATAATTGGAAACCAATACCATAGGTTTTTTATTCCTTGTTTGAGGTAGGTGGGGTAATGCTTTCCATCAAATTTCCACCAAAGATATATTCTTCTGAATATATTTGGTCTTGGTCTGTTTTGTAATTCTTCAAAAAAGTCTTCCATCTTATTTCTTTTTAAATTCATTAAACCATTTTTTCTTTGCTTTAGGAAATGGTAAATCTCCATCTCTTAATTGCCAACCATCAAGGAAAGCATTTTTTACATCTTCTTCAGTATAACTTCTTTCTTGTTCTTTTACTTCATCTGAAGTAAGTTCATCTTCAAAAGCATAATGTATTTCACCTTCTTGATCAACAACCTCAATAATTTTATATTCTGTGTATAAAGGATGTTCTCCTTTTTCATAAACTTTACCTGTTAATGTTACTATAGTAGGTTGCATTTTTGCATAAGGTCTAAATTGATATTTCATATCTTATTTGTTAAATGTTTCGTTGTAGTATTGTTCCCCACTATTAATATTATTAGTTACAGATAAAATTCTGCTATCCACAAAAACATCTACAATCTGTTGCTTTTCCATTTCTTTAGCATTATGAAATACTGCTTCATTATACTCTATATCTTGATTTGATATTGGATTTTCTAATAAATTTTTGTATAACCATTCTACTGCTGTCATCTTATTTCTTTTTATGTTGTTTATAAGCAGTATTTATGTGATTGCCATTTAACACAATTCCTTGTAGTCTTGCTACTGTACCACATACGTTGTATATTAACTCTTCAACTTCTTCCTCACTATAACCTTGTTGATGCTTTTCCATTTCTTTAGCTTGTTTTAAAATTTCTTTTTTAATGACGTTACCTTTCATTTGATAATAATTATCTAATTCTTGAAATAACCATTCTACTGCTGTCATATCTTATTTGTTTTTAAATTCTAATTGTGGTTGATTTTCTACCATTTCATTTATGAATTTAGATAATAATTCTAAAGCTTTTATGTCCGCAATACGATTGATATTTATAACCTCCAACACATTAATAATATTGTAGTTTATAGATTTTAAAGTATCTATACCTTCATCGTAGGTTATAGCGTCTTCTACTTCTTCTACTAAATCAATTACTAATTGACTATAATCACCCATTTTATAAAAAATGTTGTGACTTAATTCTTCTAATATTTTCATAATCTTATTTGTTTTTAAATTGTTCATACCATTTTTTCTTTGCTTTAGGAAATGGTAAATCTCCATCCCTTAATTGCCAACCATCAAGGAATGCATTTTTTACATCTTCCTCACTATAGCCTTGTTGCTTTTCCATTTCTTTAGCATTATGAAATACTGCTTCGTTATACTCTATATCTTGATTTGATATTGGATTTTCTAATAAGTTTTTATATAACCATTCTACTGCTGTCATCTTATTTCTTTTTAAATTGTTCAAATAAATTTTTAACTCCTTTTGCGTGCGTTAATAGACTATGTTTAAATATAAACTCTCCAAATACTATTACTTCTTCCTCACTATAACTTCTTTCTTGTTGCCAAGCTGAACCTTCATTAAATCCTTTAATATATTCTTTATCAAGTTCATCAATAGTATGTCCAACATGCTGTTCTTCTATAGTGTACTGCTCTTGTTGCCATTTAGCACCATCTTTAAATCCATGTTCATAAGTATTTTTATTTTCAAAATCCTCTAAATACTCTGAATACTTCTCAAATGCATCTTTAAGTGCTTGATTTGGTTCAGATGGATTCTGTATTTCATCAATAAACTTTTTAATATTCTCTTTTTTATCATCATTGAATACTTCTTCCAATTTAATTTCTTGTTTAGGAAAGTCAATAGTGCTTTTAATACAAGTACAGTCTTCTAATGAATCACTACAATCTTTACATACTAATTCTATCCTGTTAATCTCTGTATCATCATATAAGCCTAACTCTTCATCTGATTTCATCATATCGATTAGAGCTTGTTTGATTTGACTACCATGCCATACTTTCCATTCATTAAATGATAAGCCTGATTTTGGATTTGAGAATAAGAATTTATTATATTGTGATTCTAATGTTGCCATAACTAATTAAATTTAGCTTTTAAATTATTGTTTTTAATCAATGCTTTTAACCTAATAACATACGTTGGATCTTCAGCATAATTCTGTCTTAAGTATTCAAAATACTCTCCTTCCGTTTTTATATCAGAAAGATAAGTTGCTGAGTATAGAGCATAGTCGATAAGTGAATCTTGCCAAGTATCGTAATAGGCATGTCCTCTATTAGTACCCTTTGCTAGATTGGTTCTAATAGTTGCTTCCTTCATTCCGAATAAGTTTGAGTTCTCACGAAAGATAGTTGAATTATAATTTCCTGTCTCTTGGATTGATTGAGCAAGAATGATGTATGGGAATTTAAAATTAAGTGATTTGATCTTTTCAATCAAAGCTTTTTGTGTAAATCCATTATACTCTCTAACAACAATTATTTTTTCTTCTGGTGTTAAATTTTTTAATGTAGGTCTTGGTGAAGAACTAAATCCTACAATAGTAGCAACTACTAAAATTAATAATCCTCCTTTTACGTAAGTGGATGGTTTTACTCTTTGGAATTCAAGAGTATCTTGATTGAATTTGTAAAACATAACCTTTATTTTTTATTATTAATATACCTAAATATACGAAGAATATTTTAAGTAACCAACTTTTTTATGCGAAAAGTTTTTAAACAAAATAACATATCATCTCCCACATACTCATACTGTAGACCGTTTATCTCCACTATTTTTCCGTGTTTCTTAGACGTTCTAATTGATTTTAGAGTGGGTGATATATCTTCACAGTAAACTCTTTTTCCTCTCATAACTTTTATTGTAAAATAATTACTTGTTTATCTCCTTCTAAAAGATCTTTTTTATTTACTTTTAATTTTGATACTCTAAAATTTTTACTTTCTAAAAAATTTAATTCTTCTTTATCATCAAACCAGTTAAATAGTTGATCCATATCTCGAAAAGCAAAAAATAAAATTCCTCTCCCTTGTGTCTTTTGTATATTTGTCCTTAATAATGGATCTTCATATGCTCCAGGTCTTTGTAATGTGTAACTTGCAATACCAAACTTATTTACCTTCCTGTCATTTATTTTATCTTTTAAGTGTCTTCTTTCTCTAAACCAAGGTTCTTTTTTTATTAAAACTTCCCATAATTCTCTATCTTTAGTTTCCCTACAGTATCTATAAGGTCCTATTTCAATATTATCCTTATGATGAATTCTAAATACATTTACTTTGTTGTTGTTTTTCATAACCTTTAATTAATTAATATACTACTGTATATCACTGCCGATGATATAAGTCCAATGAAAGATAAAAAGACAGACATTACCATAATGAAATCATCATTGACTTTATCATTTGTTTGCCTGAACCAGAATGCAGGATCATAAACATATAATTGGTATCCTATATTCCCAATTAGAAATAGTACCCATGGTAAATGTATCATAACTTTTTGTTTTTAATAATACTTAAATATACGAAAAAAAGCTTGCCGAAGCAAGCCTTTTATCAATTATTTTTAATGTGAATCTCCTACATCATTCTTCTCTCCGTAGATTAAATAGTCTGGATTGATTACCTTTGCTACTTTCTTTCTTTCACCTGAGATGTGTTTGATTACAATTCCTTCATGTGGTACTTTTGTTCCTTCAATGAAGTTTTTGAATACAAAGCTATCTTGAACTTCTTGATTCCATAGTCCTTCGTAAAGAACTTCTACGTGAGGGAGTCCTAATTCACATTCAGCCTCTATTAAGAACTCTGCTCTACGTGTAGATACGTACTCTCCATTTATTTTTAAATCGAATCCTGTAAACTTAATATCTTCTAAACCATATTCATAGTTCTTTTGAATACCAGCTCCGTAAATTTCTCCGTAAAGAATTATTCCTTCTCCGATTGTTTCAGGAGTTTGCATATGTTTCACATAATTCCAAAGCCTTTGTTTGATACCATACTTTTCTTCAGTTGTTCTCCAAACATCAGTTGAATAAAATCCTTGAGAGTCACTTCCTTTTTCACAGTTATGAGATCCATAAATGTATTCATAATCAATCCAAGCATCAGCAATTCTAAAGAATTTTTTTACTTTATCCCAGAATGTTAATTGTCCTTTCTTTACAATACCATATCTTGCATTTGTTCCGTGAATCTTTCTAGTGATTTGAACTGTATCTTGTTCTGTAAACATTCCATCAACGTTTTTAAGGTTTGGGAATTTGTAATAGATATGGAAGTTTTGATTGTCTCTCCATTTAATCTTTCTACCTGAAGCAAGTTGAATTTGTTTAACTGGTGGTTCGTATTTTACGATACCAAGTTTTCCCATCATGTCTTGACCCTCTGAGTAGTTAATCTCATGTCCTGGAGTAATTGGTATTACTAAGCATTCAGAATAAACTCCTCTTAGTTTTACTGTTCTAACTCTTTGTCCTTTTCTTAGGTAAGAGGTTACACCGAACTTGTCAGAAAGTTCTAAAGGGATAACTGCATCAGTAGTTGCAACTATTACTAGTTGTCCGGCTTGATGTGTTCCTTTTTTTACAATCGTATTCCATCCTCCGATAACTGCTTGTTCGATGTTATCAGCACCTTCGATTGCTCTTACTTCGTTGATTTTTGCTATAAAGCAAACACTATTATTATTTTCCATTTTCTTCTTTTTTAAATTCCTTAATTACCAAGTTTTTTTAACAGTTTTTGCAAAATCAACAATTTCTTGACAGTTTTCACAATTTACATTTTTATTTGTTTTTTCATATTGACCACAAGTCATAAAATCCCCATCAAGTGTTAGACCACATAAAGTGTAATCGCTTCCAACCGGTGATGTATAATGAATTTCATCTTTAAAAATTTCATCTCCATTGCCGATAAATTTTACCTTATTTGACATTTTCTTCTTTTTTATTTAGATAGTCTTACAGATTCATCTGTTACGTATAAACATTCTGGACAGTACTTGCATATAACTGTCATTAGTACATCCCCTGAGTAGCAGTCAGATACTCCTGTCCATTCTAATTCTATATCGCAGTTAGGACACTTTTCCATTTTCTTATTTTTTAAACTTTAAATATTGTTTATTACGTTTTTCTTTTAATTGGCTAGGAGCGTATTCCTCCCAGTGCTGTACAATTCTTTGAGCACATACTTTGTGTAATTCTTCTAAAAATGCTACACATTCATGACCTTCCAAAGCATCAATATAGCTATTTGCCTGTTCTTCATAATCTAAAAATCCCCAGGTTTCATTTGAAACAACTGCCTCTTCTAATGATACTTGGATTTTATGAAGAAAAACATGTACGTATGTATTATTTCCTATTTTGATTGATTTCATAATTTATTGTTTTAAAGTACTGTTCTATCATTTCTCTTGAATTGTATCCTAATGCAATTCCAACACCATCATCATTTAGTAAAATGTATTCTAGTATCTCATTTGCAGTATTGTCTTGTTCTTTTTGCCATTTTCCATCTGAGGTTGTTGGTACATCCTCTAAGGACTTGGATAAAATTTTTTTTACTTCATTAATATCATTTAAAACTAAAGCATTTTCTATACCAGTTCTTAGTACTTTAATTCGGTACATTAGTTTATTAATAAAATCACTTACCTCTGTTTCTTGTTTAGGTTCTCTATTGAATAATTGATCATCCATATCTCTTTCAGCAAAATACATCAACTCAAGACATTTGTAAACACTCATTCCATTTTTACAACAATCTGAGATATAGTCTTTATACTTTTCAAAATCCTCATCAGTGTACTTGTAATCGTCTTCTGTACGTCTGTCTTTTAGTCTTTGTAAGTATTGTTCAAATGTTTCTTTCATAACCTTTGTTTTAAATTTATACCTAAATATACGAAATTTATTTTGATTCTACAAGCAAATTTCAAATCTATTTTTCATTTGTACTAATTTTTCTTCTGGTACTCCATGCTCATTTACTCCTCTATGTCTATTCTCTACAATCAAAGAATATACTCTGTATCCGTATTCTTTTGCTAGATCAAAGTATGGTTGCATTTCAAATTCCATAGTAAAAGTATTTGATACTACTATTTTTTCAGTATTATTTACCATCCAAACACTTACTGCATTTCGACACCAAGCATGAGCTTCTCTTAATTGGTCTGGTTCAAATTTATACTCATCTCCCTCCATAAAGAACATATCTGCTTCAATATGGAAACCTCCAATTGACTTTGCCAATGTTGATTTACCTGCTCCAGGTAATCCACGAAGTAGGAATAATTCCTTCATAACTTTTATTTTAAATTTATACTTAAATATACGAACTATTTTTTATATTTCCAAATTATTTTTAAGAAAAGGTTTAATTAATTCTAAATAATCTTCAGAAATGTTACTACTAAATCTGTTTCCTTTAATTTGATTTTCTTCGGGAGAGAGTGGTTGTAGGTTTCTTAGATCATTTACAATATGAGGAGGTGTATCTTCCTTAAACCAAGTAACAGGTACTTTGTGATCAATTTGATGATAATCCCAAATCATTCCTAAAGAATCTAGATGTTCTTTTAATTCTAAGGCTGAGTATTTTAGTAGGTTTGATGTACTACTTTCTTTTCTCTGTCCTAATCTTTTTACTGTTTCAGATAGAAGGCTTCTCCATTTAGTGCTGTGAATATTTATTTTGTTCCATTCTTTTTGATATTCATTTAGAGATTCTTTATTTTCTGCATAGTACTGTTGATGGTACTGTTTCTGATAGTCAGGATTAGATTCTCTGTATGATTTACGATAGTTTTGGAAATACTCTACATTCTGTACTCTATAAGCTTTCATGTACTCCTTACCGTACTTTGAGGTTCTTTCTATAACTGTTTCCTTATTTTGGTTATAGTATAAACTACTTCCTTGCTTAACACAGATCTTACAGTTAGAAGTTATTCCATCTACCTTATGTTTGTCTTTATAAAATTCACTTAAGGACTTTATCTCCTTACATTTACTACACTTTTTCATAATAAAAAAAGCTTAGGCTTTCGAGGTCGGACTCTCTACTTGCCATAAGCTTTACATTGATTTTTTTCGATATGATATAGGTCCGACGCTATACATATAAATATCAACTTTTTATGAAAAACCTTAAATTATTTATATTCTACGCTCATGGTGGTCCTTTGGTAAGGTTAATTTTTTAATTGGTTGCATTTCCATAATACCTAATACCTGGTCCATTGAAATTGGCTCCAATTCATTTCCATCTACTCCAACATCCATTGCTTTACCCTCTGCCAATCGTAGATGATACGGTAAATGAACGTGACCATGCAAGTGAATTACACCTTGATTCATATCGTGATGAGAAGCAATTGGATAGTGCATACACACGAAAATAAACTTCTCAGTTGTTGCTTTATTGATTGGTCTTCTTACTTCTAATCTCAAGTATTGTTGTACTGAGGAGAATAGTTTTTGAACATCTTCCTTGTTTCTTTCAATATGATGATCGTGGTTTCCAAGTACTAAGTGAATGTTTTTACAGTTGATTTGACTTCTAAATTCTTCAATCTTATCAAATCCTCCAAATGACCAGTCACCTAAGTGAATTAAGATATCATCTTCACCAACCACGTTGTTAATGTTATTCACTAGAGTGTTGTTCATATCTTCCAATGAATCAAACTTACGAGCATATCCATCATTCACTGACCAGTTTGTAGTAGCACTACAAATGTTTGAGTGTGAGTAATGTGTGTCTGATGTAAAGAACAATTGCTGTCCTTTTTCTAATACTAGTTTCATAACCTTAGTTATATTAATTCAAATTTTGTTAATGTATCTCTTTTTTCTTCTTTGTTTATTGTCAATAAATAGTTTTTTACATTAGCAATAATGTTTTTACTATAAATTTGTTGCAACACATCAAGTTTTATTGTTTTCTTTACACTCTGATTTGGGTAATTTTTTAAACGACAATTTTTATAATCGCTAATTGCAGATAGAAGAGCATGTTTATAGCCACTACAACCATCAATCAAATTTATTTTATGCTCAGTGTATTGACCATTTACTATGATTCTAAGTTGATGAACCTTTTGAGCTTTACCGTATGTAATTCTATACTCATCATACCCAATATGATTAAACCCTTGTTCAGTTTTTTCGTACTTTGCAATTTTAATTAAATTTTCCATAACCTTTTTGTTTTAAATTTATACTTAAATATACGAAAAAAGACTTACGTAAGCAAGCCTTTTTGTAATTATTTTTAAAAAAATTGTTGCTGGGATGTAAAGCATATAGACTAGGTCAAATGCAAAATCAAGGTCAAGGACCTTCCTTACCACAAAGGCAAGGACAAAACCTAAGTCTCAAAGTTGCTAGCCACTTTTATTCTCCCAGTAGGAGTAACATGTCTAGCTGTTGAGTTCTATCTCAGTTTTTAAAGTTTGTAAGGAAGCGTGTCTGTCTAAATGGCACGGGGCCATTTAAGTGTCTCATAGAATGATTAAAAGTCATTTTTATATGTATCTATAATTTAAGACTCCACTATCCCAGCATAAAACCTTAGGGCATCGGCTTGTGCTTAGCCCTTTGGTACCAAATTATTTTATTACTTCTATTAGATCAGGATTAATATACAAATGCATCAATATTCCTGCTTTATCTGAATCTAGTCCTACTATCCAGTTCTTACCTAGATTTTTAATATCATCCTTATCAATTAAAAAATCATGAATATATTGGCTCTGTTCGAGTATTTCTTGTTTTAGTTCCTCAGACTCAACTAATATTTTCATATTATTTTAATTGATTTAAGAACTCATCCACTACGTCCTGGAATCTTTCTGCTACGTTAATTTTTAAATTGACAGCTTCTTGGATTCTTGCTTGACGTTTTTCCTCAAACTCGTGTTGAGCTTTACGTTGATCTGCTAACCACTTATCATAAGCCAACTTATACTCATTTGCTAATTCTAAGTTTTGTGCATTCACTCTTGCTTGAATCTCACCTCTCTCTTTCTGAACTCTAGCATTCTCAGAAGTAACTGTATTCTTTGCTTTTGATTTGAAATAATTCACTTTTTGCTCATACCCTCTATGAAGTGCTGCTAATTCTTCATGAATTGCAAGCAATTGCTCAGGTGTGTGGTGAATGGTTACTTTAAGTGGAGTTTTCTTTCCTACTTCAATTTCCATAAACTCTAAAGTTTTAATGGTAGGAAGTTCTGCTCTTAAACGGTCTAAAGTTCCTCTTTTATGAATAAACTGACCAATATGTGAAGCATAAGCCTCTGCTTCTAAGTATTCGTTGTATTCGGCTGCAGTTAGAGTACCCCAACCAAAATCCTCATCCACTTCTGTTGGAAGTGTTTCTGAGATTACTGCAGGACGTACTGGAGCTTCAACATCATATTTGAATCCTTCGTATTTGATTTTGTTAATCAGTTCATCTTTTGCTTTGATGTTCTCCATCAAGAATGCTTGAGTAGCAGATAATCTTGCTTTTGCTTGTAATAACTGTACTACGTTTTCTGGGATTGGGTTCCCTTGAGTTTCAGTATAAATCTCTGAACCAATTGTTAATTTTTTAGACACATTGTTGATGTTGTCTAATTGGCTAGAAATCTCTTTTGCTCTTTGGTTACAAAGGTTAGAGATTGAAGCTGCTTGAGACATTGATAACCCTTTTGATGCTAATGAATTTTTCATAACTATGATTTTTATTATTTATTTTTTACTATTTCTATTAATTTTTTAAGACATTCAAGTTCTGCTTCTTCGTAAGAACCATTAATATTACTACTCACTTCTCTACTATCCTCACTTTCATTAAAAATAAAAAAAGAATATTCTTGTGTGCCAATCTCAATCAAACCACTTAGTTTATACTTCTCTCTAAACCATCTAAATGCTTGTTGGTAAAGTGGTGCTGAACAAGATGGTGCATCTAGTGGCTGATTACAAAATGTTCCATATTGATTTTTATTATTTGGAAAGTATAAACTTTCATCATAAAAAGCAAAACAAGGTTCATCAAATCCTAATTCTTTTAAAGCAAGTGATTGTTCGTAAGGAATAAATTCTTTTTCCATAACTTTTATTTCTTTTTATTTAATATACGAAGAAAGATCCAGATATCCAAACCTTTCTTCAAATACTTTTTATTGGTGATGACGAATATACTTTCCATGTCTGTCAACTCGGACATTCATTTTGGTTAATTCGAAATTCCAATTGTTAAACTTACCCAAACCTGACCTTTGTCTTGCTTGGCGGTTTGCAGATGCTACTGCTTCTTCTCTACCATTCTCTGTTGTTTCAACAAAAAACGTGGGAGCCTGAACACCAGTCTTACTGGTAGGGACTACTCTCCAAATTCTCAATTTCTGAGTCATAAGTTAGCAATAGCTAACCTACATTGGAGACGAAGGAATTGACCTCATAATGGATAAAATTTAGTGGCCTTGGGGAATTATGATATCCCAACCTTTTCGTTATGAGCGAACTGCTCCTCCTTTGAGCTACAAGGCCTGGTAGCGTAACGTGGACTCGAACCACCCCCCTGGCTTATGAGACCAGGATGCAACCTTTACACTTTAACGCAATTTATTAGCGGTCTATGAGAGAATCGAACTCTCATCCCTACCGTGACAGGGTAGTATCCTAGCCGTTGAACGAATAGACCAAAAAAATTAGGTTTTAATATCTCGCTTTCACATATTAAAAAAAGAAACAGCTCTAATGTTGCGAATCATTTTACGGTGTCCTGCTCAGTCTTTACTTCCTAATTTTGTGGAGCTACCGGGATTCGAACCCGGAATAACAGAATGCAAATCTATCGTGATGCCAATTTCACTATAGCCCCTTATTGTACTGCGTACGGGATTCGAACCCGTGCCTTATCATAGAAAGTGATACGTGTTAACCCCTTCACTAACGCAGCAGATTGTGGGTATATGTTCATCACATATTCTTGGGTTCCCACACACCCTTGAGCAATTATTCGGATTCGAACCGAAACTTCAGACTTGGAAGGCCCACGTGCTAGCCGTTGAACACTATAATTGCATAGAGAGGGACAGGCTATTTATTCCTTAAAGGACTCCCTCAGACCATTTGAGCTTCCTACCGGCCACGATCCGATAACCTCTTGTTTACAAAACAAGTGCTCTGCCAATTGAGCTAAGGAAGCATTTAATTACAGCCGGTTTTCGTATCCGTTCTGCAGGTTAGCCCCTGCTGCTTTACTATAAGCTAACTGTAATTTTGTACTCCAGGAGGGATTCGAACCCTCAATAAACGGTTTCTAAGACCGCCCTGTATACCAGTTCCAGCACCGGAGCAATTTATTTTTGTGGCCAAGGACAGGAATTGAACCTGCACGTGGGTCTTATGTGTATTTCAACTATAATGCGACTTATCCACTCTGTTTAACTATTCAGTGCGTTTACCATTCCGCCACCTTGCCATTTACCGCATGTGCGGTCACTTATCAGTCGGTAGCTCCCTCTCGGTATCCATCTGTGGGTGTAACACATTTGGTAGAGGGTCGAACCTTAAAAGAGGGCAAGGTAAGAATCGAACTTACTCTGCGGAGTTTGCAATCCCGCCGGTCTCCATAACCATCCTGCCCCTATTCACCTAGCCTGACCTTCCAGACAGTACATGTCACAATTAATTTGGCGCCGTGTTATGTAGTAGATGATTTATATTTAAAATTAAAGTGCTCTTAGGGCTTAAGCGAGTCAGTACAATACTGTTAATCACATGCCTCGGTCAATTCCGATTTTTGTATCTCTTTAATTATACTTAAATATACGAACTTATTTTTTAATATCCAAACTTTTTTACTAAAAAAGTAAAAACTTTTCCCATTCTACTGGAATGTGTGTTAACTGCTTCATAAGCATAAAATAGTGAGGTCTTTTTGGTTCTACTATTTCTTTACCATATTCCTCAAGAGTTAAATCTGCTTTTTCATGATTACATCTTCTACATGCTGTTACTAAATTATCCCAAGCATTTTGTCCACCTTTTGATTGTGGAATGACATGATCAAGTGTTAGTGACTTCAAGTGGCTTGATCCACAATAAACACATTCGTAATTATCTCTTCGATAAACATTTTCTCTTGTTAGAGGAACTTTTTGAATGTTTTGTTTTACGTATTTGTAAACCCTAATGATTGAAGGTTTAAAAATTTCTAGATTAGGATTTACTAATCCAAATGTTTCTGGGTGTTCAGCTATTATTTCTGCATTGCCCTTATACGAAATCACGAAAGCTCTTTCGGTAGAGATAATGCTTCTTGCCATAAAGCTTGAATCGATTACCAGTGTTTTTTGGTACTTACTCATGATAACTTATTTTAAAGGTTTGTATTGTGTTTTTCTGTTGTACTTCCAGGTACGGTATTCTCTATACTTGAAGGCCCATATATTGGATTTTTTACTCCAATAGTCTTCAAACCAGGTATCCCATTCTGAATACTCTTTTCTTTTTTCTAACTTATACTCTTTGTTGGTATAGTTTTTGATTCTCATTTTTATGCATTTTAAGTTAATAAACTTAATGCATATCGAATTTCTTTTTCATAATTAATAATTTAGCACGCCAGGAGGGAGTCGAACCCTCATCGTCGGTTTTGGAGACCGGTATGCTACCATTGCACCACTGACGCATTTGCAGGATATCGCTAAACCTACTGTGAATGGCCTATTCACCTTAATACTCTAAAGCTGCATCCTAAACGGGAAACTTTGGTATACGATTTTTTTGTACCCCATCCAGGAATCGAACCTAGAATTAATCTTTAGAAGAGATTTGTTATATCCGTTTAACTAATAGGGCAGTTGAGGTCTTAAAAGGGATCGAACCTTTGTTCTATCGTTCGTAGCGATAAGTTTTTCCAATTAAACTATAAGACCAATTGTATCCCTGACTGGAGTCGAACCAGCAAGCCTAGGCATTTGGGCTTAAACCAAACGTGTTTACCATTTCACCACAGGGATGTGTTTGTGTGAAAGATGGGACTCGAACCCACAATCTCCTGAACCACAATCAGACGCTTTACCAATTCAGCTACAATCACCATGTAAAATTAGACAACCAATAAGAAGCTCATCCGGCATGAGTTTGGTTTAATCTTCATTTTCTAATTTTGTACCGAGTGTTGGATTCGAACCAACCTAAGGGCGGATATGAGCCATCCTTGATCCCAAGCTCACTCGGTAGTTGATAGGGAACCTCTTACCCTATCGTTGTACTATAGATTTTTTGATCAAGTGTCCTACCACTAGTGCCCCGTTCGTACTTTCATCTCCTGCATTCCTTAGATGCGTTGTGAGGACGGTGAGGAGGTTTTTTTGCGGAGAACAAGAGAATCGAACTCTCACCTGTTTTACCAGGAACATCTTAGCAGGATGCCACTACGAACCAATATTAGACTATTCTCCAAAGAGTGTTGTGGAAGATATCATTCCTGTAGGCCCAACACTAGCTTATTCTACTTTGTACTCCTAGAAGGAATTGAACCTCCATTTCATCCTTATCAGAGATGTGTGCTAACCATTCTACTATAGGAGCAATTTATTGCGGACTTGGGGAATTTCGAAATCCCGACCCTTTGCTTAACAGGCAAACGCTCTTCCTCTGAGCTACAAGTCCAAGGTTAATACAGTGGGTCCTACAGGAATCGAACCTGCTCCTCTAGTTCTTCAGACTAGCGTACGCACCAGCTATACAAAAGACCCGTACTCCCTTCGTTGGTACTTGCCGTTTCTTAAGTCGACACTTTCCCCGTGCTTGTTTTATTTAAGTGTACTTCCCTACTGGGAACCTGAAGTCAACACTTTGTGGGCAGCAGTGGACTCGAACCACTCCCGTGAGGACCAAATTTACAGTCTGGCTGCCGTATCCGAACGACTTTTGCTACCCAATTTTTGTACCTCGAAGTGGAATCGAACCACTGCCATTTGCATGTAAAACAAATACGCTTCCATTACGCCATCGAGGCTGGTCGGCTCCGATTTTTATGTGCACCATACAGAACGTTGCCGAAGTAAACTGTGTTTGTTCCCCCGGATGGCCTCGAACCATCTACCCCTCCGTTAAAAGCGGAGTGCCCGTCCACATGAGCTTCAAGGGAATATTGCCGAAATTCACGATAGGCGGCACCTTTACACGGCCGTCGGCTCTATTTGTGGTGGTCTAATAGGCAGGATTCGAACCTACGTACTCCTCAGTCCAAGTGAGGCATGAAACCGGGCTTCGCTACTAGAAATTAAAGTTGGCTTACTAGGACTCGAACCTAGACTAAAACAGTCAAAGTGTTTTGTGCTAACCATTACACTATAAGCCAATGTTGCGGAGGATATAGGATTCGAACCCATACACCATTTTAATGATCGACGCATTTCAAGTGCGCTGCCGGTACCCAGAATCTTTCGGCTTAATCCTCCTTAATCTTATCCAATATGTCAATGAACTCTTGTTGTGGGGCAGACAGGATTCGAACCTGCAATAATACCATATTTTTTCACATGCCTGCTACTTGGAGGATTCGAACCTCATCTCTCAATGCCTTGAGCGCTTTACCATTTACCACTCCCCCTTTTTATTATACTTAAATATACGAATCCTTTTTACGGTATCCAAATTTATTTTAAAAAAAAACCCGAATCTTTTTTGATCCGGGTTCTTATTAGAATTTATATGTTATAATTTAATTATATCATATCCCGGTTTTAGTTGTTTTCGGTTCGTTATTATACGTAAAGCCTACAATGACATCCCCACATAACGAATCCGACCATTGACTAATGGCTCTTGACGCTATGCTCAGTTGTTGATGTATGTTTTGAAGTGCTTGCATTTTATTATTTTATGTCTATAAATATATATAAATTATGGAAAAATTAAATTACCGTTCTATTTAATTTATCCTTTTAAAATTTCTTTTGTTGTAATCTTTAATTCTAATTTATCTACTCTAGAGTCTGTATGTCTGATGCAGTCTCTGTAGATTTCATCTACTCTGTTAATTTCCTGATCAATTCTACGATTGAGCATTTCTTCATTTTGATTTATAACTTGATGAATATCAGTTATATTTACTTGTAATAATTTTACTTGCTTTGCTGTTCTAAACGCTACCACAACTCCCCATACTATGAGAGCTGTACCTACCCCTAAAATAAATGCTAATAATTGTTCCATAATTTTATTTGTTTTTACGAACGGTAATTCAACAATATAAATGTATGAAATTTATTTTAGACAGCCAAGTCTTTTTATAGATCTTTTATAGTCTTAATTAAATCGTCTATAGATCTATTTTTTCTTTGAGTACGAGGTTTTTTAGCTTGATCTTTAATAATTTTTTCTTTTAATTTTACCATCTTAGCACACAATTCATATTCTTCAAATTTCTCTAAAGTGTCTAAATTTTTATCTAAAATATCTAGGAAAGATTGTTGATCAACTCTTAATTGTAAAGTTGAAAACGAAGGCACAGTTTCGATTTCAACAAATACAATATTAGTTAATTTATTATTAACACAATACAATACGGCCTCCACTGCTGACTTTGATAATTCCAATCTGTAGTTATTAAAAATATCTGAGGGGTTATCTACTTGGAGAAGTAAAGGAGTAAATATATTATGTTTTTTAGCCATTTGTTGTTATTACTTTAATTGCTACAAGGTGTTGCTCATAGATTTGAATACAATTATCGCAACATAAGGAACCATCACTAGCTACTCTTTTTTGACAACCACATGATAATACAGCTCCACAATTTGGGCAAATTTCTGGTTCTTTCATTATTCTATTACTTCTACAATAGGTGAGGCGATTGCTGCTTTGATCTCAAAATTACGCTCACCATTATCTGTTAACCATCTAGTTATTTTAACTTCTGCTTCTGTTACAGATACAGCATCTACTAAATAATCTAATTTTTGTCTTTTTGTTTTTCCTTTATCGTCAATTGACTGAAATTCAACTTTAACGATGTAATACTTGTTTTCGTTCATAATCTTTATTTGGTTGTTTATAAATATTTACTTTATATAAGATATAAATTCAGATCCGGGCTCATCTTCATCATCATCGTCTTCATCCCATAAACCTGATTCTTTTATAGCAACTATTTGTTCAGGAGTTAAATCCCATTCATAAGCTACTGCTTTTACTTCGGTGTTATCTTCAATATGTCTAACTTGATCTGGTGTTAAGGGATCTGCTACATATAGAAAATAGCAATTATAACATTGAAGATCTAAATTTTCTAATAGATAATTACATTTATTCCCATCTTTAAAATGAAGTAATAATGGAGTTTTATAATCTGTTACTCTACGTTCATTAAACCCGCATTGATAACATTCATCTTTTAAATATGCCTCGGCTATTAGTCTTGATTTAATTTTTTCAGGTGTAAACGATTCCCACCCTGTTCCTGTTTCAACTATTCCCTTAACATTAGGATCTTTTCGTTTATTAGGAAGAAATTTAGGAATACCTTTACCTGATTGGTTTTTATGAATATCAAACAATGTTGGAGTATCTATATCCCCATCATTTATTTTATATTGTTTAGCCCAAGGTTTATAATGTTGGTAAGATACTCCTAAATAACGGGCGGCCGCACGATTTGATTTTGTAAATCGCATTGCTCGCAATATATCCTCTTTGCTTAATGGTTTAGCTGCTGGCATCAGGTTTTTTGTTTTCTTCTGTTATTTGTTGTACCAATATCCAAAGGTCTTCTGCGTCCTCCAAAGAAACTTCCGCTCCTGTTATATCAATAATAGGATTTAGCGTTCCATCAGGATTTATTCGCTCATACAGATAAAACATGATTAAATCAGCTGCATCTTCATCAAAGTGCAGGTATATTAAGCTATCAATAATTTGGTAAAAAGGTTCATCATATTTAATAGTATTAAAACCATAATCGCTTTCTAACATTATACCTCGATTGAGGATATGTTCTAATAACGATATAGTAGTTAAAAACATCTCATGTTGTGCCTCTTCTTTAGTTTTTTTACGACGCTTAACAGTACTCTCAGTCCCAATTAATTTTTTCATCTGGGCCTGGAGGTTTTTGAGTGGGTCTTGTTCTTCCATAACTGATTTATTTATATTATACTTGAGGTATGTTTTCTCCTGTATTTGGAGATGTTGTTCCGCCTTCTAGAGCAGATTTAACTAGCATTTTGATATTGCTTAGTCTAATTAAAAATCCAATTACATTTTCATAAGGAACATCTAAATCAACATCTACACTTAACATATGAGGAGCTAATCCAGCATTTAATTTAGTTTTTAATTTTTGAGTTAAATCTTCTTTTTGGTTTGTAGAATACCCTCTAGGTAATATAAATTGTACTTTAATACCTTTTTTAGTTGGGTTTGGGTTTACATCTAATTTTAATTTAGGTGTTTTAGGATTTTCCATATCTGATTCTATAGCAGCATCTTCTGGTGTGATGTCGGCTGCTCCTTCAGCTTCAAGAAATAATTGTAATTCTTCTAATATACTAACTGGTTTCATTATGTTGTTTTGATATAAATATTAAATCGTTTTGGTATTCAGGCAGTGAATTAATAGTAATTGTAAATATATCCAACTCAAATGTACCTACTTCACCATTTTCTTTAATTATATTAGGTAATTGTTGTAATATTTCCCAAGCTTCAGGAGAAAATTTTAGATAATCAAATTCAACTACAATATCGTTTTCTAGTATTGGATCATTATGTTCTATAGTATATACTCTCTTTGATAGATCAAATGAAGTATTTTCCTGTTCTAATTCAACGTAATCCCACAATCTACCAATAGATAATCGTTCATTTACATATATTCTATCACAAAATAATTCAAAGGTATCTAAAACAGGTAATTGACAATTTTTAACAACATAAGCAATATTATATTTTACAGATGGTTTTCTTGAACCCCATTTACGAATAAAATCACGATTTGAATTTTTTTCTATATGATTATAGTCTCCTACACGTGATGTTTTGCTTACAAAATGATAAACATAAGCTGAACTTACTTTATGTTCGAATCCGGCTAGTTGATATCTTAAGTGAAGATCATCATCTTCACAAAATTTTTTAAATGTATACCCATCAATCCCAATATAATCTTCTTTATAACATCCAAAGAATAATTGAGAACCCCCATCGATTAAACTTTCTTCTAATTGAATTTGATTAAATAGGTTTTCATCAAATGTACCTAAGTCCGAGCCACAATCTTTAATAACTTTACCAGGATATATATCTGGGTAAATGGGAGGTTCTATGCGAGTATACGTCGTTATTGTGCGTTTACTTATATGTTTATCCATGGTTTCTATAAAACCTTTAGATAAAACCATATCGTTATGTAATAATATTATTTTTTCACCTTTAGCACGAGCAACAGCGTTATTGTAATTAATTCCCAAACTGACATTATCGTTAGTTTCTAGAATAATTTCAACTTCTTCTTCATTAGGGTATAAATCTCTAATATTACGAACTATATTATTTGTATAGTTTAAATTAGATGTTGTAACAGGTATTATTAGTGATATCATTTACTTAATAATTTTATATCATTTTGTACCATTAAGTGTACCATTTCTTTAAAACTAGTTTTGGGTGCCCATCTTAAATTTTGTTCTGCTTTTGTACAATTTCCCCTAAGAATATCAACTTCAGCTGGGCGGATAAATTTGGGATCTATTTTAACATATGGTTCCCAATCTGCAATCCCAATTGCTATAAAGGCTTCATCTAAGAAATCTTTAATAGAATAAGTACAATTAGTAGCAATAACATAGTCATCAGGAGTATCTTGCTGTAACATTAACCACATTGCTTCAACATAATCAGGAGCATATCCCCAGTCACGTTGAGCATCTAAATTACCTAATGAAATGTGATCTGCTAATTCTAAATGTATTTTAGCTACACCATTAGTTATTTTTCTAGTTACAAATTCCAAACCACGTCTTTCGGATTCATGGTTAAATAATATACCTGAGCAGGCAAACATATTATAAGATTCTCTGTAGTTTTTGGTTATCCAATGTCCATATAATTTAGCAACACCATAAGGTGAACGAGGATAAAATGGGGTGTTTTCATTTGCTGGGTTTTCAACCATACGTCCAAACATTTCTGAAGATGATGCTTGATAAAATTTGATTTTATCTGAGCCGTATTCACGAATGGCTTCTAGCATCCTAAGTACTCCTAATCCTGTTACATCACTAGTTTGTTCAGGTGTATTCCAACTTTCACCTACAAAGGATTGAGCAGCTAAGTTATATACTTCATCTGGCTGAGATTCTTTAAGAGCTCGAAGCAATGAATTTTGGTCTGTTAAGTCTCCTTTGATGAATTTTATTCTATCTTGAAGGTGAAGAATATTTGCTCTAGTTTCACCTGAGCTGCGTCTCTCCAAACCGTAAACAATATATCCTTTTTCTAATAGGAAATCTGCTAAGTGACTTCCATCCATTCCGTTTATCCCGGTTATTAATGCTGTTTTACTCATATTAGTTATTTTGGTTTATTCTATTTGGTGAACCATCTACAATAGGCATAGGATAATATTCTCCTAAAGGACCATGTTGTGGTAATTTCCCATACTTTTCTATAAATCTACGTAAACTTCTTTGCTCATACTCGGCTAAATGAGCTGGTCTTTGTTTTAAATTATCATCTGGGAATCTGCTAGTTCTGGAGGCAAAATGATATAATAATGTTTTACTTGTTGTAATAAATTTAAAACCTTCATTTAACATCCTAGTAAATATATCAGCATCTTCCCAATACATTGGAGCAAATCTATCATCATTACCTCCTATATAGTCCCAATCTTCTTTTTTGATCACACCACTTACTCCCTGAGGTAGATTGTATTGGATATCATTTAATGTGGTAAATTCATCAGCCCATTCTTCAAACAAATCAGCTTTAAAGTTATGATAATATTCTCCAAAAGTATCTTCTGATACTTTAATAACTCCGGGTCTGCTATGTGGATCATTAAAAATATCTGGTTCTACTCTATAACAAAAGGTCCATAGTTTATCTTGAGGGTTATTTTCACACAATTCTACTAATTCTTTATCCCAATTTCGAGACATATAAAAGTCCGAGGATAGAAACCCAATGTATTTGGTTTTAACTTTACTAGCGCAAAAATTCATTCCTCCACCTATTCCTCGAGGGGTTTCATTTTTTTCAATATAGACTTCTAAATTATATCTTTCTTTATTTTCTTCTAACCATTCATCAGTACCATCAGTACAATTTTCAGCATGTATAATAAATGGAGCGTCTTTATAATAACCATTTTCTCTAGCTGAATGAATTGCAAGTTTTAAGTAGTTTAATGTGTTAAAGGTAGATAATGTATATGTTATCATATTATTGAGTTAAAGTTTGTTTATACCATTTATAGGCTAATTGAATACCTTCTTTTAATGAAGTTGATGCTCCCCACCCGGTTTTTTTTAATTTATCACAAGAAAATCCTTTTCTTGGATGCCCTTCAGGTTTATCCGTATTATATACAATATTACCTTTAAACTCTAAGATTTCTGCTATTAATTCAGCTAAATCTTTTATAGTAATTTCATATTCACTACTACAATTATAAGATCCAATATACGAACTATCCATTAGAGAAACACATGCTTTTGCAACATCAGTAACATATACAAATTCTCTCATTTGTTTTCCACTTCCCCATATTTCAACATCAGTTTTATTTTGAATAGCTTCATGAAATTTTTTAATTAAAGAAGCCATTACATGAGAATTTTCAGGATGATAATTATCTCCAGGACCATAAATGTTATTAGGAATAACAACAGCATAATCTAATCCATACTGCAAATGATAAGCTTCACACATCTTGATTCCTGCTATTTTAGCTATAGAATAATGTTCATTGGAAGGTTCTAATTTCCCAGTTAACATAGCATCTTCAACAATTGGATTATCTGCCCATTTTGGGTAAACACATCCACTACTAACAAATAATATTTTTTTAACATTATTTTCTTTACTAGCATTTATTGTGTTACTCTGCATCATTAGATTATCAAAGATAAAATCTGCTCGATAAGTCATGTTAGCGTGAATTCCTCCTACTTTAGCAGCTATAAGAAAAACATATTCTGGTTTATTAGAAGCAAAATATGTATTAACTTCTTGAGGGTTAGTTAGGTTAAGTTCTTTTCGAGGGGGGGTTAATAAATTGGTATAACCCATCTCTTTTAATATTTTAACAACAGCCGATCCTACCATTCCTGTTGATCCTGTTACTAGTATTTTAGAATTTTTATCCATTGATTAATTTATAAATTAGTTCATTACATTGTTTTTCACATTTTTTATAAAATTCTCCTCCTCTTGGTGTACTTGTTCCTAATCGTTTTTTAGGATGAGCACAATTATGTCCTTTTAATCTAGTAGATATATGGTATTGAGGAATATTATGTTTTTTCATAAACATTTCCATATAATAATCATGACCCCCTAAATGAACACCTTCTGCTATAAAAGGATAAGGAAAATTGCTTGAAACAGCAGTCATAGCACCATCTACCTTAGGTTGAGATAATTTAATTAATTTAGGTTCAAATTTATCATTAAATTCGTTTAAATCTTTTTGACTTATATAATGACCTACACCTAAAGGTTCTGGGGCATTTTGCTGGGGTTCTTCTGGAGGGCCAGTTCGAGGAATTTGTTGTACGACAGGGTGCTCTAATTCATCCCAGGTATTATCCCACATTTTTCGATTTGCTAGTGAGATAGTATGTGGGTGATCAATTTCAATATTCTCTAATAGGAAGAAATAATCATTAGGCACTAAACAATCACTTTCTAACCATACTGTATACTTTGCTTCATATTCAGATCCATAAATTTCCCTTGCCCAGTCTCCAATATTATAAAAAGGATCGTTGTCTGTTTTTTTAATTATAATAGCATTCTCTAATACAGGATGATTTAAGAATATATTAAACATTTGTTCAGGAATAAAACTTTCATCTGGTTGTTCCATATATGTTTGTGAATTTAAACAAATGATTAATTGTATAGGAGTAGTGGCATTTGATATTGCTTGTTGAAGAGAATCAAGAGTTTCATTTATCATTTCACTCTCATACCACATTATATGCAAAGTACACAAAAAATTATATTTCATAATTAAAAGCTTTATTTCTTATTTCTATGAATTTACTAAATTTTCCTGAGGTTTCAAAATAAGAAAACATATTTCTCTCAGCTAAATTATTAACGTTGGATAATTCATTAGGATTTAACTTTAATGTTTGACTTACTAAATGTATAGTAGGTGTTTTATCACATACTCCTATTTTCCAATTATTTTCTTCACATATTATACTAGAAAGAATATCTATCCCCCAACCATAAAATAATTCTTGAGGAATCGGATGCATTTTTTTTGCTAATTCTCTACTAAACATAGGAGCTTGATAGTCAATATAAGGTACTTCTCTAGTAGTCCCAGTATGCCAAGGTCTCATAGATCTCCAACATGATTGTTCCCCGGTATGAGGTTCTAAAACACAAGGAGATATCAGTTTAAAATCTCCTTTTATCATTTCTTCTCTTAAAGTTTTAATATAATTAAAACCATGTAGATGTAAATCATTATTTAAAATAATAACGGAATCATATTGAGAAGATTCTAAAAATAAATCTAAAATAACACTTACACCACCACCATAAAAAACATTTTCATTTAGTGCATGAGTTGTATATTTACTAATTTTGTCTGTATGAGAACCATTATCAACTACTATAAGATCATAAATATCTTGTTCATATGGTTTTAAAGTTTCATATAAACTATCTGTTAGTTCAAATGTGTTGTATTGGAGTATTGCTACTAGTGTTTTCATATTAATAGTTTTTATAAATTGTTTCCCAATCAATGGTAGGAGCTAACCATTCGACTTCACAATGAGTTGTTAAACTTGGTATAGGTGCTAATACATTTCTCCCTTTACTAGCTTGTAAAAATTCAAATCTTCCTCTATCACTCGGTGTTGTAGTATGAACATCAAAGTCTTCATTTAATATTCTTTTAGTTACAATTATACTACCTGTTGAACTTGGAACCGTTTTCCAATGATGGGTTTTCGTTGTAAACATATAAGCCATTAATCCTGGGTAGTTGTTAGGATTATAGAAGTCAGGGTGGTCATATGGGGTGACGTAATCTAATTCATCATAGGTATTAAAGAGTTCTTGGATTTTATAAGACCAGTTAGGAGTAAAAGCATAATCATTTTCTACAAAGTAAATTAAATCATTATCTTCTAAAATTAATTTTTTAGCATAATTCCAAGCATAAACATATGATATCCAATCTGACCCACCTTGAAAATTTTCTATGTGGTGTATCCGAGGATCATTTCCTTTGTATTCACCATCATATACTAAATGGAATTTAACAAAGTCTATTCCTTCAATTGTTGATAATATGTTATTTAAACTTTTATCATAGGAGAACCAATGTGGTCTATTTTTTCCTAAACCACTAGCATTACTTGTGTGTCTATATATTATATGTATCATGTTATTTTTTTAGCAGGTACACCAACATATGTACCTGATTCCTTAATATGTTTTACTACAGCAGCATTAGAACCAATTGTAGATAAACTATGGATTGATATTTTTTCTTTTATTGATGAATTAGTACCCATATACACTAAATCATATATTGTTACATTTCCAGATACGATAGCTCCGGGCATAGCGCTGAAGTAGTCTCCTATTGTAGTGTCATGTCCAATTTGATTTCCTCTGTTTAGTAAAGTATGTTTACCTATTTTAATATTAGTAGTTAATATTGAATAAGCTCCTATAAAACTGCCTTCTCCTATTTCAACATCACCTGCTATAAGTGCTGTGGGGTGTATAAAAGTAAAGTATTTAGTTTCTTTAGGAAGTTTTTGTACAATATCATATCTATCTTTGGAAGATCCAACTGCTACTAATACTTCATATTCTGTAGGATCAAAAGAAGATAAGGAAAAAGTATCTTTTGTTATATACTGATCATCTACAAAGCAGGGAATGTTTTCTCCCATTTGGGCCAATACTTCTCGAGCATGACCTCCATAACCTATTAATGCTCTTTTCATTTTAATTAATTAAATACCACCAACAGTTCCCATGAGTTTCTACTTTTAAATTATTTTCATCAGCATAATCATGAACAGCTTTACTTACAGTTTTCCAACTATAATCATCTCCTATAATAGTAGCGTTTGGCCAATTTTTATGGGACATTTCTATATCTAGTTTTACGGGAGCATAATCGTGGTGAGCATCGATATATATTATATCAAAAGGTATATTTAAAGTACTAAGAGTTTTTAAACCTTCTTTAGTTGTAGCTCTGAGTGGAGTAACATGGTGTTTGTGTTCCCACATATTAACTAAAAAAGTTTCCCATAATACTTCAATTTGGGGTTCAAATTCTTTTAATTGTTCTAAACCACATTCATCTTGAACAAAATCATTTAGATCTTTACTCCAATGATCTACACAAATAATTTGAGCATTAGGTGCATTATTTGCTATAAGTGTTGTAGAACCAGCACCCGTCCAACTACCTAATTCTAGGATAAATTTAGGATTCATATGAGCTATCATCTGTTGTAAAACAGTTGCATTGGTTTCATGACACCAATGGTGGCCACTCTGAGGTACATTGGGTTTTTGGTTTGGCCATTCAAATAAGTTTTTCATAATTAATTAGAGTTAGTATATATTTTAAATTTAGATAAATCGGGGTAGGGTAATTCTAGATCGGGGTTATGTTTTTTACTTCCGTCTATGTTATAAAATTGGTTCATTAATAGTATTCCTCGAGCTGCTAATTCAGGCATCATGTAAAAATTCCATCCTAGCATATCTAGATTATCATCATGATATGAACATTCACGTCTTCCGCTATACCTTGCTCTTTTAAACCAAAGATAAGCATCATAATCATCTGTTAATATTGCTCCTCCTTTTGATAATTTAAAATGCTTATAAGGACCAGTAAATGAAACACACATATGCGTATTTGGTTTGTGCATATCTGCTGTAAAAGATAAAGCAGAGTCCCAAACGTTACTTCCCTTTAAATTATAGGCTCCTCTTATAGTTTTTCCATTAACAATCTCAAATTCTACCTTTAAACCAGCATGGATAATTTCGCAGGGTACTGAGGGGTAGGTTCTGTTAGGGATTTTTATTGTTGGAGATGTTATGCTTTTTTTTATATAATGTTCATAATATAATGCTAAAAACAATGCATTACTCATATTATCTAAAGTAACTACATATTTTGCTCCTGTATAGTCAGCTAATGCTTTTTCAAAATCCTCTGTTATTTTATATATTCCATTTGCCATATCTACACGTATTTTCTACTTATATCTCTAAAATTATCAATAAACAAATATCCTGCATTTTTTAACTCAAAAGGCTTTGATACTAAATTGTAACTATTTAGCAATGCTTCTCCTTTTGATTTTTTAAACGCTATTGTTCCCCAGGCATATGCATAATCATATTCTGTAAATTTATGTTTAGGTTTTTCAAAAAACACATTATTACAAATAATACCCCAATTATGATAATCAAATACCTCAAATAATCCAAACACATAATTATTACCTGCTTTCATACATTTATCGGTATCTAAAAAGAAATTTTTAGGGTAATCAAAACGAGTATCAGGTAATATTACTATATTAGTAGCATCCCAATAAGGTTGAGTTTTTAATAATGATTCTCCTACTGAATTTCCATCATCAAATACATAAGTAATATTATTTTTATCTAGATATTTGTTAAATTCTTCTTTTTCAGGACGAGTAATGATAATAGGGTCTATATTGTTTTCTTTACATATATTTAAAGACCATTCAATTGTTGGGGCTCCGGTCTCATCCGGAAGTAATTCTTTAGCTTGATGAGGTGCCATTCTCATTCTAGTACCAAAACCGGCACATGGTATTAATGCTTTCATAAAGTATTGTAATAATTATTTTGTCTTTCTTGTCTTTCGATTGTCTTAGGATGATATAAAGCCCACTCCTCTTCTGGGGGGAGCATTCCATGTGTTTTAAATCCATCCAATACCTCATGTACTTTGTTAACCCACTTTATGTGTGGCGCATTCTTATAGATTCTCATTTGCCAGTCAGCCCAGTTAATCCATCCTTTCTCATTTACATTCCAACCCCACTTCTGGATGTGTTCCTTAGTTAATCCTTCCACAGTATTTACTCTAGGAATCCTAACCATATCAACGTAATTGCCTTCTAACAATGTAGGCAGATTTTGGATTAAATTAATGTGAGGAATCTCATCAGCATCTATCTGGAAGATGTAGCATCCGGTACATAATTTTGTTAGTAGGTTTTTCCATTGGCTAAAGTCATTATTAAATAATGCTCTATGTAGTAAGGTTATTTGATTTTCTATTTTAAGCAGATAATTCCAAACTTCTTTAGTGCCTTTATCATCAAACAAGATGACTATTTCATCCTGTTCTCGTTTGTTAGAAAGGAGGAAGTTGACTAGTCTTTTTACTTCCTCCAATTCATTACAAACTGTTATTGCATAACTTATTTTCATTATTTATAATGCATTTAATCTTGTAACAGCAGCAGCATATGACTCTTTTGGAAAATTTTCCATACCTGCTAAATTAACTTTATGTGTTTGATTTTTAGGAAATTTAGATTTTTCTTCCTTTTTAATTAAAATTAAAGGTGCAACTGACCACCCCCAGGTATCTTTACCTGTCCCATTAGGAAATAATATACCTTTTTCAGGAATATTAATTGTACTTGGGTACCAAACAAAATTATTTTCATCAGTAAATTCTAAATCTTTGATTAGTTCAGGTAATACATCTCTAGATGATTTTACAAAATCACTATCTTTAACCATATGTGAAGTACTTCCATAACCACAATTAAAACACATCCATTGGATGTATTGGGGATTATGGTATTCATAACACATTTCAGCCTCACAATGAGGACATTTTATTAAATTATCATTCATGTTATTTAATTTTATTTAATTTTGGTAATTTAAGTTCAACATGTTTTGGGAATTCTGGGGTGTGTTGTGCTAGTAATTTATTTAGAGTTTCAGTCATTTTATCTAGTGAGAAATTTTGTTTGTTTCTAAATGCAAGACGTTTTGCTTTTTCTTGATAATCTTTATATTTTTCAAACATATCAGTAAAAGCATGTCCTACTTGATTGTCATCCGGTTTAAACCATTGACTTTCTTTTAATATTACATTAGGGACATGAGCACTTGGATGTATATTATTTAATGTACCACCAACCAAACCTGTGAATTCTAAAGGTAAGAAATCAATATGACCACTCCAACCAGAAGCAATAATAGGTTTTCCAACAATACTAAATTCTAATAAAGGTCTTCCAAATCCTTCACCTTTTGTGAGATTAACCATTGCCTTTACTTTTGAATGATTGTATATGGCATTTATTTCATTGTCGCTTAAATCGCCGTGTATTACGTAAATATTAGGTAAATTTTTACCGGATACTGTTTTTCTAACATCATCTATTCTTTTTAAAATTTTATCTCTATCCAGAATAGAAGTAGCACCGTGAGATACTTTTAATATTAAAGCAGGTTTATTTTTCTTATTTTTAAATACTTCTAAAAATGCTTTTATAGTGTAACCAACATTTTTTCTATCTTCTCCAAATTCACCTTGAAGCCAATGTCCTACAAACAGATAACAGAAATTTTCAGGAATTGTATCTAAATCTTTACACACATCATAATCTAATTTTTCTGTAGTTTTAAAATACTTACTTAAATCTGCTCCTTCAAATAAAATTTCAACCGGGGTTTTTAATTCAATGGCTCCAATAACTTGTCCCGTTTGGTTTCGTTGTTCAAATCGACTAGCTTGGAATACTTTTTTAGAGTGATCTGATGATGTTAGCGTTAAATTCATTCTATTGCATCCTTCAATCCAACTAGGATCACAAACTGTAGTTTCTATACCTGCTGTTACTCCTATATTAAATTTTCCTACTGGTTGGAATTCATTTGGTACTGTGATTTGAATCCAAACTTCAGGTTGTTGGGAAAGATTCATAGTTAAAGCCCCTACTATTCTATCTTTTAAATCTTTTTCTTCAGGAATATTTTCATCTAATGCTCCAAACGGGGTTTGTCCCCATCTTTGGGATAATATTTTAATATCCCATTCCTCACCTTTAGAGGCAATAAGTGACTTTACAAAATCACGTGATCTAGCTCCGTATCCACTAAATGTGTCAATAGGACAGCTTACTATACAAATTGGTTTACTCATAACGAAATTATAGTTTTATTTTGTTTTGCAGATAATTCTTCTATTTTAATAAAGTCATGGGATTTTCTTGGTATCCAAGTATCAAATGTTTGATCAATATATTTAATAACATTTTTACCCATATTGGTTGAAGTCATCATAGCTTCATCCGATAAAGTCCATTTACGTGCTGATTCTCCTAGACGTTTGCGTTCTTTAGAATCTAAATCATAAATTGCTTGAATTTGAGTAGCAGCGTCTCTAAAATCTGCTCTATCATCAAATATATAAGGTGTTGGTACTGAGCCGATTAGACTCATATTATTAGGAAATACGGGGAATGCCCATTCGCCACATTTTTTGTATTTTCCAAAATGATTTGATCCAAATTCTTCTGTGAATTTAATCCAATCACCATTTTCATCTTCAAAACGCATTTGATCTTGCATACCTCCAGTTACGTTTGCAATAATAGGTTTACCACACATCATTGCTTCTGTTAAAGATAACCCCCACCCTTCATTTGAAGATATTAATATACTAGCATCAGCACAGTTATATAATAAATTCATTTGTTCAGGAATAAACCTATTTAATCCAGTAATAAACACATTTGGTGGTGTTTTACCCCAAATCATTTCAATCACTGCTGGTATATCTGTCCCATTTTCATCTATAGGTTGAGTATGAGCTATAAATGCTACTTTATCTTTTTTATCTTCAGGGAGATTATCAACAAATAATTTCCAAGCTAGTAATGTATCTGGAAAAGATTTACGTCTGATGTTTCTAGAGTTAAACATTAGTACAAATTCATATTCTTTATCCCCAAATAAGTTCTTTTTAAATTCTTGAAGCTCGTTCCATCCTATATTTCCCTCAGTGATAGGGAAAAATACATCTTCATTAATACCATGAGGAACATATCCTATTACTTTACTATTAGCTGCTTTACCTAATACTGATCTATTAATATTTTCGGTTTGTTTTGAGATAGCCATTAATAAATCACACGATTCATAGTAACCTCTATTATAAAGTGGATAAGGTAAAGAATCCCAAATGTTAAGATATAAAATAGGAATTTGCGAGCGTATTTCTCGTTCATGCATCCATAACCACTCCCAATAACGAGGATCCGTAAATAACATAATAGCGTCTGGTTTTTCTGTCTGGATTAGATCTCTGATTCTTTCAATGGTACCATATCCTGAAGAAGGATAGAGTGTAACATTTGCATCAGTAATTTGAGCAAAACTGTTAGAGTCTTCACTTAAGTCTAATTTTTTACCTTCATCGGGGTTTTGAATTGTAGCTCCCAGATTTACCCAATTGTAGTGATGACATGTTCCCAATACAATTTCTCTAGCCATAGTTGCTATTCCTGATGTTGTGCGGATGTCATCAGATAATAACAGGATTTTTTTTCGTTGTCCCTGCGGGATGTAATTTTCTTTCATAACAGATTTTAAAAGATATTAAAGACTACCACTTAACACTAATTCAGTGTGATTGTGTAATTGTTTGCGAAATTCATCATTGTTTAAATAAAGATGCATTGCGCGATTTGTAAGTTTTTGTAAATTAAATTTGTTTTTAATACTAGCTACTTTGAATTCATCAAATAGCTCTTCGTGTACTTTTACACTAGTTAAAATTAATTTTTCGTTTTTACTTGCCATAATATTATATATTTGGATATAAATATATGTGAATTTATAAAGAATTAACTTTGTTACATAAAGAAGAATCATCATTAAATTGACACCATTTACATAACGGACTCATATTTTTTATAAATTCTTTTTCTTGAGGTTTACCTTCTGTGGTAAAGCAATCTTCAATAAATGTACGAAAGGCTTCTGTGGCATTCAAACGTTTTCGAGTTCCTGACGGGGGGATGAATTCTTGAATTCTAGGAATAGGATAATCACTGTCCTCCCATATTTTTCTTTTTACAATAAAAAATTCAACATCTATTTTATCTACATCCCAATTAAATATTTTACTAAAGTAGGATTTGTAAAGTAGGATTTGAGATGTTTTTGTTTCATCTTTTTTATCTTGATCTTTCCATCCACGAGTTGAAGTTTTTATGTCGTAAATATATAACTTTTCTGTGTTTTCATTGTAGAATATAAGATCAATAAATCCTTTAAATTTTACATTAGGATAATTTTCATGTGGTGCATAAGATAAAGGAAATTCTATTCCTACAAGATGTGTTTTACGAGTTGAAAAGTATCCACCTTTTTTTCTTTTAAAGTATTCTAATATAATTTTACCATCTTCAAAAAACTCAGTCATTTCCTCAGCGTTTGAAAAATGATTCTGTTTATTTTGTTCAAAACCTTTTTTATATTCTTCTCTAAGACTATTTTCAAACAATTGAATTATATCTTCTCTATCGGCAGCTGCTCCACTTTGTTCATACATTACTTTTAAATAATGTTGTATAGCAGTGTGTATTGCTGTACCGAAGATTAAATGGATACTAGGTGGGTTTTTAAGTTTATCTACATTTTGAAGTTTCCACTTATGAGGACATTGTTTCCAAGTTGAGAATTGGGAATAAGATACAATTTTATCCGTTTCCCAATTAATCTCTTCGGCTTTATACTCCAGTAGAGGTTTTAGATGCTTTGGTACCTTTTTCATTTAATAGTTTTTGTATTTCATCATCATTTATTCCTCTACTAATTAAGACATTTTTTATTTCATCTTCACTTAATATGTGTAGATAAGATTTTATCTCCCTTGTTGATACTTGATAATGATTAGCTAATATATTAACTAGATCATTATTTACTTTAATTTTACTTGATTTAATGTATTTAGCAAATATTTTATTTTCAGGTAAATAACCGCAATATATATTATAAATTTGCTCAGGTGTTAATAACCATAGCTTTTGTAAATAATTAGCTAATTCAATATAAGGTTCATGCATTGATATAACTTTGTGAAGCATGTAGGTATTAAAACTTTCTTTATCTTCATCACTAAAGGTATGCCATGGGTCCCTTATATAGGTTACCTGTTTCATCCAATCAAATATTGTCATTTTTATTTATCTTTAGGCATAAATTCTTCGTTTACATGTCCACATTTAGAACATGAAAATACTGGGATAGGCATAAGAGCATCTTGAGCGGTTCCTGTTACAAATCTAGATATTTTACGAAGTAATACTCCTTCTTGAAATACATTATGTCCACATTCTTCGCAGGCAATAGCTGTTGTGTCTTTCAAAGCCACATTCATGTTTAATTCTTTTTGATTCATTTTTATTTAATTTTTAATATTTGAGATATAAAAGCCATAAAATTTAATTCTTTATCAGCTATTGAATTGTTTTGCCACATGTATTGAGCTGAATGTATTACTACATCAGGAGGAGATGAAGTATATTCTGTTGCTCGCTCATATAACCCTGTAAATAACGGTATAAAATCGTTGATATCTTCATCGACTATTGCTTGTCGTATATCTGTCCAAACACTTTTAGGTCGTGCTTTTAATAACAGTATAATGGTATTTAATACATCTTCTACATTAGCAATTAATGCTCCAGGATTTAATGTGTTGTTATCATCTATAGATTGTTGAGCAACATTGATGATTTTTCTAATATCTGGGTAGTATGTTTTGATTATACCCGCTAATATAGGTAGTTCATATGTTACTTCTTCCTGGTCTAGAATACCCGCTACATGTTTAGCTACTTCCCCTTTTGTAGGTGGTTCAATGTGAAATGTTTGACATCTACTTTTTAACGGATCAATTATACGCTCAGCATAGTTTGCGGTTAATATAAATCTAGTTTTATCAGAATAGGTTTCCATAACATTACGCAAAGCAGCTTGTGCTTGAGGCGTAATATAATCAGCTTCATCTAGAATAACAATTTTTATAGGATTAAAACTATTTACAGAAGCAAAATCAACAATCTTTTCTCTAATAGTATCTATACCTCTCTCATCAGATGCATTAATATACATCAAATCACATTTAATATTTTTAGTAATTAGTTTAGCTAAGGTAGTTTTACCTGTACCTGCTTTACCATAAAATAATAGGTGAGGGATATCATTATTAGTAATACACTTAGAAATGAAGGCTTTTATACCCTCATTTCCAACGTATTGTTCTAAAGTTTGTGATCTATATTTCTCAACCCATAAGCTGTTGTTGATCATCTTTATCTTTTTTAGGTTCATCATAAATTACACACTCTGTTAACAGTATAGTTCCGGCAACGGATACAGCATTTGCTAACGCTGTGCGTACTACTTTCATTGGATCTATAATACCAGCTTCAAACATATCTGTTACTGTTTCTGTTTTTATATCATATCCAAATGTACGACCTTTTTCTGGGTTATCCTCTCTAGCTTTACGAAGAGCGAAAATAATTTCACTTGTAGTTTCAATACCAGCATTTGTAAGAATTTTTAAGAATGGAGCTCCACAAGCAGCATGAGCAATTCTTTTACCTAAGTTAAAGTCACCTCCGTCTGTTTTATTTTGAGTAATTCCTTCTCTAGCTTCTAACAAAGCAATACCGCCACCAGGTAATAATCCTTCTTCTAAAGCAGCTTTTGTTGCTTGAAGAGCATCATCGATACGATCTTTTTTCTCTTTAATTTCAGTTTCAGTAGCACCACCAATATTGATTACAGCTACACCACCTACTAATTTACCTAAACGTTCTTGTAAATGTTCTTTTTCAAATGCTGAGGTGGCTTTTCCTATGTGTTCTTTTAATTCACCTACACGTTCTTGAACAGCAGTTTCTTCACCTCTACCATCTACAATTGTAGTAGTATCTTTAGTTACAGTTACAACTCTAGAAGTACCAAACCAATCAGAATTAAATCTATCTAATTTCATACCTTTTTCAGGTGACACTACAGTTCCACCCGTTACAGTAGCAATATCTTCTAAAACGGCAGCACGTCTATCTCCAAAGTCAGGAGCTTTAACCGCTACTACTTTTAACATACCTCTCATTTTATTTACGATTAACGTAGATAAAGCTTCACCATCAATGTCTTCAGCAATGATTAACAATGAACTATCTGTTTGAGAAGCACCTTCAAGAATTGGAAGTAATTCTTTAACTGATACTAAACGCCCATTATAAATTAAGATTACTGGGTCTTGTAATGTGGCGGACATTGAATTGTTATCTGTTACAAAGTACATTGATTTATATCCTCTGTCAAATTGAATACCTTCAACTGTTTCTAATGATGTTTCTCCTGTTTTAGATTCTTCAACAGTTACAACACCATCTTGTCCTACTAATTCCATAGCTTCAGCAACTAATGCTCCAATTTCGTCGTCGTTGTTAGCAGAGATAGTGGCTACTTGCTTAATTTGCTCCGGAGAAGTAATTTCACGTTTAATTTGTTTTAAACCTGTTAATACTTCAGCAGCTCCTGCTTCAATACCTTTTTTTACTAATACAACATTAGTATTGGCGTTGATACTATTAAATGCTTTTTGAATTAATTCATTAGCTAATACAGTTGATGTAGTAGTACCGTCTCCTGCTTTATCAGCAGTTTTAATAGATGCTTGTTTTACTGTTTGTGCTCCCATATTTTCAATAGGGTCTTCAAGTTTTTTAAGCTCTTTAGCTACAGTTACACCATCTTTTGTACTACGTACACTCCCATATTCGTCAAGGAATAATACATTTCGTCCATATGGACCTAAGGTAGAACCTACAGCGTCTGCTACGGTTTTAATACCCTTTGCTAATTTCTCTTTAGCGTCTTGATTAAAGGCTGTTTTCATATTTAGTTTTGTTCTTCAATTAATCCTAATACTGTAGCCTCAGATGTTGCTAAGTATTCTATTCCGTCCCATTCTAATTTAGTTAATCCTACTTGAGGTAGTAATACTCTGTCTCCTACTTTAAAAGACATAGGAACTCTTTCAGTTCCAGCTGCATTCCATTTTCCTGGTCCTACGTCAATAATTGTTCCAATTATTGCTTTTTCTTGCGTTAAATCGGGAATAATAAATTTTCCATGCATACGATCATTTTTTTCGTCTGCCTGTACAATTATGGCATCCCATACTGCTTTAATCATTGTTTTCTTGTTTTTGGTTAATATTATCTTCTATAATTTGGGCCTCTTCTATAAGTTCACAGAAGTACATTCGGCCATCTTTTTTAAATGTTTTATGGTTTATAGATGTTTCATTCCATAAACTTGCAAAACGTTCATATAATTCATTAGTTGTTCTTTTTATTAAAAATAAATCATCATTTACTCTAATTATCTGTTCCATTATGTAGTTCTTAATTCAGGTAAGTAATAAATTGATTTTCCGGTTTCTGTAGTAAATTCTAGTTTAAGCAGTCCTTTCATACTGATTGATCCCTTAGCTTCGGTAATATCATTTTTATTAGCATTAAGAATTTCTTTAATATGTGCTGAATTAAAGGGGAGGATATTAGAATGGTTTGTTTCATATGAAGCATCACAAGTAAATTCTATTTTATTAGAATGTGATGTTGGTTCTCCTAATACAAATTTTATTTGTTTGTTTCCATCTTCATGTACTGTATTAGATAGTCGGCATATGTCTTTAGTATTTGATCCTAATGCACTCTTTGCTTTAGAAAATCTAGTTATAAATTCAGCATCAATAATAAATGTAGTTTCATACTCCGGTTCATCTATTGAAGGGGAGGGAGCAATAACGTAAGGATCAGCTAATGAGTATTGAAGTGAAAAATTAGAATCTTCAATCAATAGTTTTACGGGTGTTTTAAATTGTTGTTCAACAGTAATTAGAATATCCATATCTAAAATACTTAACAATTTTAATAAAGCACTAGTGTTGAATATTCCTAATATTCCATCAGTTAAATCAACATCACACTCAATATGACCTACTAAGTCTTGATGAGGAGATACAAAGTTAATATGAAGTTTTTTATTGGATATATTCCATTTAACACCTTCAACAATACCACCAAGGTAGTATTTTTCAATATTTTCTACTAAGTCTAATTTTTTAATCATATTGTAAATATAATAATGGTTTTTTGGTTATCCAAATTTAAAGAATTTATTTATGTTATTATTGAATATAGGTTTACCCCATTTTAAATCCTCATAAATAGTTTCTAATTTGTTTTTTATAACAGAATCAAAAATTTTAGTTTTATCTAAGTATTTTTCTATAAACTCTGTAATGAAGGGAGGATCGTTATATCCATTAAAACCTATTACTTCTATTTTATAAGGATTATCTTTTAAATAAGCAATAAACATTTTATCTCCAATTTGGAATGTATTGTATTGTTTATCTAATTTTTTGAATCTAAGTAAATCATTGTAGTATATAGCCGATTTAGTATTGATAGGGCATTTTAATTCTAATTTGGAAAATATTTCACCAGATCTAGGAGATGATGCAATATATTCACTTACATTTTTCAATCCAGTAGGTTTTAATAAAAGTTTCCAATCTACAGTGTCTATACTCTCTCTAAAGGTTATTATTTGTTTATCTATTTCAGGTTTAGATTTACCAAACATAATGTCTTGAAGTAATTGTTTTGAAAAATCTCTAAAATAAGGTGGAAAATTTGATTTCATTAAATCTAATCCCTTAATATCTAATTCTTCTACAGGAACTCCCTCCTTATTTACTATAAACTGAGCATAACGTCTTTTACCAGCGAAATAACCTCGTTCAAGTACAACTTCTTGTTTTAAATCAAAATAATGTTCTCTATCATGTAGATTAAATAATTCAACTACTAAACCATGCAAATTATCATTCGCTATTTTTTGCACTTCTGTAGCAATTTCTAAAACATATTTAACTGTTTCTTCTCTATTGTTTAAATCTAAGTCAGGATATCTTTGTCTTAACAAATCTTTAACTTGAATAAAAAGTGAATCAGTATCTGAAGTTACAATGTAATCAATACCTTCTGTATTGATTTGATTGTTCATCCATTTATTCACATGTTTAATAGATTCTTGAATTAAGCGTTGTCCTGTTAAAGTAATGGCTTTAGATATAAATTTATGCCCGTCAGTGTATCTCCACCCATTAATAGCGTAACACCCATAAACGTCATTTAATTTAATTTTATAAGCATGTTGGCGTCTATTATAAAAGTCTCCTAATATTGGATCTTTTTTAACTTTAAAGGCATCTTTCATTAACGCCTTATATTCACTTCTTTTATTAAACCAATCTGTTAATATTTCACATACTACACTTTCCTTATCTTTTCTAAATATAACCCCAGGAGCTGATATAATCCAGTTTTCTTGTTCGATTAGATTAATTAGTTTTTCTATTTTTACTGTAGATCGAACTACTCCTCGATTAGTATTAATTCGTTCAATAGTAACTTCAGTTTCAGGATTAAGTGTTTTAAGTTCTTTAAGAGACCATTGATTATCATATTTGTCTCTATTTACAATACGTCCTACTAAAGTTTCAATACCTATGTTTAATGAACGGATAATTGATGGATATAGTGATGTAAAGTCCAAATCAATAACCCATTCATATAATCCCGGAGTAGGATCTTTTAAATAACCACCAGCGTATTCTTCTTTAATATCTCGTAATGAAGGATTATATGTTGTAGGTTTGTTTGGTGAAACTATTCCTTTACGTTTTAAATAAGTTAAAATAGCACCTTCATTTAACATAGTCGACATGTAAATCTGGTCATAAGGGACATGACATAAATGACATACCGTAACAGTTAAATCAATAAATTTAAGTTTCTTTTCTAGTTCAATGATAATTTCAACATCTCGAATGTTGTAATCTATAAATTTTTGAATATCATCTTTAAATAACTTATCTAAAGATCCTAAATATTCAAGTTTACCTAATTTAACATATTTTTCACCTATATTACCTAAAGCATAAGATGGTTCTTGAGTTGTTACATATTTTTTAAATAATAACATATAATCAAGATGGTTTAAACCTGCTATAGTAGTGGTTTTAACTCCTAAGAATTCGGTGTCATCTACTTGATTTAACGGCGATATACGCGCGGCCTCTTCTTTTCCCAATACCTTGGCCATTCGGTGATATAAGTACGGTATATCGAAGAATTCACTGTTCCAACCTGATATTATTGTTGGGTCTAATTCTTCCCATTTATTGAGGAATCGAGCTAATAAGTCTTTTTCTGATGGGCAGGGTATAATGCTTCTGCCTTCTGTTTCAGATGGAGTCATAGCTTGCGCTTCATCTAAAATATAACAGTAGTAAGTTGTAGAATTATTATCATACACAGCAATAGCAGTTATTTTACCTTGAGGGTTTCGAACACTATCTTGGGTAAGGGCTCCTGCTATTTCACACTCAATATCTAAATAAACTATATTTTGATAAGATGGTGTGTCATCTGAGTCGTAGTAGGTATCTACTAGGATCCGTGTAAATTTATCCACATCGCTTTCATAAGCATTAGGATCTTTATAACTATACTGTTTAGTTGGAGTTACTCTAGAGCCTTCTAAGGTCTCATATTCACCTCCTTCGTTAGCAATATAACAAGTAGGACGGTATTGGAATTCAATCCATCCTTTCTTGTCATCTCTTAAATGATATTGCTTTGCGCTTCTATTGTAATAAATACTTTGATACATAACCTTTTAAATATACGATTTCTTTCTTTAATTCTCACGTCTTTCTTCAGGTTTATAATAAACTATTCTATTATGCCATACAGGAGAAGCTAATAATACTGCTGGTTTGATGTTGCCTTTAACTGTTTCTTGGAACATGTAGCTCATCCATGTTTGTTCATATGGGTGTGCCCATTCTACATCTAAAAACATTTTTTTATTACCTGCTCTGCTTACAATCATAGGCCAGTTACAATAATAAATTTCTCCCGAAATATACGATACCCCATTGTAGACTTCTATCTTATCAAATTTGGTTCTCGGAGCATATGGGTCTAGACCAGAAACTGGTAGTTGATCATAATCGGGCCAAAGGAAACTTCTAAATTCTTGAGGTACATTATACCATGATACTTGGATATTATTATCCATGTATACTTCTGTAAATGATAATTTTAAAAAATCAAAATCTTCTCGAGCCATTATTTCATGAACGTATCTATATAGATTAGGAATATGATTTTTAAATCCGTTTCTACATGAGCCCGAATCACTTGCCGGGTTTAACCCCATATCGTCTTCAAAGAAAAAATAATAATCACTATCAGATTCATCAAAATGTTTAGCCGCAAATAATCTTCCACCATTTATTCCTGTGTTTCCTTCTAATGAAATGTATTCAAACCCGTATTGGTGAGCAACTAATTTATTATCTTCTTTTGCAGCTTCATCCGTTGAATTATCTAATAATATTAGTCTGGGTTTTTCAAGCCAATCCATTGAATTTTCTTCCCATGTTTTCAGAGTATGTTCTATTTGTTCTGGGAAGTTAAATGTAAGCATATATAGTGATGTTTTGGTTTTGTGTGGAGTATAAGTTCCTTTAGGTAAAACATGAGCACGGGTACTACTATTTTCTAATTTTACTTCATCATCTAACAATGCTTGAATAAATTTTACAATTAAACCATTATCATCTAAAGCATAACGTCTATAAATGTGAGGTTCTAAATGTGCCATTATACTAAAAATACTCTCTTCAGTACCCATGTAACCTGAATTTAATGTGTCTTGGAGTAATGTGTAGTAGGTTCCATTGGCTTGGGAAAGGAAATCTTTATGTCCTCCAAATAATCCACCTCTACAAACATATTTTACTTCTTCTCTAGCATATTTATTTATTGCTTTAAAATCAAACCCATGGATTTCATCATTTGCTTGATAAGGATAACTTAAAAATAAAAATGTACTTAAATATGGAGTAATTTTATCTAAACATTTATTATCACTAAAATATTTGTCATATACTGTATTGCTGATTCCCGCGTCTAACCATAAGAAATAGTCAGTATCAAATATATTCATAACTTTAGCATCATGGACCATAAACATTTTTGACTGCACAATCGGATTATACCACTCATTGGATGCTTGAGGACTATTAGGTAACCACCCATGTTCTCCAGTTTGATCCAACCATTCCGGGCTAGTTCTAATTTCTTGAGTTTTATCCCAGAATGGAGCATAAAAGTTATTTTTAATATCTTCTAATTCAAATATTCTAACATGTGTATTTTCTCGGGAACGTTTTTCCCAAACTAGATACTCTAAATCTTTAGGAACATATATAAACATTTTCATAGGAATATCTAAGAAGTTTTTAAAATGTTCAATATAATGATTAAAATCTCTACCTACTCGACCTATATCCCAAAGTCCAGTAACTAATGTTATATCATTATTTGTTATGTTTAACTGTGAAGTAGACAAATACTCTATTAAAGTATTTTTTTCATCTGCGTTTAGATTATTTAATTGAGATTTAATATTTTCTAAATTAAAAGCAGTATCTTCTGTTTTTATAATTATACCCATTTTATATATTATCTTATATATCCTGCTCTATGAAAGTACATGTAATTGTCATCTATTTGGTTATCTCTATACAATGTACATCCTTCTTCACGAATATGAGAAGTATGTCCTAGTACAGGAAATGTAGTAACACCACCTTTTGCTCTCCATTCTTCAATAGTATATAAAGGCTCTTCATGTGTATAATGAGTAACTAATTTTTTAATCCCTTGTTTACCCATATATGCTGATACTGCTATATCATCATTCCAAGAGTGAGGAGCAAAATCTGTAAAGAAGTCATCTTCAAAAAATCTACGTCTGTATGATATAGTTTTATAATGTTGTAGCATATTTACTTCTATATCTTTAAATATTGATACTACGTAGTGATTTCTTACATCGTCAAATACAGTAGGATCTAAGGCACCACAACCATCATACCCTACAGCGGTATTAGGATATTTATGTTGATTGTTTACTTGTTCTGCTATCATACCTGGATGGTAGATTAGATCATCATCGCATACAATTATAATTGTTTCGGGATTGGTTATACGTTTTAAGGTATGAGCTAATTTAGTAACAGGACCTAAATCTTCTAGATTATCAAATATTTTAAATTTAGGATTATTATTTGCAATTTCTCTTATCTCTTCAGGTATAATATAAGGTTCACCAGTATGTTTTAATATAGAAGGTACATTAAGATGTATTTCATATTCATTTTCATAATCTTGATTTAACAATGAATTAATGTTGCTTATAATTCCATGTTCAAGAGCTTCAGGGATTAATCGAGAGGGGATAGTGGTAAGTGTTATTACGACTTGATTCATAATTTTTATAGTTTATTAATATTAATTTATATAAGTTAATAAATAATCAGGAACATTAGGATTATTAGCTACATCTAACCCATTAATTGGGTAAGTTTGTTTATCTTCTTCTTCTAATTCTACTAATTTTTTATTTATAAAGGATAATTCAAGTACTTTTGGTATATCAAATCCTTTATATTGCCATAAACCCCCCCAGTTATTTCCATGAATATGACATAATGTAAAATAAGGAGCTAAACTATCCAATACTTGAATAAGTTTGTTTCTATTATTAATATCATCTATCCAATGGATTTCTAAATTAATACCATTTGTAAAAGATGCTATTTTTTTAATATTAATTTGCAACAAATAATCATATTCAGCGCCCTCAATATCAATTTTTAAAAAAATATCACCTTCTATTTTTAATTCATCATAATGTTCAATTACATCTTTACATTTTTCTTCAAACCCTAAACCTTCAGCATAGAAATGTATAAGTTCATTTATTGAATAGTTTTCTCTACCTATTGTATGATCAAACATATGGACAGGTTTATTATATTTTTGAGCAAATTCTAATTCATATCGAATTTCATTTCCTACTCCGTATGTAAATAAAGCAGTACAAGTTTCAAGTACAATTTCGGGCATTACATACCCCCCATCCTCTGGGGGACCTAGTCTAATTTTTTTATGATTAGTATTTTTTGGTTTTAATATATTTAGATCCATTATTTATTTTTTATAATTAACTTGTTCTTCAATTCGCTCTACCCACCCCTGAGATTTACTATGTGCCCAAACTACCCAACGAGTAGGAATTTTTTCAGTTAGGAAGAATTTTTCTTCACTATACCAATCACCTGGGGAACTTAGTATGTTTCTGATTTGATGTTCTTGGTAATCTTCTCTCCAAATAGGCTCTCCATTTTCATCATCAAAGGCACAAATCCAAAAATCATAATCATCATGTTTAAATGTAGCTTTACTAAATTGGATTAAGTGATAAAAGGAAAACATAAATGAATTTTCCCATTCTTGATCATCTAAATAATATGGGTTAGGAGGATAATTATGGTCTAAAGTATATTTTTGTACTGATCTATTTTTAAAGTGTATACCAGCATATTTTTCGTAATCTCTTAAAGTACGTTCTGTTCCTAAACCATATTCACCTAAATCAAACCCATTGTCTTCGGTTTGAAGTAACTGTCTAATTTTAGATCTAGCGATATCTTGTTGAGTCCACCAATCTTCACCTCGTTTAGATTGGTCGTCCCACACTAATTTACCACTACGTTCTTCTCTCATAGTAGCATGCCATATAACTAATTTATGAGGGTGGAACATATCATAACCGTGAGTATAAGAACGTACAGTTAAATTTAATTCCTCACCGCTAAAGAAGATATCAGCATCATGTAAAACTGTTTTAGCCCAATGTCCATCAGCAAAGCTAAAATGCCCTGATAAGAATCTTGATGGTGGTGGTTCAGTCATATTTTCCCATCCGTGTAATAATGAAGGTTGGATAAATATAGTACCGTGAGGGTAGAAACAAGCAAATGTTTGTTGCCATGGTTCCATAGTACGTTCAGCAGGATCGTTAAATGGATTGTAGTAAGGTAAATAAGCAGCTAATATAGGTTTTTTATGTCCTTTAGCTTTTAATTGATCGTGCATTTCAATTAATGTAACGTCCCAATCTTGTGCAAATCTATGATGTGAATCTAATTGACAAATATATTCTTCATCAGTTAACAATGTGTTAATTTGATAACGAGCATAAGGTAATCCCTTAGCTTGCTCGTAAGGTATATCTATAATTTTAAAACGTTTATCATCTCTATACTCATCAATATTGTCAAACCCATCTTCAGGATTAAATTGTCTACAAATACCAAATACTAAACGTTTTGGATACTTAGCATTTTCTAAAGCCGATTTAATTGTTGGAATTAATTCTGGTTCTCTATATGCTGGTAAATGAATAAATATTTTTCTACTATTTGGTTTTTTCATTAGTAAGGTATTTCATTTTGTATAATTTCATGATCCCATTCTTTAGATGGGCTGTGTGGCCATAATAACCAGCTTTTAGGGTGTTCTAAACAGTCAAATTCTCTCCATATGTTGTAGAAGTGACCACCAGGATTAGATTGTTTAATTTGAGCGATTTCATTTATATCAGCATCCATTCTAGCTATCTCAACACCGTCTTTATCTTTAAATGCTATTACCCAACAATCATAATCTTCATCAGGTACAGAGGGTTTATAAAGATCAATACAATATTTAAAACGATTTACAAAATTTGATTCCCATTCTTCTTCTGTCATTTCAGGTATAGGAAGCATTTTTTGTTCAGATGTGTGCTTTTGAATTCGTTTACCTTTAAAATCTACTCCGATATAACGTTCAAATTCGGCTAATGTACGTTCTTTTCCTAGATCAAACCCGACAAAATCCATACCTTCTCTACTTTCACCGTCTATACCAAATAATGCTCTATACTTTTTAAATGAAGCTTTATCTAATGGAGAAAATTGATGATCGTCCCAATGGCGTTTTTTTCCATCTCTAGTGTATTCATGCCAAATAACAGGAATGTGAGGGTGAAATAAATCATATCCGTGAGTAAATGCTCGAGCAGATATAGATGTTTCTTCCCCATGAAAATAAAGTTCTGGGTCGTGAGGTACATCGTGAGTAAATTCACCTAAAGTAAACCCAAAATGTCCTGAATAAAATCTAGCGGGTATTGGTTCTTTAAAAGTTTCCCAATCTTGTACATGACCAGGGGCAATAAAGATAGGCCCTTCAGGCATATATCTATCACAATTGGTAAACCATACTTCATTATTACGCCCTTCAGGATCATTATTAGGGAAATATCCTGGTAGATAGGCAGTAAGTAGTGGTTTTTTATGACCTTTCTTTTGGAGATTTTTTAGCATATTAATTAGGGTCTCATCCCAGTCCTTAGAGAACCGGTGATGAGAATCTAAATGTAATGTGTATTTTTCTCCGTTATAGTGTCTTTGTAATCTATTTCTAGCCCAACATACTCCTTTAGCATCTTTATAATGGATGTCCATTATTTTAAAACGTGGATCGTTTTTATAATCATCTAAATTATCCCATGTATCTTCTTCAGCGTGTTGCCAAGCAATACAAATGCGTAGATTTTCAGGATATTTAGCATTGGCTAAACAATCTTTAATAGTGGGTAATAATTCAGGATCTCTATATGATGCTATTTGAACAAATATTAGTTCCTTCGAAACCTTTTTAACAGACATAACGTTTATTTATATTTTATAAATATTATTGTTTTTTCTTTTTAGGATAATATTTTCTTTTTTTCTTTGCTGGCTTATCAATTGGGAACTCAGATTTAGCTTCCTTTGGTATAAATTCCGGTTCAACTGCTTTAAGTTCTGGTGCTGGTTTTGGTTTGGTTTTCTTAGCTACTACTGGTCTTAAATCCTTGTCGTATAATTCTTCGGCAAGTTTAATGTTTTCTAGTTCCTCTTTTGTATAAGGCTGTACTGTTGGTAATTCGTTGTTTTTGTCAAGGGTGTGTGTTAGATAGGCTGCGATTGCTATTATTCCTACTAAAATTAATACTGCTGTTGTCATGTTTTTTGTTTTTAAATTAGATTCCTGTTAATTGTTTTAAATGTGATTTTTGAATTTCTTTGTCTGTAAAAAATTGTTTTAAATTTGGTCTAAAGTAATTGATATTTTTCATTACTTTTCTATCTCTTGTTCTATAGACGATATAATAGTCTCCAACTTTTTCATGATGACATGCTTCATTTTGTTCGACCGTTCTCTTAATGACAGTTTGTAAAGCTTCGTCTTCTGTTTTGCAAGCTTTTGACATATTTGATGCTTGTACCTCTTGATATGCTGGCCATATCTTATCCTTAAGGCCATGTAACATAGCACCGTTCCCAAGGGAAACATAAGTAATATCGCACAAAGCATCCAGAACCTCAACGATGTCTCCTCTTTCGCAAGCTTCTCTATATTCTTCCAATTCCTCAAGGATGAAATTGTATACAAATTCCCATTCTTTTCTTTCGGGGATTGTTGATTCATAGTTGTTTGGTTTACCCATTACGGTGTTAAATTCTTCTACCTCGTCAATAAAAGGTACTTTTGGATTTGTAATCATAATTTATTTGTTTAAATAATCTTGTATTGGTTGTGAATCTTTTCGTTCCCATGGATAAATAATCCATTCATCTCCTTCATGCACATACGCCCATAAATTAGGCATATAACATGATGTATGGGGTTTATAATGCAATACTGCTGTATAGCAACCTATTGTATTCTTTAATGTTTCTCCGGTATCAGCAATATCATCTATAACTAATGTATTAGGTAACATCACGTCAGACCATGGTAAACCTAATTTATGCGATATTAATACGGCGGGGATTAACCCACCTCGTTTAATACCATAAATTGAATCAATATTAGGAAGATCAATGATGATTTTTTCACAAAGAGTATTAACTAAATCATTAACATCATCCCAATCTAAATAGATTTTATTATTTATTGTTAGAGCCATTATACTGGGTGTGTTCCGTTATTAATTTTGATTGAATCAAAAAACTCTTCACGAGCTAAATTCCCATTTTCCATAAACACACCTGCTGCTTTAGTTGTAACCATTGAAGCACCTTGATGTCTAACTCCTCTACATGAAACACAGTTGTGAGTACCTACTACAGTTACAATTACACCTCTATTGTTTTCACAAATTTTATCTACTGCATTATGAATAGCAGAAGTTAATTGTTCTTGTATTGCTCCTCTTCTACCAAATAGTTCCACTATTCTGTTTAATTTGGATAAACCAATTACTCTACCATTTTCACCTACTACATAACCAATATGAACTACTCCTCCAATGGTTTGATGGTGATGTGAACACATTGAAGTTAATGGAATGTTTCTTTCAATTACGATTCCATCATAACCATCAGAAGGAAATGAAGTAATTTCAGACATTGCTGTATATCTACCTTTCCATAAGTCATTAACATAGGCTTTAGCTACTCTCATTGGAGTGTTATCACTATTAGGATCGTTTTTCCAATCACACCCTAATGCATCTAAGAATTTACCATATGCCTTAGCAGCGTCTTCAATCATAGATTGTTTTTCTTTTTCGGTAAATGGAAAACCTGGTGCTACACCGTTTGCATAACCTACAGGAACGATTTCTAAATCGTTATGAATCTTTTTTCTGTTTTCTGTCATAAGAATAAGTTGTTTTTTTATCTGTACTTATAAATTTATATCCGTCTAATGTAATAAAGTCTAATTCAAGATCCAAATCTTTTACATAGAATTTTACATCACCTATACTAATTTTTTGATTACACCATAACCACCAAAGTGAATTTAGTAAATCAAATTCTGTCATATGTGCTTCTTTTAATCTCATTATACTTCTCTTTGATCTTCAAATGCAATGATGTGAGGTCTCCAGGTCAATCTATAACCATTATCTCTTACCCAATCAAACATTTTTGGATATGATTTGAATAAAGCTTCTCTTGAATCTCCTGCTGGCATGAACCATACTTTGTCTTCTGGAATGTCTAACATTTTAATGCAAGCCATAATTTCAGCTAATGCTTCTTGATCCTCTCCATCCCATACTGGTTTTAAGTGATAATCAGAATGGTAAGAGATTGATTTTGAAATGGCATCATAATTAAGTCTTAACTTGTTGTGTTGAGTAATCATTTTCTCATCCGTAACCGCTCCTTGAGGAGTAAGTACTCCGATTTTAGGAACCGAATTACTAAACTTAGGTGATATGGAAAGTAAATTAATAGGATAGTCAGTCTCCAGAAAATGACTTCCTTCAGTTTCAATAGTGATAAATATTTTTCTTTCATGTGCAAAATGTGTTAGTTCGTTTACTAATGCTGGGTGCATAGTTGGTGATCCTCCTGTTAACATCATCTCTGTGATGTGAGGATTTGCATCGTACATGTTAATAATGTCTTGGAAACTAATATGCCCTTTCTCAGGATGGATACTTGTGTACCAAGAATCGCACCATCCACCTTCACCAAACCAACATCTGTGAGTACACCCTGTTGTTCTGATTACTACTGTTGGATAACCTGCTCTACTTCCTTCTGATTGTACAGCTGTATAAAGCTCTACAACGGGAAGTGTTTTATTATAATCTTCTATTCTTTTCATTTATTATTAATTTTTGTAAAGATAAGAAAAGGTTGGACAATATCCAACCAAGCTTAATAAAATTTTGTTTATTTTAGGTATTTCTTTCTCCTTTATGTTTGTCTAGTCTGTCTAATATTTGAGTTAGTAATTCATTCTTAACAACTCCTACCATTGAAGCATTTTTTAGTATTGATATTAGTTGGAATACCATAAATGGTGCTATGATAGTTTCACTTAACCAACTTGTTCCTGTAAATCCTTTTTCAATTGAAAGAATACAAGCCAACATTACCATCCAAAATCCAAATGTCTTTAATACCTTTAATGCTTTACAAGTTTGAAAACCTTCTCTTTTAACTCCTGCCCATATACCAAAGAAACCATCAGCAAAGACAACCAACCCAACTGCTAAGAATTGTTCGATGTTATCTGCTGTTAGGTGCATAAAATATGTACCAATAAATGCTAATGCTGTTGTCAATGATAATGTAATTAATAGTGATGTTTTCATCTTATGGCAACTTATTTAATATATTCGTAATATTTTTTAGTTTTCTCTGAGCGATCTGCTAACCCATGAGTACCACCGTTAATTCTTTTTGTAAGAGCTAAGATAGCGGCATCATTGATTCCTTGGTCACATATTGACCACAATTTATTTTTATCAAAGAAAAACATTGCTGATTCAAATGAGTAAGTAGTTGCTACTAGATCTGGGGTAGTCATGATCTCCGGTTTTTGTAAATACTGGGCAAAAGCTGTATAGTTGTCTTTTCCAGTTAATTGAAGAGCACCTCTTCCTCTAAATTTCCATCCATCTCCTGAAGCTTCTGCTCCATTACCCATTCTTGATGCATAAACTCTGTTAGCAATTTTTTCAGGATTTCTAGCGTAAGATTCTTCTAAATTACCTGGGAAATATTTTCCAAAGATACCTTGTAATCCTTCTGCTGAGTAGTTTAAATTTTCTGCAAATGCTTTAAACCCTCCTGTTTCGTGTGCTGTTTGAGCAAAGAAATGTGCTGCTCTAACTGGAGTTAGTTTATAAAACTCCATTGCTTTTTTCATTGTACCTGGACCAAATACTCCGTCTGCCGTTACTCCAATTTTAGTTTGTAGTGATTTTAGACTCATACTATTTTATTTATAATAAATATTTAATTAGAAATCCTTATTTAATCCTATACAAAAAGCTTGCACAGTCGTTCCAAAAGCACTTTGAGCATTATAGGTTACTATAAGCGATAGATCGTCCCTAAGCCGAAAGGCATAATTAATATCATATTCCATTGTAATATCTTTTTGAAAATAGAACCATCCTATTCCTGCTGATACTGTAATTGGAAGTTCTTTACTAATAGGAACAGTTACAATTAACTCTGAGTATAATGAATTGCTTTGTAAGGAATAAAATCCTGTGGTAATTCCTATTGCACTATCTCCTATATACTTTCCTACTTCTACAGTACATCCCAATAAATTATTTACATCTTTAACGGTTGAATTAAAAGCTATATTTGGTGCAAAACATACATAGTGCTTAGTTTGAGAATAACTCATCATAGACACAAGTAATATAATAAAAATAAAAAGTTTCTTCATTATTTTTTAACTGTTCTTCTAGTTGTTGTTGTTTTTTTAGCTGCAGGTTTTTTAATTGGAGTTTTTCTTCTTGTTTTTGGTTGTTCTGCTGGTTTCTTTATCATTGGATATATAATAGAACCTAACAGTACAATGGCTAGAGCTAAAGCCCCCATCATAAAGTTTGAGAAGTTCTTAAGTAAGTCAATCATTTTTATAGTTTCTTGCTTACCTACCTCTGTTTGTAAATCCATTAAAGCATTTGTATCATCAAGTACAGGAGTAATCTTTTCATTTAGTATTCCTGTCTTAAGTATACTATCTACTGCTTTTCTATTAGTAACTGCTTTTTCAAGTAACATACTAACTAAAGCATCAACCTCATCCATTCCTTCTTGTGCATGATCTACAAGTTTTGCTTCTTCAGGAGTTAAATATGTTGCTTTATAAGTCTCCCACCCTTCTTCAGTTTCTTTTTTAACTTTTTGTATTTCTCCTCTATTAGCTAATAACTGTTCATAGTTCACAACATTACTTGAGAAGTTATCCTGAATGGTAGTTCCGTAATAATCAAATCTGTGAGAGATAAGAGGTACAGGTTTTAATCTATCCTCCAATATTGTAGTAGCAGAAGCTTTTATATTCTTCTCTACATAAATTCCATAACCTGCAATAAGTAAAACGATTGAGGTTAAAACTAACATAAATGTTTTTTGATTGTTCATATGACTATTTTCTTTTAACTGGTTTTTTTGTAGCTCTTGTTGCTCTTTTAGGTGGAGTTTGTATCTTACCTGATTTTATATTTGATAGGAATTCACCTGGATTGTTTGAGAATGATGTGGATATTTTTAGGATACCTCCTAAAATTTCAGGCGAATTTAAACCCCCTAAGCCGTATATTAGAGCCTTGTATAGAGAATCAATCTCAAATTGCTCTAAAATAAACCAAGCTAATAGAGAAGTGATCATAGCCGCCAAAATATTTTTTATAATATTATTAGCGCTAGTTTCCTCTGGAGAGTTAGAGGTAACCAATCGGGCAATCATTCCTGCTGCTCCGATTAGTAATACTACCCACCCTCCATTTAAAAATGCAGGTATAAATTCATTTAAGTTCTTCAAGATTTTTGGTTTTATTCAGATTTATTTCCTCCTCTAAAACCAGCAAACTTTTCAATTACGTCAGGAAGAAAGCTACCTAATGTGATATACATGAATGCGTCGAAGATGTATTCATTTAACTCAAGTGCCTTACCCATGTAGCCTGTAATTAAGTCTACTGCGATTGCAATGACCATTATCATAAATGATAGAAATCCTATTATAACTTTTTCGTTATAATCATTTGATTTCTTAAAAATACTAAAAAATCCCATAATAATATGTTTTTAAATTGATTAAAGTATAACCTAATTATAAAACATTAATTACAGAACTTATTTAGTATAAATATTAAAAGTTCCTACAATAAGGAACTTTCTTTTAATTTATCTTGAGTTTCTATGTACCGTTTTCTAACTAAGGCACCTAATTCAATATCATTTGGGTTATTTAAAACTTCATCATATGAGATATAAATAAAATCATCAAATTCATTTACCAAATCATAATCTTGTAATGCATCCCATTCAAAAAATTCAATCATTATTTGATCTAATTCTTCATCTGTTAATTCAGGAAATTTTAAAAATTCATCCATACTTTAATAGTTTTAATAAATATAGCCCCTCCTATAAGGGGCATATTTGAATTGATTAACTCGCAGATACTGCGCTGTTTTTTGCACGTCTTCGAGCAAGATTGTACATAGCGTCTGCTAATGGATCATTTACTTTTCTTTCACCATTTTTTACATAATTGATGAAACGAGGTGTATAACCTGTAGTTTCTGCTAAACGATTTGTGTCGTCTTTACGCTCGCGAGCATTGTAAAATGCTAACTTTGCAGTGCGGTTTAGTTTGGTCTTTGCCATAACGATTAAATTAAAAATTAAAAATAGTGGAGATGGCGGGAGTCGAACCCGCGTCCAAACCATGTTCTTCAATACAACTTTATACAGCTTTTGTCCCCATACTTATTTAAAGAGTCTACAGGCGCACTCTAGGGCCGACAATTAAGCCAGCGAAACCACCACTCAGTTTAATCTAACTAAGAAATCTTGTTTAATTTAGGCTGCTACAGCAACTTCTTCTCCGATTAAAGAGAATACTTTGTTCATGTTAGCTTCGATTTGTGCGTTTGCTCCTAGAGCCACTACACGAGAATTGTTTTTGCCATTTATTAATTTCACCTTAGTTTTTACCAGTTCTCTCTCTGGGCTGAATTGTATTAATTACTTATAACTTGTCAAAACCAGTCATCCCCGTTTTGTATAAATAGTAGTCAGGACAGGATTCGAACCTGTATGGTGTTACCTCAGAGTTTAGAAGCACGACTCTTTGACTCTTTAGCGTCTACCATTCCGCCACCTGACTGTTTGCAATTATGGTTGATTAGACCTCACGAAATATGTTGCCTTCCGAGCCTAGTTTCCGTAACGGCGAAAATAGATTTCAAAACCCGCTCTTGTCTGCGCCCAAGAGTATGTCGATGTCTTTCTAGCTAGACATAGCTGTCTGAGTAATCAACTCATTGTAATCAGGACAGGATTCGAACCTGTACTCTTCCTAGTTTTGTGGACGTTGGAACTGCTACCATTACACCACCTGACTATTTTTCGCTAATGTTAAAAACTATTCAATCCTTGAAAAAACACACTAACTTGCTACTTACTGATTTAGGCTCGCCTATCCCATATCATATTGATTTACCTGGAACTTCTTTGGGTTGTTGATTGACCACTCCCACTTACTCAAGTAGTTTTTATTTTGTACCCTATTACTTAGCTTCTTAAATTATTCTATCCACTTTCGATTTTCTCTGGGCTTCCTATCCACTTAAGACCTTATAACTAGGGTTACTTTTTTATAAAACATTCCAGCCACATTGGGAGAGCCGCAGTTCCCACGTTGTTTAAAGACTTTCTTGGCGGACCTATCTACTGGGAGGTGTTTTATTTTTAGAACTGTACTACTTGTACTTCTCTAATCATAATCGTGTCTGGATCGAAGTCTTTATCTAATTGTTTAGCTGCTGCTAATACAACTGAACCTCCGTTCTTTTGTTCTACCCAAAATTCTTTTACAAATTTAGAAGATGTTACTTCATTTTTGTCGTTTCTTTCTACTGTAAATACAGCTACTTTTACTTGTTTGCTCATGTTATTTGAATTTGTTATTGCTTGTGATAATGTTACTCCTGTACTTAAAATTGTATTGTCTGTGTAAATGGTTGTACCACTACCTCCGTTAAGTGGTGTTGCAAATCCTCCTCCATAAGTTCCTGAGTAGCCTACTGTTGTTCCTGTTGTTCCTAAGAATGTTGTTGTTTCGTTCATGCTTTTATTTGTTATGGTTTTCTAATACTTTTGTTACTTCTGTTACTACATGTTCCCATGTTACTGGTCCTGTTTCGTCTGCATAAGGAGCTGGATCTTTTCTTCCTAACTTGATAAATGCTTCTACTCTCTCAACTGATGAAGCTGATTTATAATCTGAGAACCATTCAAATTTAGGTTCATAACGAGTTTCCTTATCGTTTATCTTCACTTTGTTAACTCCCTCTACTAGTAGTTGAATTGGTTTGTAAGAAGTATTAGTTCTTCTGTAAACTTCATCAAAATCTAATCCTAATTCTTCACATAATACTTCTCCGTCTTGTAAGATAGTAAATTTATCTCCTTCTAAGTAAGGTGTAAAGTATCCTACTCTTTCTGCTTCCCAGTTTCCAATTCTAAAAGCTGCATCATCTGCATCTCTAAATTCTTGTCTGCAGTCCGGATAAATAGCATGATCCCCAGCATGAATGCCTAAAGCAATATCACAAGTCTCTCCTGTACGATTTGCAACTGATAAAGCTACTGCTTGAGTAATGGAAGCAAATATTTTGTTTCTGTTAGGAACAACTGTTGCTTTCATATTATCTTCTGCATAGTGACCTTCAGGTACATCTTCACCTCCTGTTACTAAAGCTGAATCTAATAGATCAACTAATCCGTTTAATTGGATTTGACGATAATTAATTTCATTGTAGTTTTTTCCTACTACTGTGATTGTACCTAATTGATCTTGTTCTGTTTTTTCAACATTACCATTCAAGTAATTTACTAATGATTGAGCTCTTTCTAGCTCTACTCTGTGCTTTTGACCATAGTCAAATGAAATAGCTGTTACACTATCATACTCTTTTAGACATCTAAGCAATAGTGTGCTACTGTCCATTCCTCCACTTAAGGATACTACAACATGTTTTTTAGACATAATTTATAATTTAATTTGTGCCAGGTATTTAAAACGTATAGGCAAACGTTATTATTTTTTCTCTCCTTCGTATACTTTATTTCCAAAATATTCATCTAAGAATTCTCTACGATATAACATTACTTTCCCAGTATATTTAGGGTTAGAAACATTTTGAGTTTTAATAGTTTCGCGTAATTTATTTGCTGTATCATACACTTCTTTACCCGTTTCAGTACCAGCAGCATAACCTAAATACTCATAAAGTGACATCATGTATGGTTTTAATTCTTGGTTTTCCATAATTTTAATTTTGATTTAATATACGTAAAATATCCTACTCCTCCAACAACAAACGGAGAACAATTTAAAAGACTAATATGACCTTCACCACACAGTCCTAAACTATGTTTTATGATTTCAAACATGATTACTTTACTCCTTGTTGTTTATAATAATCTCCTTTAGAGAATTTAGTAGACTGTTTTTCTACTTTAGAATTTTTAGATTGTCCTAATGTGGGTAACCATACCATTAGTTGCTCGTACTTACTTTTTGAAGATGTTTTACTCATAACTTTATTTTTGTTTTTATTTGTTGCAAAATCTTTTAAATCTCTCTACATTAAATTTAATATCTTCTAATTGCTTTTCCAAATCTTTTTCCATAAATTCTTCAATTTTATTTGATGGTTTTTCTAGCAATCCAATCTCACCATATTTAATACCTAAAGCACCACATATAATTGGGTTTGAAGTATCGACTGAATCAATTATTCCAGGTTCCCAGTTATCTCTATAATGAGTAAATTCCTGAGGTACTGAACATCCCAGTAGGTGGATGTAGTGGTGTGATTTGATTAAATTTTCATTCTTCATATTCTCTAAAAGCAATACTCTACCAACAGCTTGATTTGCTGTTAAATTTTCTGTAGGGCATAGTTCATGGTATAATACTGAAGAGTGATTGAATGCAAAGTGGGTATAACCTAGATCGATACACTGTTGATATAATTGATGCATCTCACTTATAGTTGTACCTTGCATTACTACCATTAAATTAGTACGTTCAGGTAACTCATATTGTAACCAATGTTTAGCATTTTTAGCAGTTATTGCTTTGTTATTCCACTCATCCGGAACAATAAAGATATCTGGTTGGATAAGGTTGATTTTGTCTAATAAATCTTGAGTAGTATGTGTTACTCCTTCAAATAATCCATTATCCATGATAATAAATCTCTCTCGTTCTCTAGAGTCTAAGAAATACTGTCTATAGTCGGCATGTTTGTCCAGCAAGTGGGGTAAACAATATTCATAATCATTCCAACCCATACTATATTCTAGTAGGCTAAGTGGTAATTCGTGAGATATCTTCATTATCCAATAAATGTTTTTAATGCGTCTGCACTCATGTTTCCACTTTGTTTTCTTATAGTGCCATCTATTTCAACTACAACAGTTGTAGGTACATTTCTAATACCATATTCTGTAATTGATTGATGTCCTGAATCTACATCAACTGTTTCAAATTGTATTCCTGGTGTTTCTGCTGCTACTTTATCAAATGTAGGAGCAAATACTTTACATGGTCCACACCATGATGCTGTGTATCTAATTACTTTTTTCATATTATTCTGTATATATCGCTGAGTTTTTACCGTGTTCTCTAAATTCTACGCTCACTACTCTTACTCTTCCTTCTGTTTCTATTTTAATAAATTCAGATACTTTTTCGTAAATAAATTTAGCAAATTGTTCTGCTCCTGTAGCTGGTATTACTCTTAGTTGGACTATACCTGTCCAAAACATTTCCATTGCTTTTGGGAGGAAAGGATCATCTTCAGCAATAAGATAGGTATGATCAA